CCCGGAAGTACAAGCCCGGTGCTCCGAAGACGCATGTGCGAACCGGAATGGGCTGGGAGAAGCAGGTCGCCCGTGGAGGTCGGGGCAAGCTGGCCGAAGTTCAGCACCCCGGCGAGGGTGGTGACAACGGGGACGCTGAGGGCGACGGCTACGTGAGCCTCGGGAGTAAGGCTGCGCTTGCGATGGCTGAGCAGTTCAGCGACGAGATGGACGCAGCCGCGCAGGCCGCAGACGACGAACAGCGCGAGAGCAGCGCCTTGTCGCGAGCGCGAGCGATGGCGGCGGCGGCCTACATGGGGGACCGATGGTGAAGACCGCGTCCAGGTCCTTGCTGTGAACAACTCCCAACGTAAGCGGGCCCGGCTCCTTGCGTCGGACCCCCACTGTCTCTACTGTCGGTGCCACCTGGTACCTGCAGCGGAGTACTACCCTGGGTGCGGGTCTCAGATCAGCACCTTCGAGCACATCATCCCTCGGATCCACGGGGGCACCGACAGGTTCGCCAACCTACGGCTGGCCTGCTGGTCCAAGACCGGGCGATCAAGATCATCAAGGCCCCGCGCCCCAACCGCTTCATCCTCCCGAGGCTCGACCGCAAGGAAGCCCTCGCCATCGCCGAAGGCTTCGAGGCCGCCGGCTTTCGCGTGGTCCGAGCCCGCTCCAACACAGGGCACCCTGCCCGCTACACCGTCACCGCAACAAGGACCCCATGCACACCCACATCCTGAGAGACGCCGACGGCAACGAGGCCGGACGCATCCACTTCAACAGCGACCTGAGCGGAGAGGCTCAGGTCACCCAAGAGATCGAGGGCGTCGGCGACGTCAGCGTCTGGGTCCCGGCCCAAGCCCTCGCCGACTTCCGGGGCTACGAGCCCCAGGCCGAGGCCGAGGCCGTGTGGCTGTGGGCCACGCTCCAGACGCCGCAGGGCCGGGTCGTCGCCAAGGTCGAGACGCTCGACGGCTTCCCCCGGCAGCGAGACGGCGTCTACCGCATCCGCCACGGTCTCGACTCCTCCGTCCTGGCGGGGCAAAGCCCGGCCCTTTTGTTCCCGGCCGCCGTCACGGCGGCCGACCTCGTCGAGATCGTCCCGGCCTGGCGCGCCAAGGCGCTGGACGAAGTCCTCGCGGGTCTCGGATGAAAGCAGTCACCGTCGGCCGCGCCGGCCGCGACACAGCCACCGTGTACAAGGGCGGCGTGGCCCTGCACTTCCCCGTGTGGGCGGCCAAGCTCTACGAGCTCCGCCCCCGCATGTAACCTCAAACGAAGTGACGGGTGGAAACCAGGGGAGGAAATGGCTGAAAAGCGGCCCGAACTGGTCACGATCACGGATGCCCTGACTCCTGAGGACGTCGAATTCCTCAACAACACGGTTCCGTTCCACAAGGTTGAAGAGCACGGACTCTTGGTGGTTCATGCGGGGATTCCCGCCAACCGGAAGGAGCTTCCGGAGACGGTGGAAGAGGCCATGGTCCCCGAAAACTGGAGGAAGGAATTCGGTGACTTGATGCGGACTCGGAACGTTCACCACGAGACGGGCCAGATGGTCCCTCTGGGTGAAGAGGGTCCGGAGGACCCGTTCTGGGCGGAAATCTACTGCGGTCGATTCGGCCATGTGGTCTTCGGCCACCAGCCGTTCATGGAAGGCCCCAGGGAATTCGCCCACGGTACGGGCATCGACACTGGTGCCGTGTTCGGTGGTCACCTGACCGCCTTGGTGTTCAACGAAGCGGGTGAGCGGGAATACGTCCAGGTTGCTGGTCGGAAGTTCGCCAACCCATTCCCCGTTCTGTGAAGGAGAGAACATGGTTCGCCTCGCCATCAAACTCGGATACTGGCGCATCGCCATGTGGGTGGTCTGCAAGACCGCTCTGATGTGGCTTTGCTCTGACACCGGGCTCGCCGTCCTTGCGCTCGCTGTGGGTGCGCTCCTGTGGGTCAATTACTGGGTCATCCCCCACGACCAGTTCCTCAACGCAGTTGCCAGCTGTATGCTGGAGAAGGGAGACCTATCCTCTCAGGAGGCTTACGCCGAGTGTGTCGATTTGGTCCAAACCCGAAAGTAGGAGGAGTTATGGAACGATCAGAACTCATGCACCACAGGTGCAAGAACGAGGACCGTCGTCTTGCACACGACGCCCAGGGCATCCCCCTGTGCTTCGTCTGCCATGTGTGCGAGAAGGTCAAACTGTCCCAGTACCGTCCTGAAATCCTCACCGGGTACACCCAGGCCGATGTGGACGAACCCATCGAACCCGAGTACCCCGAGGACTGTTCATGACCCGTTGCGACCGTTGTTCCAATCCCACGAACTCCACAAAGGTTTCGTGGTTCAACACTGACACCCTCTGTGCTGACTGCCAACGGCAAGAGGAAGCCCACCCGGACTATCGATACGCCAAGGACGTTGGACACGCAGCGGTGGTCAAGGGCAACTTCAACTTCCCTGGCATCGGATGGCCGGGTATCAAAGGGAGAGTCAACCAATGAACGACGTGACCGTTACCGTGAGCCGAACCCCAAAGTCCTCTACCAAGTGCGGGGACCCATTCGTGGATATCACCGTTGTCCTTGCCCTCCGTGGAGGGAAGTGGTTCGTCAAGCAAGCCCTGGACGAAGAGGGGGGAGAGGTGATCCTGAGCCCCACCGAGGTGCACTTGGCAAAGTGCCTCGCGGCAGCAGGAGTGGATGAAACAGGGAGGTAGTTGAAATCCTCTTTGAACAGGAACTGTCCGCAAAGTGGCTTTCCTCGCGTCTTAAAAGTAAAAACCAGTATTAATCGAGCCCCAAAAAAAAGTATAAAGGGGCGAAAGAAAAACCAAAACACTAAGAAGCTGAACAGGAGGTCCCGTGACCCAGCCCACCAACGACCAGAAGCGCTGCACTGAGGAAGTCTCCCCCCTCGTCGGGGGAGCCGACCCCGGTTCCGCAACCATGCTCTCCCGCATGTTCTTGCAAGGAGCCGACCCCTTGTTCATCGCCAAGATGGCCCAGAACGGCGTCCGACTTCTGGCGAAGTTCGTGGGGCTTACCCCCCACGAGGTCATGGTCGCCATCGAGGGAGCCCACAAGATGGGACCCGGAATCTTCGAATCCGGTGAGGAGCTGGGTTGGAATGGCGAATTGGCCCACTACGAGCCCCACCACGCTGCGGAGGTGGCTTGGCTGGTGCTGGCGGCGTTTTCGCACGAAAACGAGCACGGGTACACCGAGGAATCCGCAGAAGAACGGATGGTTCTGGCGTTCCGGCACGTGTTGGCCTTCAACAGCTGGGCTGACTCCGTCGAGCGGGTGGAAGACCCGAAGGCGTCTGTGCTGGAATTCGCTTCCCACAAGCTGGCCGAATTTCGCGAGGCCACCCACTTCGAGTGGGACCCCGACAACTATCCAGAGTCGGTTCCCACCACTGATGTGGACATCGGTTTCTACATCGGGTACAAGAAGGGATTCTCCGCTGTGGCCGTCAAGGCTCCGGGGATGACCTTCTACGGGACTGCCTCCGAGCACACTTTGGAGGAACAGGGCATCGTCGTCGACAAGATGATTAGCCCTCAGTTCGGAATCGTCTTCGACAAGGAGAGTGACCGATGACTGAGAGAACTACTGAGGAGTGGGGCCGCCTTGCTGTGTCGCTGCCGGGTTGGCGGTGGATGCCGGGGATGCTGCCGCAGGTGTTCGAGTGCAATGAGTGGATCGAAAACCCGCGTTTCGACTCCTACACCGAGGAGTCCATGTGGATGTACAACAAGTCGGTCCCCGACCCCGACGACCCCGCGACCGCTGGGTGTCTGCTGGCGCTGCTGGGGGATGACGCATGGCGCGTGCGCGCGGCTCACGCGCAGAATCGCCGGCATCCATGGCAGGTGGACCACGGAGATCGTATCTCGTGGCACGAAACCCTCGGACCCGCCTGCATCGCCGCTGCCGAAGCACTCGGGCGGTGGTCGGGAGGTGCGTCGTGATGAACAAACTGGAGCAAGAGCTGAAGGACACGCTGGCCTGGTACGACGCCTTCGTCGCCGAGGTCAGGGACGTCAACGGCCTGTCGATCAAGGGCGACCTGGACGGCTTCATGCACAGCCTGGACAAGCTCCTGATGCGACGTCAGCGACCGGTTGACCCGGACGAGGTCAAGCTGGTCAGACGAGAGACCGGAGCCCCGACCCTCGACTGCATCGAGGCGTTGAAAGGGGCAGACCAAGACGAGGCGATCCGCCGGCTGAGGAAACGGGGCCAGGCTTGACGAACGCACACATGGAGGACTGGAGAGGCGGAAAGTGGTCCAAGACGGAGAAGGTCAAGGGCCGCCTTGAGGCGGAAGAGATCATCAACAACAAGCTCGACTATTCGAGCTGGGAGACAGCCAATGAAGGACGCGATTCGCGTCTGCGGGGTCTACACCAACCGTGAAGGGCAAGAGCGGGGGATCGTGAAGGCCCAGGCTCGCGTCTTCCGGGTCGGTCAGACCGAAGAGATCCCTGAGCGCATGGTGACCCGGATGCGGGAGGTGTGGGTTGCGAGCAACCGACCAGTCTCCTGCAACAAGTGCGGGGCACCCAAGTTCAAGAGCAAACTTCGCGAGAAGCGAGGGAAGATCATCGGCGGGGGCAACGAAGTCTGCGCAGAAGCCTGCTGGACCAACAACTAAGGAGACGGACGTGATCAAGCAACACTTGACCGCCTTGCTGCATCGAGAGCGCTGCGACCGAGCAACGCTGATCCCGATGCTCGACAAACTCAACGAGCAGGAGAGGCGGGCTCTTTGGCGGCTTATCCAGAACGTCCAAGACGACGCTCGACGTGAAGGTGTCCGTAAGGGTGCCCCCCAACCCTGGAGGAGGTTCTGATGGAGTGGATACACAAGGGATTGGAAACACGAGGAACACAATGATCTTCTCTCCCGACAATCACCTCTACGACCTCCAGGGTCGGTACCACTGGACCCCGCGCCGGGCAAAGGCCGCGTGGCAGCGCACGTGGGCTGCCCTGGAGGACTACCTCCGCTGGTGTCCCGAGCCCAAGAAGGTGGTCATCCTCATGGGTGCTCCCGGTTCTGGCAAGAGCACTTGGTTGCGCCAGAACCGGGAGCACGGTGTGCTCTACTTCGACGCCTGTTTCGACACGGATTGGAAGCGGGCACGAGTTTCCCGTATGGTGTGGGCAGCCTACACCGGGTGTCCGGTTGAGTGTGTCTGGCTCGACACCCCGAAGCACGTCTGCAAGGAGCGCAACGCTACGCGTCCCGCTGACCGTCGAGTTCCGGACGAGGCAATCGACAAGATGCACCGCTACATCACGGAGCGACCCCCGGACGCCGCGAAGGAGGGGTTCTCCCGCGTGGCTCGTGTGTTGGGGCCTCTGCTTTAGTTAGGTACTTTTTAGGTCATAAATATAGTAGTGAAGAGGACATGATGATTCGTACTTCTCGAATGGCCAGTGTGACAAGTCCTGAGCGGTTCGGCTTTCGGTCGGTGGACGTGTTCTTCGGAATTGTCCGTCCACGCCCTGACCGTGTGGTCGTCGTCCGAGGAGACTTGCTCCAGAACATTGAGACCGAGGAAGTCCGCGTCTTTGTTGCCCGCGAGGGAAACACGGTCGTGACAGAAGCCGTATCAGTCCACGGGGCAGCATCCACGACTCCGGGTAACTCCTTTATCGGTGATACCGAGTAGAACTCGATAGCATCGAGGGAGAACACACATGCCTTACAGACCAGAACTTCCACCCTCAGCTGCACGAGTTGCCGAACGCTATTCCAACGAGGGTGTCAAGGGGCCGAGCATCTGGGGAGGTGACGATCTGCCGCATCGTTGGATGTGGGACGAAGCCGAAGTTTACGGGGGTCAATGACCCTGACGTTGACCCCCGTAAACTTCGTTGGAGATATGAGCCTGCGTACCCAGAGCGGAAGCTGATTGGCGCTATGCCGGGAGGGCGGCGTAGCTGGGAAAAGTGGTACGCCCAAGAGGTTGAATTCGACGAAGAATTGGGAAGGTCCGGATACATGGAGAAACTAAAAAAGGGACCATAGACCCCATAGTCGTCATTGAAGACTCTAAGGGTGCTGTAGAGGGCATCTGGGATGGGTGGCACAGGTCTGCCGGGTTGGTGGTTGGCTCCGCCCGTAGCATCCCCGCAATCGTCGGACGCCGGGTCGATCGTCGGTAACACCGAACATCGTCGGTGTCACCGATTCGGGGAGTCATCCAGCGGTGCTGAAAGAAGGGGGTATACCTCCGAGAAATACCCCCTCGTGGGAGAAAACCACCTTTCGATAATATCGAGTAATACTGACAGCGCACGGAAGGCAATCCGAGGACATCTGGCATCGCTGGCTCTTTTGGGGTGCGACGGTCTGATGGGCCTCACAGACATATGGGCATATAGTCCAACAGGTGTTAATGCGGTTTCGGGGTGTGTGAAGTCAGTTTTATTCGATGGTATCGAGGGGTATTAATCGGACTTTTAAAAGGGGATAAAGGAGTGAGAGGGGACACATTCGTGTTCTTGTTTTTTCTTCTCGTACCCCGATTCCTCGCAAGGTGCGAGGAAGGAGTCCTTACCGTGTCCATCCAGAACGACCATCCCCACCGCTGCAACGCCTGTGGGGCCGAGTACCGGGCCGCCCGCTACGCCGCCCGGTGCTGCAAGGTGAGCTGCGTGGACCTCCGCGACGGCACGGTCACCGAGTACAGCCAGGAGGCCGAGGATGCCGCCATCGCCGCCGACAACGCGCGCTGGGAGGCTCTCTACGCCGAGTACCGCTACGAGTGCTCTTGTGGCGAGAGCTACTGGAGCATCGACGCCGCCATCCGGTGTCGCAAGTGCCGCTGGTGGACTGAGGCTGGCTACTGCACCGAGGTCACCGACCGCGACCAGGACCACAAGGTCGTGTGGTCCCTCGCCGGGTCGGCTGATAAACGATAAACGTTGTCAGTCGCATGATGCCCTTCTGGGGCGTTCGAATTAGAATTCGAATACAAGTTCGAAACAACTGCCGAAAAAGCAATTCCGTTTATCGGCATTTATCAAACTGGAGGTGCGCAGTGAAGATCGAAGTCACGGCTGAGTCTGGTCTCGTTGTTGAGGGGTTGGGGCTCCTGACCGGAACCGTCGAGTACCACGACGGCTACCCCGGCTCGTATTGGGACCCACCTGAGGAACCAGAGGTCGAGGAGATCCAGCTGCGGGATGCTATGGGTATCCTCGTCCCCGACGAATTCTGGGAAAACGACCGCAACTACCTCGCACTGCTGAAGGCCATCGTGGACGCCGACGTCAGGTACCAGCAGCCCCCCACCCTCCAGGAAGAAACCTGGGATGATGACGATATGCCCTTCTAATCGGTAGAACTGAGGGATATATTAATCAAACTCCGAAAGAGGGATAAAGGGGTGGAGGGGGAGTCAGTGCGACTCTCTAACCCTGTAAATTCACACTCACCGGATCTCTCACAGAGAGACAAGGAGACAACACACATGGCAATCACCTGCCCCGTCGAAGGCTGCAACCACGTTGGCCACTTCCTCACCCCTCACATCGAGGAGGTGCACGGACTCGACCCAGCCGACTTCAAAGAGGCGGAACTCGTCTCCCCTGAACTGGAGGCTGAGGTCAAGGTGAAGCGAAAGGCTCCCGACCTCAACAACCTGACGTTCCAGTTTGGTCGGTACACCTACAAGATCGACGCTCACGTCCCCGAGGAAGAGTGCCTGCCCGGCATTCCCCACTACTTCCTGCCCAAGAAGGGCAAGGCGGCTCGTGCCCACGAACGCGCCAACCGTGCGCTGAAGGGTGGTGAGCCCGTCTTCCTCTACGGCGGTCCCGGTACCGGCAAGGACGCTCTTCCTCACCAGTTCTGCTACGCCCAGCGCAAGCCGTCCTTGGCGTTCTGCTTCACCCGTGGAACCGACGTCAAGGGTTGGTTCTACAAGCAGAAGCTGGACAGCGAGGGGACGGGCTGGGAGTTCGGTGCCCTCTGGAAGGCTCTCACCGAGGGCTACGTGGGAGCCGATGGAATCCGTCGTCCCTTCCTGATTCTGTTCTCCGACGTCGACCGTGGCGACGAAGACCAGTTGGAAGAGTTCCGGCTCGTCCTCGACACGACCTCGAAGCGGGTCATCGACCCCTACGGCAAGGCCCACAAGATCTTGCCGGGAACGCAGTTCGTCTTCACCGCCAACTCCAACGGCAACGGTGCTGACGGTATGAGCAGCCGTCCGATCGACGGTTCGCTGCTCGACCGGATGGGTGAGTTCATCCGCTTCCACCACATGGCGTGGGAGGAAGAGGTGGTCATCTACCGGGCCATGTTCCCCGGAATGAACGAGGCCATGCCGGAGATCTTCGACACTCTGGGCAAGTGCGTTGAGCGGATCCGCGCCATGCTGGTCGAGCGCAAGCTCTACTGCAGCAGCGGTCTGTCGATGCGTGGCGTTCAGGCAATCATGAAGTGCGCTCGCAACGTCCGTGAGGACTTCCCGAATCGGACTGCCGACAAGATTCTGGCCGAGGCCATGGAGGCTTGGACGGAGCGTCTGGACGGCGACCAGATCCTGATTGCCGAGGCAGCGATCAACGAGGCCATCAAGTGCGGTGTCCTCAACGACGCCGACGCAGAGGTCGGGTTCTGATCGGTCGAACACTGACCCATTAATCAGAGCCCCAAAGAAGGATAAAGGGGTGAGAGCCCCAAATCACCCGATCTCCCACAGGGAGACAAGGAGACAAACAACAATGAACTTCCCCGCCAACTCCGACGTCACCGCTTGGAAGCCTGTCGTCCTCGCTGTTCTCCAGAACATCGCTGCGGACGGAATGGTCCGAACCCCGGACGTCGATGCCGCAATCGTCGCCACCGAGGGATTCCCCGGCTGGGACCACTGGGGCCACATCAAGGCTCGCGGCAAGGACTACCCCAAGGCGCGACGGGATATGTCGTTCGCCCTCTCCAAGCTCCGCGACGAGGGAAAGGTCTTCAGCCCCAAGCGGGGTTCCTTCACCTTGAAGGTGCCTGAGCAGGCAGTCGCCACTCAGACGGTCGCTGAGGCGGCTGGAGCGGTTGAGGTCTCCAAGGCGGTCAAGGCAGTGCGACACGCTGCCCTCTCCAACCACCCCATCATGGAAGCCGACGAGAACCTCCGGCTCCGGGTCATCGAGCAGACCAAATGCTTTGGTGCCCAGAACCTGCGTTCGCGCACCTGCCGTGGTTGCCCTCTGGCTGGGTTCTGCGGTGAGGCAAAGGCAGTCCGCTACGCCGAGGCTGCTGCACGGCTCGCGGCATGGGTCGCAGTCGAGGTCGAAGCTCCGGTTGTTGCCGAGCAGGAGGCCGACGAGGTTGCCCTCCTTGCGGCTGCTGAGCGTGGTGATGTGCAGCTCCATTGGGCTGAATTCCCGCTGTTCTGCCGGGAGTGCCGGGGCTTCATCGAGCCCGGTGACCAGTTCGTTCGGGTCGAGGCCGAGGGTGCCTACCACGTGGGCTGCCACGCTGAGCGAGGTTGATGTGGCTGACCTCGATCGGGCAATTGCCCTGGCCAAGGCCATCGACTCCATGACCAAGGAACTGGAATCCATCAAGGAGAAGATTCGCGAAGAAAACCGGAGCACGGGCGTTCTGACCTGTGACTCCGGGAGAATCCTGGTGACCCACCAGGACCCGAAGTGGGTGCTGCGCAAGGGGGTCGACCTCGACCGTCTGGCCCAGGAATTGGGAGACCGATTCCTGGAGACCATCCGCGTCACCACCAACGCGGAAATCCGCGACACATCCACCGTTCTTGAACTCCTGGAGCCACGTCAGGTATCAATCCTGATGGCTTACATCGAACGCAAGGAATACAAGGCACGTATCGGGTTCCGCTGGGACCAGGGAGAAGACGAATGAAACTGCGTCGGATTGTGGTGGGCAACCACCCGGTCTCCGACCCCAGCATGGGACCCATGGACTGGACCTCCTCCGACGCTGAGTTGGGGGAGGTGCTTTTGTCGTATTTGGACCGTGGTTTGGTGGTAGGAGACGAATACACGATCGAAGAGCGAGAGTTCCAGGATTACACCCCCGCAGGTACTGGAACGCTGGTGGCCATCGAAGACCTCTCCGAGGGCTTCCTTTGGCTTTGGGAGTCCGGTATGGACCTTGGGGCCGTGAAAGCTCTCTGGGACCAAGGGAAGCTAAAGGAAGACCCTCGCTCGCTGCCTGGGCGCGTAACCCCTGTGTCCTACGTGGGGAGAGACTTCGTGGTGGCCATCGAAAACGAATGGGCTGTGCTTGTGTCCGCAAAGGTCGAGGTGTTCGACCAGAAGGGGGTCTACTCCCTGCAGTTCCTTGGACCCAAGTTCCAAGACCTCGTCAGGGGAGGTATTAATTGAAACCCCGAATGAGGATAAAGGGGTGAAAGGGAAAAACACACCAAATCTGGATCTCTCACAGAGACAAGGAGAAGCGAAGTGATCAACGCCATGCGCGAGGCCCAGCAGGCTGCTGGTGAGTCCATCCTCGGAGAGGCTTGCCCTCCCGTCCGAGCCACCGGGAAGATGTTCTACAACGTCAACCGCTGGACCGCTCGAATCCTCTTCGACAAGATCGCCAACGGGATCAAGCTCGGAAACGGACTGGACGAGTGGATGGTCCGCACTGCGATCGCAGCCGCCAACGCAACCCGTGTTCCGGAACCTCATAAGCAGCTGAACGTTGCCGCTTGGGGTCCTGCCGATTCGGAGGCCAAGACCCGGAAGCCACAGCGTGTCCGCATCGCTGGGGTCTACCACGAGAGCTGGCACGACAAGTACAGCTGCACTCGTGACCTCACCTTCGAAGAGGTCTGGGGTCCGCTGAAGGATCGGTGGAACCTGATTCCCGACCCGGACAAGAACTGGCCTCGGCTGGTCGGAATGGTCCTCCACTGGGGGAACCTGATTGAGGACATTCGGATTGAGCGTCGTGGGTGCGAGGATCACCCCGGTGCTGGTTCGGTCATGCCCGACCTCCAGGACTTCATCCTGGAGCAGGAGGGGATGGGGCTGATTGTCAACGAACACCGGGCCAGCATGATTGGACCCATGCAGGTGATTGCGGGAACCTTCCGCGACCTTGGTTTGGGGTACGAGACCCCGACCCAGCGGAACGCGGTGATCCGCTACGCGGCTTCGTCCCCCGAACATTTCCAGCTGGTTGCGGGTGGTGAACTCCGTCCCTTTCTGGACCGTGCGATCAACATGACTCGCGAAGACGACTTGGGACACTGGTGGCTTGCGATGGAAGTCGTGGCTTACCTGTTCGGTCTGGTCAAGTCCCAGCAGCCTCCCCCTCCCACCGAAGGTGAGGGTGAGCCGGGTGAGGGTGAAGGCGAGCCCACCGAGGAAGACGCCAACGACGACAAGAAGTCGAACCCACCTCCCAAGGGTCACATGTGGAAGGTCGGTGACCGTGCCGAGATCAAGGCCACCGGGCAGATGGTCGAGGTCGTGGTTGCTGGAGTCCCCCACCCCGAAACCGGGGTCCAGGACCTCCAGTGGTCGCTGGTTGAGGAGTGAAGGGTGGGTATTAATCAAACTCCGAAAGAGGGATAAAGGGGTGGAGGCAAAAGTTATGAAAACCATGATGATGCGACTGGTCGGTCTGTTCGATGGAACGTCCGATCAGCTCCGTCCGGTGGCCCGACCTGCTGACGACACTGATGGTGCCGAGGGTGAGCCCGCAGACGGCGACACCGAGGGTGCCGACGGTGCTGGCGACGAAGCCGACGACACCGAGGAAGAGGGCGCTGACGACCCCACCGAAGGTGAGGGTGGTGAGGATACCGACGGTGACGCTGACGGCGAAGAAGCCGAGGGTGACGCCGATGACGGTGAGCCCCAAGACGGTGAGGGTGCCGAGGGTGAGGGTGAGGGAGAGAGTGCCGAGGGTGACGACGCCGATGACGGTGACGACGCCGACGGTGAGGGTGCTGGCGAAGAAGGCGGCAACAAGGCTGGTGGGAACGCCGAGGACGAAGGTCCGGGCATGGAACTCGAAGACTTCGAGGGAGACACCGGACTTCTCGACCCTCTGGAGGCTCTGACTCAGGGCTTCGACAAGGAAGCTGAGGACGTTCGCACCGACGAGCAGATCTGGCGTCCTTGGGACACGGGCTGTGACCGGGTGGTAACCCCGGAGATTGCTGATCACCAGCGGGACTCCTTCAAGCGGAAGACCAGGAAGGCAGACAAGGAGCTTCTGACGACCGTGGCTGCTCTCCGCAGTTACTTCCGGAACAAGTTCCTTTCGAGCCGCCAGCCCGAGGTTCGCCACGGTCTCCGTCGTGGTTCGCACCTCTCGGATCGGCGTCTGGTCGCTTCCTTCATCGAAATGAAGGGAGGCAAGACCCCCAGCCGTCCGTGGGCTCGGATCAAGAAGCAGCCTGCCGAGAGTCTGGCGATCGCCGTTGTTGGTGATATGTCGGGTTCGATGGACGGAGGTCGTGGAGACAGAAAACTCTACAAGATGGCAGCAAAGGGCATGTACGCTGTCGCCAGTGCCTTCTGCGACCTTGGCTCCCCCATCCTGTGCTGTGGCGTCAGAGACAACTGGGAATACGCGGCCAACCCCTACGGGGCCAGGGCTCTGGTGAAAGAAGGAGACTTCCACCGGACCAGTGGCGTGGACTACATCATCTTCAAGGACTGGCAGGAGAAGACCAAGGACGTTGCGGACCGCTTCTGGAAGTACAGCGCCACTGGTGGTACTCCGCTCAGCGATGGGGTTCAGTTCGCCCTTGAACAGATCAACACGCGGGAAGAGAAGCACCGTCTGATTCTGGTAGTGACGGACGGTGTCCCCAACTCCCCCAAGGTGGTGCAGCGTCAGATCCGGCTGGCCGAAGAGGCTGGGATCAAGGTCGTGGGCGTCGGCATCGGCTGGGGCTGTCGCGGAGTTGAGGGTCTTTTCCCCGACCACGTGGTCGTTGAAAATGTCGAGGATCTGCCTCGCGCCTTGGTCGACAAGGTTGAGTCGCTGGTCTTCCCTCCCACTGGTGGTGGCCGTGCCCAGTTGGACGGCACCACGGGCCATGCCCGTCGGGGGTACTGATGTTCGCTGTAATCTCCCACACTTTCTGGGAAGAACCAAGCAAGGGCGTGGAGGTTCACGTATACCACGCCCTTGCTGACCCGGACGTTGTTGCCGATGGATTGGTGGAACGGAGGGAACCGGGTCGCCACGGCGTCTCGCACTTCATCAAGAAGTCCAGTGCTTTGATGGAAGCGGTGCTGCAGGGAATCGAGTTGGATGAAACCGCAAGGGTGGTTGGTGCCTCCCCTCTCCAAGGGCGGGTGAACATCCAAATCGTGGTGGAGCTTGAAGCACAGAACCTGACCGAAGAGAGCGACTGCGAGCAGGAACTGTCGTTGGGCATGGGCACCGGGGTTTCCTACAAGGGTTGGTCCTGGAAGGAAAAGAAGGTGACCAGCGTCACGGGCGTCGTAATCCGCGAAGCCATCAATTCCAACCCACCAGCCATGCTGGTGTTCGGCCAGGGTCGGACGCAGGTGGTTCAGGTCGCGAAATTGGGGGCTGCACAGCGTCCACGTGAACACATCTTGGCAGAAATCCGGGGTGTGGAAATGAACGAGGACGGCTACGGAGTTGAAGAGGCCGAAGAGGTTTTGAAGGCTCTGTACGCGGAATGCGGTGAGTCGCCCACCGAGGACGAAATCTGGGGCCGATAAACGATTAGATCCCCCAACAGCGCACGGTATGTCCTTCTTGGACATACCGTGCGTATATATATATATATATATATTAATCAAAGTCTATAATAAAGATAAAAACCCGAGGGGTTCCACCTTCGACGCGTTTGCATCCGTTATTCCCACACACCGGAGTTTTCCATGACCGTTTCCGCCAACCTCCCCCACCTCGTTGAGACCCTCGCCGCTGCCCACAAGGGCTTCACCGGACTCATTTACCCCAAGGTCGGACGCGTCGTCGGAGGGAAGCGATACGGGGACGACCTCGTGCATGCACTCGTGGTCACCGGGTTCAAGTACATGCGGCTGGTCACCGTCTCCAAGGCGGAGGCCGAGGCCATGACCGCCGACGACAAGCAGGCGATCGCTGACCGTGGCCTGATGGGATGGGAGCGCGTCTGGAAGAAGTCCGCGAAGCTGGCTCAGCTGCAGGAGTGGTGCCGCGAGAACGGACTGGACGACTCCGGGAAGAAGGCCGACCTCGTGGCCCGTCTCGACGCCGAGATCCCCGGTGGGATGCGTCAGGTGCCCGTCACCCGCGAGATCGTGGATGCTGCCGTGGACGCGGTGGTTGCTGACCTCCAGCGCACCATCGACGGAGACACCAAGCCGACCACGGCTGACGTCTTCGAGCCTCTGCTCGACAAGGACGGCAACAAGGTCCGTGGTGCTCGCGTCTACAAGGGTTCCACCGACCCCGACGCGAAGCTGGCTGCTCCCGTCGGAACGGTCTACCTCCAGGGACTGCTGATCGGGCAGAAGGTTCTCACCGCAGCCGAGAACGGTCCGATCCCGCGCTCCAAGAGCGCACCCCTGCAGGTGGCCAAGCGGGTAATTCGTGCCCAGCTGAAGATTGGCCGCTACACCAGCTTCAAGCTGGCACCCGCCGACGAAGAGGGGACCGTCAACTGGCTCCTCAACGCTGGTGGCGTCGCTGCTTGTAAGGCACAGACTGACGAGGTGGAGGTCGACGAGGCTGTCCTCGAAGGTCTCGTCTGACATTCGCCTAAAATAATAGGTATTAATCGAGCCCCCTAAACGAGGATAAAGGGGTGAGAGAGAAAACTGTACAACCCAAGCAGGAGTCATCACAATGGCCAACGCATCCCAGCCCGTAGTCACCGCCAACAACTCTCGCCACCAGCGTCTGCTGGAAAATCCCATGGCGATCATGGAGTTCATCACTGGCGGAAACGCGATGTTCACCGTCAAGAACATCAAGACCGGAAACCGCGCCACCTACAAGGCGATCAAACCCGACCTCGCGGGTGCCCTGTTTGAGGTGTGGGTCTTCACCGGAGACAACAACCTCCGCAAGTCGCACTACAAGTGCATCGGGGTCGTGGAGCCCAACGGGCAGTACCGCGCCTACGGGTGGCGTGACGCGGCTGCTGCCCTCGAAGCCAAGATGGCTGAGGGGCTGAAGGGTCACTGGATCGACAACCACCAGAAGCTGGTTGAGAACGTCAAGAAGTACGGTCGCCCCACCGCGAACCAGGAGTACCGCCTCCGTGGCGCGTGCAACAAGTACGGAGTTGCCAAGCCCGGTGAGGTTCCGGCCAGCGACACCGTGCGCCACAAAGCGTTCGCATGGATCTGGGACCAGGTCCGGTTCGGCACCGACCTCCCCAAGGTGGTCGAGGTCTGGCACGAGGGTGCCTGCTGCCGTTGTGGCCACAAGCTCTCCGTCCCGGCCAGCATCGAGATCGGTTACGGTCCGGATTGCTGCCACGTTCTGGGGGTCTTCGACCAGTGGAAGGCTCTGGACACCAAGCTCGGAGCTGACCTCGTGGCCTACGCCGAGTCGCTGAACGCAGAGCGCGATGCCGCCGCTTAGTGGCGTTTTTGGTGTCTTAAAGCACAATTTGGTTAAATTCGAAATACAAGTTCGAAATAAAGTATATTAATTGAAGCCCCAAATGAGGATAAAGGGGTGAAGGGGGGAGGTTTTTCCTCTCCTCCCTCGGAAATCTGTGAGCCTGGAATGGCAGTCGGCGGCAGCTGGCAGGTCGGTTCGATTCCGACGTTGGATAAAGTGGGTTCGACTCCCTCCACAGACCAAATTTTGCGCGGGAGCCCTTTCAGTTCTCAGTGATACTGAGTGACTGTGTGTCCAGCTGCCACTGGGCGAGGGGATAGGCAAGGTGCGTTGGCAGACGTACCGAAGACAGCCATGGTGGCTGCGCCACTCTGCTCTGGCGAAGGCCCTTGTGGGGTGGTTTTCGGAGGTTCGAATCCTCCCTCCCGCTTCTTTTCATGTGAATTCCCCCCAGCCGGATGCCTTTGAGCAAGGGGCAATCCGGCTGGGGGGCCTTCATTTGTATCTCGATATTATCGATAACCGAAGCACTCTACTGGCCCCTCCTGCTGTTCTGCTCGGTTCGGTGTCACCGACCGACCGATGCAGAAACACGGGAGGGGCCTTGACTTGTATTTGGGCTTCGGGACCTCTTGGAATACTGGCCTGATTCCATTTGCCCTTCTCTACCCGGAGAGGGGTATCGTACCCCCCAAAATACTGGTATTTCCCTACTATCGAGCAATCTTCCACGGACGGGAGTCAGATGTGCCACCAAACAAAGAAGAACGACCTCTCAATTCGATAGCCTCGATACAATCGAATACCATCGATTATATCGAGGAGCAGATAGACGGAAAGAAGTTCCGACACATGGTCAAGGAAATCATAGGCCATGGTCTTACCTACCACGCGGTTGAACGTTCAGGTTTGAGGATTGGGATACTCAAGAACTTTGTTCTGAGGAGGGAACACTCTTCCGTCACGGGGAGCGAAAACTCGATCCACAACGAAAAGGTTTGGGGTATCAGAGTCCTCGAATTGCAAAGCACAGGTATCTACAAACCCATCGCTTCCTCAATGGGTCGAAACAGCAGGGAGAGTCTGACCTCGATATCTCGTCGAATCGCCCCACTTCTGTACGAGAAGGACCCAAGGATTGGTTGGCGCAGTTTGGGTCCCCCGTGTCCCCTGTTCGACAACGAACACTTCTTTGGAGTTGCATACAGGGACAAGATGAACAGCAAAGTCCACTGGTGGGGTGGAGGGATTGTAGGTTGGGTCAGTGATATTGACTGACAGTGAGTGATACTCAGTATCAGTTAGCTGCTCTGACTATGCCTGTGGTTATGGTCGGGGTCTTGTTTATAGCCGAACCACCTGACAACACCAGATACTGCTGCGCAGTACTCGAAGCAGGGAGCTGGTTTCCACCCTGTATCGTGGTTCTTCCCGTGTAAAATAACGCCGGTCCTGCAACCGAAACCGTGCCTGTGGTTGCGAAGTCTTCCAGTGCGTACGCGGCTGCTCCGTTTCCGTTTGTGGTCGGTGTTCCTGACGGCACGTTTTCGTATGCAGCGTTTATTGTAGGGACGTCCACCATGGAAGGTGGTGTGTTGTCCCCCTCTCCTCCTGAGAACAGACTGCTTGCGTCTTCCTCTCTCGGGGAACGATCCTCCAGTATTATGGCCACACCCTGTGAGTGTGCAGACATCTGCTGCTGTGCACGTTGTGGAGCAGCCGCGTTGGTGAACGGTATGTTGTGTGCGGTCGTGTATACGAGCGAGTTGAGTGTGGACTGCTGCTGTCTCGCATATGGCAGTGCGTTTGCCGTGAACAGCCCTGCAGTCCCTGAGACGAGCGAGGTTCCGGTACCCACTATTCCCGTTCCCTGCAGCTGTGTGCTGGCTGCGTGTACGGTCTCTGTGGTGAAAGAGCTGTTTATCGTGACTGGTATTTCAATGTCGGTCAGTCCCGCCACGTCGCATGCTGGCGCAAATGCGGGTACGTCTTCGTCTCCTCCGGAGGAGTTCGTGCAGATCTCTACTGAAGCGTATTTGTCGTCGGCATAATCCGCACTCTGCACCAGTACAGGTGTGCCTGTGTTCAGCACCGTTACGGTTTCTTCGATCTCCTGGTCGCACAGGTATTGCTTGGTTACTGGCTTGCCTATCGCGAACGTCACCGCCACCTTGTGGTGCGATGTAGGCAGCGCCGCCGTTGATACGAATCGCAGTTCCTGTGTGATCTTGTCGAATGTGTAGTCTGCGGCTGGTACTACACCCCCGTCCACTACGACTACGAATATCCTGTCTGCCTTATAGGCCCCTACGGAGTCGGTTATGACCACCAGAACCGCGCTTCTGGATACTATCTCTCTGGTTTCCGGTACAGAGTCTATGTTGTATTCGCCGCTGGTCAGCGTCGTGTGTCGGTTCAGCACCATGTTCTGTGGTGCCAGCCCGTACCCTGCATGTGGGAACTCTCGCACTCTGTACGAAATGGGTGTCGGTCCCCACAGTGTAGTCCCTATCTTCTTGCCTGCGAACTCCTCTATTCCAGTCCCTAAGGTTATTACCCCGCGCTGCCTCGCAGTATTTCCTCCGGACCTTGTATCCAGCGGCATCTCTGCGTATTCCAGAGTGCACCAGGCGTCACGTGGGTCCGTGCTGTTTGCAGGCGTTATTCCCGGCGTTCCGGGTGAGGTCGGCGGCAACGGTAGGTCCGGCCTGTACAGTGACACCCCCCAGCCTGGGTCCAGGAACACACGTGCGTTCACCGAAGAAGCCGTGTAGTCCATCTGTACTATCGTCGCCGCTGCGCTGGAGTTCAGACTGTGCGGTGCGAGGTCCGACCTCGGCACTACGTACGAGTCTATGTCTTCCAATTCCGTATAGGAAGGTGCTCCTGTTCTCTTGTTCCTGTGTGCCAAGAACCCCAGAGTTCTGCCTATCGTGTCTGTACCCGTAGCTTTCACCCGAAGCGGTATTGCGTATACAGAATCCAGCACCACCTCGCTGAATTCTCCGGTCCCCACTGTGGAAATCTGGTTCTCTATCGTGTGGGATACTGCCCCCGTCCCTCCAGAGAACGAAGATAGAGGCTCGTTCCCTATAACCACGTCGTCTATGGAGAGCACCACTATGTCTGCTACCGGGTCGCAAGACAGTTTGTAGCTGTGAAATGCTCCGTCCTCCCAGGTCGTTCCAGGGAAGGCGAAGGAGACAACCACCGCTTCGTTCGCGTCCAACAGGTCTATCGTGTCCTTCCCCCCACCGGAGAAGGAGAGTTGCACGGTCCTGCTTTCCGTGGTGCTTATCGCGACGTTCCCGCCTATGACGAAGCCTATCCCCGTATCCCCTACGGTGGTGCCAGTACCTATCGCCAGTCTGCACTCAAGGACCATCCCCTCGTCTTCTACCAGGGAGTCTCCGGTTGAAGACAAGGTCCATTCGGCAACCTGGGAAGTGCTCTTGGTGAATTCGAGAACCTGCCCCCTGACAAATGGGTCACTCGCCGTCGAAAATGCGGACCGGGTATACCCGGCGTCGGTTGGGGACTGGAGGCCGCTCAGGGAAACCTTGGGTCTGCCCGTTATGACCCGCCTCTTTATCGCCCCCGAACTGGAGGGGGTGTCCACGTACAGGATGGTGGTCAGAAGCGACTTCTTGCGAGTGTCCAGCGCTCTGAAAGAGGCGTTCCCCACCCCTTCCACTCCGGTCGTGACCTGGAACTCGAAGTTTGCGTCGAGCGAGGACTTCCTTATAGCCAGGAACGGTTCCACCCTCTCATAGCAGAACTCCGTCGGGACGTTCTGGGAGGGAGGACTCGCGCTGGTGGACCTCACCAGAAGCTTGGTGCCCGTGTTTGGATCTACCTTTGCTTCCCCAAGCCCACCGACTTCATACCACGGGTCGGTCAGAACAGCGTCGGTGTTATTCGTGACCTGAACACCCTGAACCGTCTGGTGTATTATGGTGGGGCTGGACTCGTATTGGACGAAATCCCAGAGGCTTTCTGATTCGGCCCGTCTGGATATGGAGCCCCAGAATACCTCTCCCTTGTCGGAAGCGGGTATCAACAGCGAGGTTTCAACCGGAGCTGGGAGGGTGGCCGGATATTCCACCGATGTGTCGGCCAGAACCGCCGACAAGACCCCGCCCAGCCTTATCGTCATTCCCCCTTCCGGGAACTCGGAATTCAGCCTGAACGAAACCAGATTGGTGTCCCAAGGAACCTCGAAGACAACCGGGAAATCCCTGCCCTCGTACAGGTCTATCGAATAGGGAAGAGCCGGGGAGAACGTTATCTCAACGAACGTGTTCCCCACACTGTCCGACTCTGTGTCCAGTCCGCACTCCCCGATGGTGTACACCCCCTTCTGGGGTCCACTGGGAACCCTGAACTTCTGCCCCGGATACAGACCTACGGGGGCCTCCCCGAAGGGTATGAGAATCTCAGTGCTGGACTTCGCCTCTGCGTCGGAAGCAGGTCCAACCTGCCAACTTTCCTCAAGGTGCGGGTTCGAACCGTCGAGGAGAATACCGACGTGTTTCACTCCATCCACGACGAGGGCACCGACCATTATCAGGTTGGCACCATCGTGGATTCCGAATCCGACCCCCGTGAAAACCCCGTCAAGAACGTAGCTGTCGACCAAGAATCTGGAGGTTATACTCGCAAACGTCTCCAGCGATAGGTCCAGCTCCCTGTGGTATATCGCAGCGGTTCCTATCCCGTAAGGTCCGGTGGAGGAATCCACGACCTTGTAGGTCCCGTCCCCTACTACAGACCCATCGTCCTCCCCATCAAAGTCCCAAGGCGTTGGGGCCGCAGCCGGAGTCGTGGTTCCGTCGAACACCCCGGATTCCACCAGAGCCTCAACGGTTATGTCTCCCACAGAAATGGCGTGGGGGTTCTGGTTGAGTTTGAGCGTCGACTCCGTGTTCAGAAGGGCCGAATACTCCTTCTGGTACCCGATGTACTTGTGACCTATTTGCTCCGGGCTCTTTCTGGCATACGGGGCGAGAGCCACACCGAGCGAGAACCTGTTGGTCTTCACCGTTCCCGTGGCGCTTATGGGTGTGGGACCCGGCTCAGGGGGAGAGGTGTGCCCAGAACTCCTATCCCAGGTGTTCAAAGTGAGACCACGCGTGTTCAGCCCAGCCATCTCCATGGCTGGGGTTCTGAACCAGATGTAGTCCACCTCAACGCTGAGGGTTCCAGCTGCCGCCAGAGGTATGGGGATCTCAGGGTAAACCTCTCCCACATACGGGTTCACACCCGCCAAGGAAACAGCCACCCCGTCCACCCTGACTTCCACGTCCTGCTTTGTGGCGGGTGTGTTGTCCCCCCAACCGCGAACGAGAGGCCCATACTTGGTGAGAATGCGGTCACGAGTCAGGACGCTCGACCCGGTGAACGATTCTTCCAGTCCGTGGATGAAGTTCCAGGCACTCGTGAACAGGGTGGAGGAGGAGGTGAGTTTCACCCTGTTCAGCTTGAACAGACTCACCTCGTGGGCGGTTCCAAGAACGAATGCAGACCCAGCCGCGTATACAGCCGCTCCGGTGGCGGAGGCTATGGAGAACGTGGAAAGAGGAACCCCGTCGAACAGGACCGAATAGAAGTCCCCCTTCTGGTTCCTTATGACCGACACGGTGTGCGTGTTTGAGTCGTTCCAAACGGCGGGGACCTGAGCTGAGAAGGCACCGGAGGTTATTTCCAACACCTCGGTGCCCAGCTGGGAGGCCAGACCAACGTCTATCTGGATAACCCCGTCAGAGGCAGACAGCACACCGAGAGTGGAGTTGGTTACTGCCGGGGTTATGGTCGTGCCAGAAGTGCTGAACTCGAAGTCGAGCCTGTAGGAGGTTCCTGCAACCATCCTTCCCGTGGTGTCCCCAAACGACCAACCGTACTGCACGGCGGGGCCCTTGGAGAGTACAAGAACCGAGGTCCCCAAAGAGCTGGACCCGGTTCCTATCTCGGTTCCTGCGAAATTCGGGTCGTCGTCTGGCAGAAGACCACCCTCGTAGTCCATGGAAAGGCTGGGACCAAGTGTGAGGTCGTACGTGGCGCTGGTCATGGGGTGGACGTCCAGGTCCACCTGACTGAGGAGGGTTGGGTTCTGTGTTGCGGAGCCTATGGTTGGCGCTACGGGATAGCTGGTTTCGGTACCATAAGAAGAGGTGCTTTCCACCCCAGGCGAGAATTCAGCCTCAGTCAGCATGGCCTGGGAATCTCCCAGGCTGTTTTTGAAGTCCACCCGGACGGTTCTGCCGTCGTCTTCCGGGGGAGGTGGTATTGAGACCAGGGCTGAAGCCTGATCACCCAGAGAGTAGAAGGAAGTCGAATTCGTTGGTGGGGGTCCTACCGGGTTACCAGCTATGTCGGTGGGTCCGGTAACCTCTACCAGATACTGACCGCCCAGCGTAGTGCCGGAGTGGACCACTATGACTGAAGAGAAACCTAGCCCAGAACTCATCCCGAGCTGAACCTGCACAGTCGATACAGGAACCCCGTAAACGTCAGAGAACGAATAGTTGGCTGGGTCAACAAGGGCAGAGTCACCAGCCATATCTTCGCTGAAGAACACCTCGACCCTGTAGCCATCCAGAGACACGGCCCCGGTGACTCTCGGAGGGGTTATGTCAACGGAGCCATACGAAGCGAGGCCATATGACGCTCCGCCGTAGCCCCCAGTCGTAGGAACTGGAAGGCGTGGATGAACACCCGACCCATAAGGCGAGTAGCCGTAGGAAGCCCCGCCGTAGCCGAGGCCGCCGAGGGTTAGTCCTGGAAGGTATACAGGCACTCAAGCTCCTACGGAACAGAGGATCCTGGGGCCCAGACTTCGGTGCTTCTCGCTGCGAACCTCCGGGTGCATCTCTATGCCCCCACAATGAGGTCGTAGTTGAAGATGACCACGGTGTCGGTGTTGTTTGAGGCCACGTCGTCAAGCACAACCTCAACGAAGGTTCCCGCTGGAAGGGTGATGATTTCTGGCCGCTCCAGCGCGATGTAGTTGGTCAGCGCGTAGGGGCGAAGCGTGTACCACGACTCGTTGGGCTTGCAGACCAGCACTTTGACCTTAGCCGCCGCTTGTCCCGTGCCCGCTTGCATCGAAGCGTGGAACTCCCGGATGACCATGGTGGTGTCAAAGGGGACTCGGTACACAGCCTGCTGGGTTCGCCCGTCCGCTGCCGGGATGTAGGCTTGAACCTCGGTGGGATCAACCGGAACACCGCCACCAACTCCGGGTGCGACGAAGTTGTTCGCGTTGGTGACCCACACATCCCCGGCGAGCGTCTGGTCGTTGCCGCTGATATAGGCTGTGTTGCAGTCGAGGGCGCTCACCCCTGTGTCTACCGGGGTCTGACCCGTCAGGGTCACGGTGGCCGTGACGAGGGCGTTGCTCGCGTCGTTGATGATCAGAGTGATGTCAGCGGTGTCAGCATTGTCTGTACTGGCGACCCACAGGTTCGCGGCTACCGTGGCGAAGGTCTTGCGGCGAAAAGCAGAGCCGCTATCTCCCGCACGCCAAACCGTGACGGGGGTAGGATCCGCGTTGTCGATGTCCAGAACCGACCCGAACTTGGTGCCATTGGTGTGGTTAGGGATGTTCCCCAGCGCGACCTCGATCTCAAAGTCGTTGGTGATCAAGGCACCCGCAGCGTTCGTGCGGAGGGGGGTGGCGTTGACACGAAGGTCGGCTTGAAGGAAGAAGGAGCCCTGATTCGATGCCCCGTTGGTGTACCGCACCCGGAACCCGTCAAGTCGAACGGGGAGGTCGAGTTCCAAGTACCCTCGGTCGATGTCCGTTTGCGTGTAGGAATAGACTGTAGACGACCGGACCACGGCACCACCCTGCACGTCGTCGGTGAACTCAACGACGATGCCTCCCGATGCGGACAACTCGTCGGTGGAGACGAACAACTCGATGGAGACCCACCCGTCCGTGTCGATCCAACCTGAGTTGTACGTGGCACCCGCTACCAGCGGCGCAACCGAAGAGAACGCAGTGCCGTCTGCCTTGCCATTCACATAGTCGCCGTCAGGCTGCGCCCCTGTCGGAGCAGCCCGCACGTTGATAACATCCTCGTTATCGAACCCGTCATCCAGCCGGGATACGGGGTTGACCTGCGAAGTGTGCAACATCGTCTGAAGGCTGAACGTGGTCTGCGCTTGTGCGCCGTTGGTGTACACCACCCGGAAATACTTGGCGATGGTGCCCAGCGTTCGCGGGGAGATTACGCCACCGATATCTTCCACGGGAACCGTGATCGGCTTTGTGACCGTGACCCCGTCCTGGCTGAACTGCATGACCAGTGTGCCGGGAGCCGTAGCCACCGCCGTGCCCTTGAGAATGACACTGATGCCGTTCCAGACCTCGACATCGGTCCAAGACCCTGTAAAAACACCAGCCGCTCCAAGAGCAGCGGTGGTGCTATTGCCTGTGTCTACGGTGCTGCGAACTGCGGGGGAATAAGCCATGCCAACCTCAGAATCAGAAAATGAACCAGTTTGAGCCGTCCGAGATCACGTTGAACTGCTCCCACTGTGCGGCAATAGAGAGCCCAACCCCTGAGTAGTCCGTTCCGTCGATGGTCACACCAGCGGCGTCCGTCTTGACCTGCACATCTACGGGAACCACGGCCAACTTGAACGCGATGCGGGCGTTGGCGGACGGGGCTGGGAGGGTGATCTCGGTCGTTGCTGCGGTGATGACCACGAAGTCAAAGTTCGCGGGGGTGAACGAGGGTCCGCCCACGCTTGTGACTGCCCACACACCACCAGCCGTGATGATAGACTCAAGCCGCTGGAGGTTGTAATTCTGCTCGTTCGCCCAGCCCCCGGTGTCCACGTCGACCGGGATCACGCCTGTGGAGTCACGGCGCTCTCCGGCTGCTACCAGCTTCAGCCCGAGTGAAGTGGTCAGTGCCCGGAGTCGGACGTATTGGACGTCCTCGGTCGCCAGCCCTATATCTACCACCAGCCGCACAAGATAAGGACCAACGAGGTCTGCAGTGAAACTGACAGAAACCCCTGACCCGACTATGGTTACTGCGCTCCCCTCCGGTATGAAAACCAGGTCCCAGGTGTAGGTGGTGGCAGCGTCAATGCTGGTGAGGGTTACAACGTCGCCAGCGGACAAATCGTCACGGCTTGCCCCGTCCACGGTCGGTTTGGCTGGTACCTCGCTTCTTATGTTCGCAGCCATGGGTATCCTTAAATGTGTTGAACTTTATCAACTTTCCTAATAGGCGATTCAACGATGCCAAAACTCGTCCAGCACAAGAACACGTTACTCACCCCGGATACGATAGAGGCCCTCAACAGGGCTGGTTCCCAGCTGGTCGAAAACTACGGGGACAGGTTCAGCCTCTCCTACAGAGGTTGCCCGACCTCTATAAAGGACTGGGGGGACGTGGAACGCGCTCCCGGTCCAACGAAAATGTCTCCCTTTGCTTCTATGCTGCAGACGGGGCGGGAAGTCTGCATAGAACTCAAAAGCTCAAGGGAAGACCGAGGAGAGGCCCTCCTTAGCGTTCTGTGGTCTGTCCTCGTGCCCAATGGCTTCGTACCCTGGGACCGATACCCCCTCCCCTCACCTACAAGCCACGTTTTCCACTATTTCGGCGATTGGATCAACGTGGGGGATTCTCTCCAGGGAGAAGGCAGAGGGGAGCACTCTTGGTACTCGATGTGCGTCGCCAGCCAGTTGGAAGTCGACAAGTGGGAAGGAGGGAGAGTGACAGAGAGGAGTATACAGGCTGGTCTCCATAAACTCGGAATTCCCTGCGGACCCATAGACGGGATAGTGGGCGACAGAACGATAGGAGCCCTGAAGGCCCTTGGTATATTGGGTCAAACCTTCGAAGAGTCCCTAAAAAGCCTGAACCAACTTCAGACAACACCCAAGAAGAAGTCCAACAGGAGACGCTTCGGTCGGTTGTTTATAGAAGAGTCAAATATGAGGGTGTTCACTTCTGGATCTGTGACTTCGCAGAAGACGAGAAACGGATACGTTCTCACCTCCTGGGGTCCGGGAGTGCTCAACGTCATAGTGGATTGAAAGATGGCTAGAACACAACTGCTGTTTGAACAGGGGATTCCGGGTAGCGTAGAACGTCTGGTAAATCCAGACGAAATAGCCGAAATCGTGTTCAAGATAGCCGACCAGATGACGAGCAAATGGGGGACTCACGCCGAACTCGCGGACCGGATAGTTCAGGGGAAGAAGAGGGGCTGGCTGTCCCTATTCGACGCCGAAGACCCCCTTATAACTTCCGGGATAATTCAGGACTTCCTATACGGTCAAGAGTCCATGGGTCTGTCCCGAAGGGACTGGGAGTACCTGGACCTGCTGAAGAGTGTCAGAGCACTGGGAGACTACGAAAACGAACCCAGAAAGCGTATAGAGTTCGACAAGGACGACGTGAAAATGGCCCTGAAGAAATTGGTGGGGCAGACCAAAAAAGAACTGTTTCCAAAGCTCCGAATCGAACTCGTGGCCTCTGCCAAGAAGGCAGAACCAAAGATAGAGGCCCTGTGCAGATCGATATACGGAGAGGACTGCAGCTCAGGAGAAGGGACGCAGATATTCCTTGGGGACCTTGAGAAGGCTTACCAGCTGGGAATTCTGAGGCTGAGCCCACCGGGGTCTGACAAAGTTCTGGGGCGTATGTTTGAGCTGCTCAGGTCCTGACGTCGAGCCACTCCGGACTCTCGTGGTTCAGCATCCGGGGAAGGCTGTCACCGAAGTTTTCCTTTAGACTCTTGAAGACCTCCCAAGCCTGTTCGTCTCTCCCAGCCACAAGAAGGGTGACCACCCTATTGATGGTGGGTGCAAACGTATCCACCGTGTGGTACACCTCGCAGACACCCATGAGTCGGTCCCTGGGGGTCATCCTCAGCATTTCCACCAAAAAGTCCTGACCTTCAATGATAGACTTTCTGGCGGCTGCAAGGAATTCCTCCCTCATGCCCATCTTGGAGAAGGCAGAGAGGGAGGGGCTCTCCATAACCCTCGCCATGGCTCTGGTGTAGTTCAAGCTGAGGATGTGTTCAACCGTCAGTTCGTCTGGTATCTCGTACTTCATGATGGTTTGTACAGCTTCCCTTGTTGTGGACTGACTATGACTTCTTCAGTCCCTTGCTGCGGTTGATGGCCTCACGTTGCTTCCTGAGCCTGGATTCGAGGCTGTTTTCCGCCCTCTTCGCCGTTCTTATCGAGCCATCCGTCCTGTTGGCCCTGAACGAGATCCAAGAGTACCTCTGGTCCCTGAACTTGTCGTCAAGGTTCAGGACTTCTTCTATCAGGTCTGGCAACACGGGTCTCTGGGCGAATCCGTCGTCGGCAAACTGAGTGTACGTGGTACCAGCACCTATGGGAAGGCTGTCGAGCCGGAAGTCCAGGGTCCAGAACCGGCGATCCAGAATCGACAGGCAATCCGCCGTGTTGGCGAACGGCGTCGTGTCCACCAGGCCCTCAAGGTTCTCCACCACAGAGTTGTGCAGCACGCCAAACTCTCGGAGGTTCTTGATGTGGTCGTCCCGCTGGAAGACGTAGTAGTCACCACCCCGAACGTAGGCGTCGTTCAACGCGCCAATCCACGAGAGCATCCGTTCCCGCATGAAGAGGACAAGTTCCACCGCATCCTGTGAGAACACTCCATTGGGCCGAATGATCCGGTAAGCGAAGGGCTGAATCGAGGCTGGGGACCCCGCGAAGGACCCCCCGGATGCGGCTGCCGTGACGCGGAGGTCCTGCTGGTTCTCGGTCGTGCCGTTGTTGATGGTCGGCAGCACGACGTACTCGGCACCGGCATCTCCGAACTTCGTACCGTCCGAGAATCTGGAAGTACCATCTACGGTCAGGACTCCCGTGGCGGGTGCATCGGTGACCCTGTAGAAGCCCCGGTTGTCATCGAAGACGCTCGGAACACCGGCAGTGTAGACCGCGCCGCGCTCAATGACGGATCGGTCTCCCGTGGGTCGCGCCCCAAACTCCGTGTCGAGGTAGAGCCTCCCAGCCGGGTCGACCACCACGTAGTCTCCCGACACCACACCCTCGGCCTGCCATGAAGTGACCGTGGTGTCCTGCATATCGTTGACGGTGGAGACGAAACCGCCATCGGTGTCCCCACCGGGGTAGTCGACACGCCGCTCGAAGACCACCTTGTCCGTTATGAGTTCAAGCAGCTGCTCGTTGGACTGCTCGTGCGGAACGATGGCCTGCTCCAGATAGATCTCAAACAAAGCTCCCGCTGGGGGCGTATTCGCCAGACCAGGCTTGCGGAGCTTCAGTGTCACCGGATCGACGACGCGCTGGACCTCTGCCGTATCCGTGACCGCTCCGGTGCTGGGATCAATGATCCGGAGCACGTCGCCCGAGTGGATGTTCACGTCCGGGTTGTTGAACGCTCCAAGATTGGTCGCCTCCGTGTAAATGCCCCCGGTGAGAGCAACAAACTGACGGGAGGACGCGGTGTAGCTGGAAACCTCACCACGTCGGATCTCATAGACATACCGAAGCGGCTCCAGACCGGCTGCGACCTCACCCGGCTGCTCATGGAACCTCCGAATCCGACGCACCTCGAAGTACACGTCCTCGCTGCCCACAGCGACCGCATTGAAGTCGTCGTAGTCCCGGAGGCCGATGTTGTCGAAGTTGTTGGTGTACGAGTTTGCGACCACATGCGGAAGGGCTTGGCTCAGATCCCCGACGGGTCGAGGCATCGAGGGCTCCAGGAACACACCGGAAACCGCGATGAACTTTCCGGCACCCCCGGTAAGAGGCTGGTCGGCATATCGAACCCGATCTCCAGGGAGGAGGCAGTTAAGTTCCGGGGTGGCCGGAATGACGTTGTTAGGTCCAGTCACCGAGTCGAAGTGAATCTGATCCCAGGACGTGTTCGTGAACTGCGTCGTCTCCAGGTAGGTGGCGACTCCGATGGGGTTGCCGCCTGTTATACTGTCCGGTGGGTAGATGGTGACGTCACGCGCCTCGTAGAAGGCCGTGCTGTTCCGACCGAACGGCACGCGGACCAGGAGGTCGTCGTTGACGATGACGCCTGCGTTGTTCCGCTTCAGATTGGCGAACGTGCTGTTGAAGGGCTTGGAACCCCCACCCGCCAGTGTGCTGGCGAAGTAGACCATCGCAACGCCACCAAAGGCATTCAAAGCTCCGTCTGCGTTGAACCCGAGGACGTTGTTTTCGGGCAGCGTCGAGGCCAGAAGGCGGTTGGGGAAGTAGGTCATCCCCGACACCTTCACGTTTCTCTGAGCAGCGGCGAAGAATGAGCTTGAGAGTAATCCCGAACCGTGGGCGTTCTTGAAATCCGTAAGGCCAGAGAACGTCAGTGTCTCATTGGTCGAGTTCTCCACAACGGATGTATACGCGGCAGAGTAGACCGCAGAAGCATCGACCACCCAGTTCGCGACCCCATCAAAGGTCGCGTACTGGTCCTTCAAGATCAGATAGACACGACCACTCGCCGGGAACGCATGGGTGGGTCCAGAGACGGACGACGTGATCAGAGCCGGAAGTGAGGTCGTGAGTGTCGTACCCGCCTCATCGCTCGACAGCACCTTCGGGAACCGAAGGTCGATGACGTTGCTGTTCCCAGCGTTCGCCGTGGCCGACACGCGGAGAATGTCCACACCCGAGTCCGTTCCATTGGTCGTGACCTTGTGGCGGACGAGGTACGTCCCGCTCTTGACCGCTGCATTGTTGGGGATCGCGCCGCTCCCGGACACGGTCAGGATGTCGCCCGATTGAACCTCGTTAAGCCCGCCAGCAAGCACGGTGACGTTCTGAATCCACGCGCGGTATCGGAGGTTCGCCCCCGCATAGAGGGAGTCGAGGATGGTTCCGGTTCCACGCAAGATCTCAGCAACCGCGCCGTAGTCGGAAGATGGCACTGCACCGAAAGTCAGACCCGTGGTGCTCACCGGAGTGTTGTTGTGTCCTTCCCAGGACATGACTCGGATGGTTCCCACCTCGTCACCGGCACCCGCAGCGGAAGCCGAAGCGAATGTTCCGACGTAAGGGGTCACCCCGTTCAGCCGCTCAAGGAAGGTGAAGGGGTCACCACCATTCACCGAAGCGGGTGCGTTGACCGTGCAGCCGGTGACACCACCGGCAAGCTCAAGCTCCCACACCGCGAGGGAAGTGCCGACGTTCACCGCTCCCGTCGCGGTCGTCGTGGTGCGGTCGGCAGCCTTCGCAAGACTGGTCGTCTCCGTGAAGGTCAGGCGGTCAGACTGAACGGAGGCCGTGGTAGTGCCGACGCCCGAACCCACGGCGAGACCGGTCAACGCAGAGGTCACGGCGTCGATGTAGCAGTCCACCGAGACCGTCACGTCGTAGTAGTTGCCATCGTTCGCCACCGTCGAGATGGCAACACTCGTCTCAACGAACAGTTGTCCATCGGAGAAGTAAGGTGCGCCGATCATGGCTGTCCCAGCCGGGACCAACGTGGACCACACGGTGAGGCCAGACACCGCGATCTCTTCGATCAGAGCCCCCGTCGAGGGACTGTAGACGCGGAGGATGGCGACACGACCGGCTCCGAGGAACTGGTTGAATCCACCTGTAGCCCCCACACCACCACCAAACCCATCATCCAGCACGAACCCGACGGAATCGCAGTTGAACGTGGTGTTATACAGACCAGGGAATGGATTGGTCTCGGTAACGATGACACCTGTGGTGCCACCCCCGCCAACAGCAACCGCTGCGTTCCGGATGGTGTGGCGAACCAGATCCGTGCTGGTGGCGTCCGCGTTCACCTTGGTGACGAACCGAGGTACTTCTACCTTTGAGGATGCCGCATCACCGATGGAAAGAATGCCCGTAATCCCCGCAGGAGACTGCTCTGTCTGCACGAGGAGAAGGTCATACGGTCGAGCGTCACCGATGCCCGAGTTCGGGGTGTACGACCCAGCCGTTGCCACGGGAGTCAGGTCCGTTGCCGTGTACAACGTCGCCGGGTCACGGGACGTTCCAACGTCGTAGCTCAGGAGGATGGTCCCATCGCTCGCGATGATCTCGTCGGGGTAGATGGCCTTCCACGTGTGGGAAGGCGCACCCGTCGTGTCCTCAAACAGGTACCGGAAGTCTGCCGCCACTCGACCGAGAACCGAAAGCTCGGTGTCGGCTCCCCGAATGTAGGGGATCTGGTAGTCTCCCGAGTCGTCCTTGTCCTGACCCAGAAGACAGGGAAGCTGCACGGGCTCGGAGTCCGTGTTCACGAACTCGACCTCACCCTCGATGCAGGTCAGCGGTTGAGGTGGTCTCTGACCGTTCCAGTTCTGCAAGGGTAGAGGGAACACGTCGTCATTCGTGGGTAATGACGCGTCGATGAATTCACCCGTGCGCTTGCCGACTTTGAGGTCGAACTGAATGCGGTAGTCTGGAAGAACCTCGATAAGTTCTTGAATCTCGTTTTCCGAAGTTGGTGGGTACACCAACGTCGTGATGTCAGGTACTACCGGGCCGCAGAACACCGTGTCGCCGTAGCCGTCATCGACGCTGATGATGTCTTCCAGGGGGTCAGTGCCGTTGTACAGAATGCTTGATCCCGTCACACCTGACCCGCTCTGGTCGGCCAGGGTGATGATGTACCCGTTGGTCACCTGGTCAACGAAGATCCCGTTCCCGCTGGAGTCGGTGAGGTCGTACACCGCGCCCGTTGGCTTTCCGTAGTTGACCCGCTGACCCGCCGTGAAAGCTGGGGTCGCCAAGTCCACGTCGCCCGACACAAGGTCGTACAGGTCACCACCACCCGAGAGAAGCTGGGCAGGGTCCGGGTACCCGGTGGTCGGGTCGATGGGAAACTCCCCGAGAGGGAGAGGAGTCGCCACGATGGTCGCCTGACCAGCCGTGCCGAGATCTGCATTTCCGTCTGGGTAGTAGGCCCAGACTCGTGCCCGAGGCAGCCGATCGGCACTCGTGATATCCACCACGTTCTCGACGTTGCCCAGAGCCGGGTTTGCGATCTGTCCGATGGCAGACTTCTGAGTCTTGACGACCTGCTCGGTCTCTTCACCCGGTTCGGGACCGGGAACCGCGACTTTGCGTCCAGACGTGTAGAACCCAGCACTCGACCCAGGAACGTATTCGATGCCAGGGAACAGCCGGGAGAAGTGCTTGGTCGCTTCAGGGAAGAGGCGTGAATACCGGTGTGCCATCCACATCGCTTTGAAGAGACCGGGTACGTCGATGCTCGGGAACAATGTGGCGAACCCACGCGGACGACCGAAGCCAACCAGCAGGCGGTCATCCATATCATTCTTAATGCGGTTCCGCTGGAGGTTAGCGAAGAATCTCAGCGTGTCCGGGTTGGGTGTCACCCCATTTGTCTCGCCAGGACGGTTGCTCGCGTCAGGCACTTCAGCGGTCGTGGGGTCAAACACGGGGTCAGTGGTTCGATACCAACCGTCGAACCCATCCGGTGCCCACTCGTTGACGACCTCACGCCAGACGAGACGTGCCACGAGGTCTCCCGTGATCTCGTCTTCCCACCCAGGTCGAGCGTACCGGGCACCACGACCCACGAAGAATCGGAACTTGCCGTCCCGGTCACCGATGATCCGACCGTCGATGGCTTCCAACACCTGCTCGAACGCCAGTATGACCCCATTGAAGAATTCAACGTATGCTCTGGCAGCTCTGTCCTGGTCCAGATAATCTTGGGTTTCTCCCCTGAGCCCAAATCTTCCCTGCTTGTTGAGGGGGGTTTCACCTGGGGTGCTTGGGACCGCTCCTCCGCCTATTGGGGTTATGCCCTGAGAGGAAGAAGCACTCTCCACTTCCGGCAGATAGTCCAGAAGAGGCAGAACTTCGAAGAAGAAGGAGTCTTGGTTTCTATAGGTGTACTTCGCCTTGAGGACCTTCCCCAGTATCCCGTTCTTTGAGCTGGGGGTAGACACAGCCAGGTACTTGGACTTGTAGAGAGGATACAACAAGGCCCCGTCCACAATCTCTGGAGTGACCTCCACCAGCTTCATGTACCTGAAGTGGAGGTATTCCCCCGCCTGAAGGGGTCCCTGGGTCGGAGACTGGAACACCACAGAACCCGTGGTGGGATCGAGGGTGTAGTGGACGCCTTCTATGAGGTTCTTACCGGGAATCGGGTTCCCTGAGGATTCGGTTCGGCCCATCAAGAAAAGGTCGAACTCTTCGGTCGGAACCAAGGGTCCGAGCCCAACGAATTCGGTGGGTCCGGGGGTGTGAACCGGGCGCACACTGACTCTGACCTTCTGCGAGTTGTCGTGGTCCTTGTAGAGGGGGGTACCGACTGTGACGACCGTGTTTCTGCCGTCAGCGGACTGAGAAGAGCTGATTATGAGGTACGGGTACCCGTCTATCTCCAGTATGTGGCTTGCCCTCGTGAAGGCCCTGACGTCACCATAGAAGGAAACTTCCAGCTGTCCCCTGTCTGCTGGCTGCAGAGGGGTACCAGTTATGGCGTCGGTGTTGAGGGTGGGCATGAAACCCTCGTCGCCCCCGTAATCCACCGCCACTTTGAAGTCAGAAACGGTCAGACTGACGTCCCTCCCCACTGCTCTGCTACCCACTTCGCCTTGGGTGGTGGGGAAGAAGGAAACAGTGGTCGCCTCGGTGGAGGCGTCATAAGACGAACCAGTCACGTACAGCGGAGTTTCTCCCACCAGAACGAGATCACCAGCCTCAAACACAGAGGTCTTGTCCGACTGTAGGGGGAAGCTGCTGGACTCGGCGTCTATCCAGAATGGCTTCCTGTACACCGGGGGAGTGCTCACGGTGTAAGCCTGTTCCCCTCCGAATGCTTCGAGAACACCGTAATTGATCTGAACGGTGTCGGTTTCGGACACTTCGTTGGTGAAGGTTATGGTCCCCTCGTTGGCGACGGCGTTCGTGACACCCGCAAAATTCTGCAACTCCACCCCAACCCACATGAAGGGTTCCACAGTCGAGGACTCGGTTCTTCCGGTGGGATTGTAGGAATAGGTGTACCCGTCGATTCTGGTGGCAGTCTCCAGTCTCACCACGAGGGGTAAGAATTCGGTCACCTCTATCTCGTTCCCGTCTGAATCCAGGGCTTTGTCGCCGTTGGTATCCGCCTGGAAGTAGTTGACCTCCACTATCTGCATAGCGCGGAGCGGCTTGTTGAACAGCAGACTTCCGTTCAGGGGAGAAGTGGTGACGTCGAGGTTGTTCTCGGTGACCATCTGCTCAACAAAATAAGCCTTCGCACCGGAATAGCTGCTTGTATCGGCCCCAGAAAGGTTGACCGACCCATCCGAGGAGTCTATCTCGCATTCACCCGCACTCAGATCGCTGGGGGACAGGAAGATCTGATCGTAGAAAACAGAACTCCCGGTCTGGTCCGACACGACGTTGGGGTCTATGAAGACCTCTCCGGTGGTGGTGTCCACGTCAACGAGCCCGCCGCCTCCGTTCACGGTGGGGACGTAAATCTCTGCCCCCACGCGGATCTGGAAGTATACGGTCGCCCCAGAATTGGAAACGTGGGGGTCTGTGGGGTCCACAAAAAGACCGTCTGTTGCAATCGGACCGAGATCCGTGCCTCTGACCAGATAAGAGGGTACGGCTTCCGGGGACCCGGATTCCAGTCCAAACCTCACCCTGACTATTCGGCCACTTCTGATGGCATCAGACGGGTTGACCGTCAGAGTGCTCCCAACGTCTCCTGCATAGGTCAAGAGCCGGATCTTGAATGGCTCCTCTGAGAGGTGGTTCTGCACGGTCTGCTGAACGTCAGCCAAGAGCGTGTTGTCCACTTCCCCTCTGGTCTTGGCCTCGTATATCTTCCACTGTGCGGGTGGGCCCAGGGGGAAACCAGCGCTGGCGGGGAAGGCCGGGGACACATTCAGGAAGCTGTCCGTGAAGGTGTAGACCCCCTCGGCGTCCCCGTTTATGATGTGCAGGAGGTATCCCGCTGGCACGGACCCTATGGTGGTGTTGGGGTCGGAGAAGAGCGTGTCACCCGCAACGAAGGTACCGTTGCCCCCCTGGTACTTCGTCTCCCCGGCTACCTCAACGAGAAACGCCTGACCTGGGTTTCCTCCACCCGGCATCAGGAATTCTGTTCCCTGAGTCAGCTCACTGAAGGAGTCGTCCTTAGCGGACTTCAGGTCCAGACCGAAAGCGCCGTCCAGCATGGCATCCGACGACACCGTTTCCGGAAGTACCCCGGTGTCAGCCAACTGCAGAACGGAAGAAGGGAAGGCTATTTCCGTGGAGTTGGTCTTGCCTTCCCTTATCCACTGCATCCTGTCGTTGGGCCAGTCATACTTCAGCCCAATGTCCCGGATGGTCTGGTAATTCTTGAGGTTCAACCTGAGGAGACCGGACCGGACCCTGAAGTGGGAGTCCTCCTCGTACCCAGGAATATCCTCCAGCGGAGGCTGGTTTATGGTTATGAAGGGAACGGCGGGGATGTTGTCGGTCAGAACCTCGTTCTTCAAGACCGACCTGGCCCTTATATCCGGGGTGGGGTCACTCCGGTCAAGGTTCGTGGGGCTACGGAAGACTCCGAGCGCAACCCCGTTGTCTGGTAGCCACCTGTATTCGCTGTCCCCGGCGACAATCTTCCAGCCGGGAAGGAGACCAAGTGCCGCGTGTGCGGACAGTTCAAATCTCCCGCGTGGAGGACCACCTGAGGACTCAGGGAGGTGCCACCCTATCTCTATGTCGGTCCCGCTTGGGTCCTCCAGGTACAGGATTCCCCGCTGGTGGCCTGCGTGTCCGACAGGGAAACTGGCCGCTATGTCAGAAGCGGTGTAAGAACCAGACCCCGGAGCAGTCCAAAGATACTCTGTACCGCCCAGCGCATAGCGGAGAGTTTCCGTCCCGTCCAGCTGGTACGGACCCATGAACCTCGAATAGACCCGAGCGGTATCAGAGTACACTGAGGGTATGACCATGGCCTGCCTGAAGAGCAGGCCGTCACCCTTCACTGGCCTCCTTCTCATGTTTATCTGAGAAGAATAAGGATAGTTGCTGGGGGCGTTCTTGGACTGACGAGCGACTTCCACGTCAGTCTTGGGGATTCTGAATTCGAGCTTGGTTACATCTTCGTCGTACTCGATGATGTCGACGTTTTCGTAGGCGTATCCGGACCCCCCGGTGTTGCCATTGAAGAAGAACATGTCTCCAGCTTCTGCCTTGACCTGTCTCACGAGCCCCGTTCCGTTGGGGCGGGTCTGAGGGGGGTCGGGGACAGGGACAGCGGCACCATCAGGCACAACGCCGCTGTTGTCTGGCACCCAAGACACCCCACTGACCCCAGGAGGGGGCAGTGGCTTGGCCCTGTCAACGAAGAGGTCACCGAAGGTTGGAACCCCATCCGGGTCGCCAGTTATAGGGGAGCCGTTTCCGCCGTCTCCTTCAGCGTCTATGCAATAAGAGGGACCCCTGACAGGGATGGGCTGGGTGCTGAGCGCCACCCCGTCGAAGAACAGACGCGCACCCAGATAGGGTATCTCGTAGTCGGCTGGGTCGCCTTCTGCCGTAGAAAAGCCGGGGGTGCACTTCGCTATGTCGACAGCGGACAGGACTATCTTGCCTGTGGTCTTGCTCCATTCAAAGGAGCCGCTGGGGACCCCGCTTGGGCTGTTCAAGGAGGTGTCATCCTCCTTGGGTATGGGGGTCAGGTACTGCCTGTTCCCTATTCTCAGGAAGGGGCGCTCGGTGGGGCCGGGTGCCGGGGAAAGAGAAGGGAACCCCTGGTTGTCCACGATGGGGAAGTCTGCAACAACTCCCATATCCCCGTCGGCATCGGGAACGAAGGTTTCTGCGTTGTACCAAAGTGTGCGTCCCGCGTTGACTTCAATGAAGGCGTCGCTGAGAACAAGGAATCCACTGTTCACTCCGACTATGGCGTCCCCGCCGCCTCCATCCCATCCTGCGTCTGCGACTTCGTCGGACACCACCCTCACTTCGAGGGGGGTGGAATCCTTGTCTGAGTACAGACCCACACGCAGCAACGCGTATTGGTCTCCCTCTGAGGGGTCGCCTGGAAGGGTGTCCCCAATTTCGAATCTGGTGGGGGCCGGGTTCAGGGTGTAAGCCTCGTCCGGGTCAACCGCACCCAAAGACCTGGCGGGGGTTCCGGGAAGGGGGAGCCACTTCTGGACCTTTCCGTTCCACCCAAATCGGGAAACACCGTCTACCGTGTCGTTGCGGGTCCACCAGAAGGACACCCCGGCAAGGACATAATAGGCCGCAAGTATAGTGTCTCCTCTCTCCTCGGAATATCCTCCCCCTATCCCAGAAGCGTCTATCTCAACCCGCCCGGTGAGAGCATCATAGGATGTCACGGTACAGGTGACCGCATTGGTCACGGAGGTTCCCCCCACCACTATGGATATGGAGACCACACTGGAAACGTCTCTGGCACCCTCGTCTCGGATGTAGAAGGAGGTGGTTCCGTCTTCGAACCCCCCAACGGAAAGCGAACCCGGAATAACCTGCACGGAGTCGGACCCACCAGTCACAACGAAGGAAGCATCCTCGATAGTGCTCAGGGAGCCCGTGGTGGCAGCAAACAGACAGTATTCCTGCTTCCCGGCCCTGTCAGAAGGCTGAAGCAGCACAGCGGCACGGTACATATCGCCGTATGGCTCCACCGGACCATCTGTGGGCTTGACCACGTACGCCGCAGGGAACTCCTCCGGATACAGATGGTCACGATCCACCCCAGTGGTGGCCTCGTCGGTCGTACTGGAGTTACCACCCGCGCTGCGTGATGGTCTCAACACGTATGAGGAAGAGTCTAGTATAGACATTGGGTCCCGTGCTTCTTGCTTCTGTGGTTACTTTACCTATAAAACACGGACCGGAGAAGAACGATAAACCACAAGACGGTGGTATTGTAAACTGTAGGTATAGACCAACTTCGGAGACGCGAGAGTGTACGAAAGCCGTGAACAGCGCAACAGGGTGCAGGCATGGGTAGACGCCCAGCCTGAGTGCCCCAGCCGGAAGCAGGTCAAGCGCCAGTTCCCAAACGTGGACCAGAGGCACATTCGGTCGGCCATCCAGTCGCGGAAGGACCGTGAGAGTGCATCGTGAGACCGCCTCTGTATACTGAGGGCAACCATCGCTTCTACGAGGCGTTGGGGTTCTTTGCGTGCGGGGCAGCCTTCACATTCGCCCTGCTGGCCTTCGTGAAGGTCGGAAAGGAATACTGTGAAGACACGGACCATACAGGAGTGCGAGAGACTGGTGACCTTGTGGGAGAAGGGGGACAGGGAGACAGTATTGCAGGAAATGGGGGAGCCGACAGCGAAGTTCCTGAGGGACTTCCGACCGAAGACTTCGCCCAGCACTGTAGGATCAACCCCCCAGAAGAGTTCAACGCCTTCATCGGAAAAGCGGCAGAAGCCCACAAAGTCAACCCCAGAGTCATAGCACTGACCGTGTACAGGGAGAGCCGATGCAAGACCGACGCGCTCGGGGCAGCAGGAGAAATAGGTCTGGGCCAGATTCACCCGGTCGTTTGGGAGACGACCCTCAAAAGGGAGGGTATCATCAATTCGGTCGATGACCTATACGACCCGGAGGTAAACCTACACGCTGTGGGATTCGTTCTTTCGGAAGCTCTCAGATATGCAAAAGGCGACCCCAAAGACGCTCTCCGTCGGTATAATGGATCAGGACCTGCCGCCCAAAGGTATGCTACAGAACAATACCTTGTATACCGAGATTTCTGGGGGGAAACCCCCTGGTTCTGAAGTAGGTCACATCACTTTGTGTGGTCCCCAACTTCGCCCCAATCCTACGTGTGATTGGGGGCAATGTTCATCAAAAGCTACCAAGTCCAGAAGATGGAAAAGTGGTTGGCTTCCGGTTTGCGAGCCCTGCTCGGTAAAACCCGAATAGTTCATTGAAAATCTGATAACTTTGCACCCCCGTTGGAGCCTCACGGCAGAAGGCGGAACAAGAGTGCGACCTCCGTTTTAGGTTATCGGAGGCTAAAGTCTGAGAAGGCATCCAGCGCATCGTGGCGAAGCCCGAAACGTAAGTGAAAATCTAAACCTATACCGCTGGCACACCGGTTAAAGTGTGCCTTGTAGTTGGTGACAACAAGCCAACTAAGAGCCAAGAGGTAGGAAAACGTGTTCTGGAATTAAAGTTCAAGAGCTTGCAAAACGTGGCTTACAAACCCGCTGGCACACCGGTTAAAGTGTGCCAACTTTGACGACATAATGGGGCTGTAGCTCAGTTGGGAGAGCACCTGCCTGCACGCAGGGGGTCAGGGGTTCGACTCCCACCGGGTCCATTTTTTCGGGGATGTGATGGAATGGTAGACATGGCAGATTTAAAATCTGCTGGCCTTACGGTCTTGTGGGTTCGAATCCCACCGTCCCTACCGTAGAATTTTGGAGAGATGACCGAGTGGACGAAGGTGCTCGCCTGGAACGCGAGTGTGCGGCAACGTACCGTGGGTTCGAATCCCACTCTCTCCGCCACACCCCCCGCGACCCCCACATCGGTCTGCGCCGTCCTCGCTGGACGCCCGACGCGGACGAGCACCGCACCACGCTGTCCCTGCTGGCGCTGTGGTGCCTTTCCATCCTCACCATGGCCGCCGTGGCGCTGAACAGCGTGGCGGGGCTGCTGGAGGCGCTGTGAGCCGCCCCAAGCCCGACGACTACCACGACCGCCGCAAGTGGCAGGACGAGGCTCGTGCTCGTGGCGAGAAGCCTGAGTGTGGGCGCGGAGCCTGCACCAACAAGGCTGACCCCGCGTGGTCCAACCGAGGGACGCCGCTGCTCTACTGCGAGTCCTGCGCCAACCTCATCAACCGCTTCCCCGCGCACGACGGACTGCCGTTGTGCTTCTTGGAGATGAAGGCGTGACTGATCTCACTTCCCCGTCCTGATGCCAAGAGACAGCAGACAACCACCGGAGAACACGATGTCCAAGACGACCCTGACCCTGACCATCGACACCGAGACCAGCGTGGTGCGGGCCAGCACCACGTGGCCCCCTGGTGAGGAGCGCCGCAGCGCACCGCCTGCCCTGACCGCCGAGCAGCGCCTGCTGGCCATCCGGCTGGCGCACGAGGCGCTGGGCACCAAGCCCGGCCAGTTGGCCGCCGTCGACACGCCGCACGGTCTGGAGCTTCGCAGGGGAGTGCCGGGTGTCTGATTCCCTCAAAGACCACGATGACCCCATCCCCCTGTCCCTGCACCCGTCGCTGGAGCCCTTCGCGCGGGAGTGGCTGGGGCTCGAATTGTGGTCCCGCTTTCGCTATGGGTCGTCGGCCAGCACTCAGCCCCCCATTCCTGACACACCGCTCTTTCCCTCCCCTCTTTTTTTGGTCATTCTTGTTCGGGGGGCGGGGAAAGAGCGGTGTGTTTTACCCGGAGGCATAACTTCCGGGTAACCTGTATTTGGAGTTTAGCCAAATGCGAAAGATAGACGAAGAATTCGAATTCGGGATGAACCTGTTCCAGTCCGGAAACCGGGATGGGGCCTATCAGTATTTCCAGGCTATGCTGAAAAGGTACCAAGACAACGGGTACCTGTGGGGCATCATGGGGATGGTGGCTTCCTCCGTGGGCAGGATAGACGAAGCCAGAGAATGCTACAAGAATTCGGTCCTGCTCGACCCCAAATCCGACATATGGAGAGAACAGTATGCGTTCTCGCTGGTGGGGCTGGGGAAATTCGAGGAGGTGGAGAAGATCCTTGAGGGGATAAACACCATCGGGTCGAACGTGGTGCGAGCGCAGGTGAGGGAGGTCGCGGGGCTTCTGGAGGAAGCCATAGCTTTCTGCGAGAAGGCCGTGGAGCAGGCTTCCGAGGTCGAGGAGGTGATTCTCGACGGCAGGAAGCTACCACCAGCCTACTTCGACAGAAAGGCCAAGGTGATAAAAGCGAAGTGCCTCAGAAGGATGGGCAGACACCAGGAGGGGGTGGACACCCTGCAGGGGCTGGTCTGGAGTCCTGAGCTTGCACACGAACTCGGGATGCTGCACGACAAATTGGGGAATTACGCGGAAGCATGGAGCCACTTTTCTGAGGTGAACAAGCAGGGACTGGTGTACGACCGGGACAAGTTCAAGATCAAACGCGAGCTTGAGAAGAAGGCGGTCCGGTCCAACACAAGCACCCTCGACTGCTCCCGGTTCATCTTCATAGTCGGAATCCCAAGGTCAGGCACCAGTTTGACGGAGCAGATCCTTTCCATGCACCCAGAGGTCACCGCCATGGGTGAGAGGAAGGACCTGGACAAGATAGCCAACGACCTTGGAGCTGCCTGGTGGCCCGATTTGTCGGTCGACCAGATAGACCAGATAGCGACCATCTACACGAAGGGGAAACACGACGGTCCGGTGCCAGAGCAGGGATACGTGACAGACAAACTTCCAGGCAACTGGAGACACACCGGACTAATAAGACAGATGTTTCCGGGCGCAAAGATAGTCCACTGCGTCAGGAACCCTGAGGACTGTCTGGCGAGCTGCTACATGCAGATGTTCCACACCATAGGCACTTCTTGGTCCAACTCGGTGGAGGGACTGAAGCACTATTACGAGGAGTGGAAGAACACCGAAGTTGACGCCGACGTGGTGGTACGATACGAAGAGCTGGTTTCCAGCCCAGAGACGGAGATACCAAGTCTACTGGAGAGTTTGGGTCTCAGCTTCCACGAGGGGTGCTTGTGCCCCCACAAATCAGACAGACACGTGGCCACGGCTTCTTATTCGCAGGTGAAGAGGCCGATAAACACCAAGTCCATAGGCAGGGGGAAGAACTACGCAGAATTCCTGTCCCCTATGTTTCAGTAGGCCAGAACGGCTTGTATGTCCTTCAAGACCTTTTCTACGAACTTTCTGGGGTCTTCCTCCTCAACCTCCCCGATCTTGCCCCAACCCGAAGACGGAATCCAGTCCGCCCCCCCGCGCACCGCGTAGTGATACCATATGGGATCACCAGCGGAGTTATGATACATGGACACTGATATGTCTATGTGACCCCTGGGAGAAGTGAAAGTGTAGCCCTTCGTCCATTCCCCCACCGCACCGAGTGAGTCCTCTTCAAAGAACTCGTGGTCGGAGCGACCGTTTTTCCGGATCTTTATATCCATCCTCTTCAAACCGCTGAAAAGACTGGAGTCTACTTTGTCAAAGTAATACTCAGCGTCTTTCATGACGGAGTCATCAAAATCCTCATATCGGCTGGTCTTCGCCAGACCAGCGAGGATCGCACGACGCGACTTATCTCCCTTCGGGAGCGAAGAAGCGAGTCGAATGAGGACCTTGCGATCGGAAGCAGTGAGAGTGCGGGACATGATGGGGTCACTCCAACGAGGATGTCTGTTGATACCCGTATCGGGGTCATAGACAGCCTACCGAGTCAGACCCGGACTCCGTGAGGTCACGGCTGGAGGGGTTCTTGGGTCAGTCGTATTGACCGATCTCACGAGCCAGTTCAATCAGAGCAAGGCGAGCCTTAGCGGCCTTCACACCGATCTGGTCTGGAAATCCCATCAACGACCCCAAACCATCGACCATCTTGTCCACCTTGCGAACAAGGAGCCGTGCGTTCATGTTCCCGTTCGCAAAGACTTCAGCATCCGTTCGCGCCGGGGACCACGCCTGCTTGCTCAACCCCGCCAGAATCGCACGGCGCTCCGCACTCCCAGCGGGAAGCGTCGAAGCCAAGCGAATGAGGTTCTTGCGATCGGAAGCAGTAAGGGAACGGGACATGATTGGACCACTCCAAGGAATATGTTATGGGAAGCTAGTAGTCGAAGTCGTAGTCGTAGTCGTTCGCAAAGTCAAACTTAGCCTGGGCTTTCTCGTACGCATCGAAGAGCGCCCGCGCTGATTTCTTGTAGGGGCCTCCGAGAGCATCCCGGATCTTCAATGCGACATCGGGATTCCCGTACAGAAGAGATCCCATCTCCTCCGCCGCGTTGATCATGTATCGGTCGATTCTCTTGAAGTCCATCCCCTCCTTCTTGAGGAAGGAGAGGATCGCCCGACGTTCATCAGAACCCTTCTCAAGGGTCGAAGCCAAACGAGTCAGAGCCTTGCGATCCGATGCGGTAAGGGTGCGTGCCATGGTGATGTTCTCCGTGAGAGTTGGTCTTGATACCTGAGACGGGGAGATAGGGAGTCAACCGAGTTCGCGGAGCCATGCCGCCATTCTTGCTTTGTTGTCTTCAGCAGCCTTTGCCGCGTCGGGGTCTTCGGACTCCACCACCAGCCTATTCAGGGTGCTCAGGGTCTTTCCACCCGGCTCTTCCTTGATCTCTTCGGGGGTGGGAGGGGCCGCTTCGGCTTCCGCTACGGCCTTGGCCTCGGAAACGTCCAGCTGGTCTTCTTCGGAGGCTTCGGCGGCGATCTCGGGGCTGTTGCTGATGGCACCTGCCTGAGCGAACTCCCGCACCTCACGCTTCTCCGGGTTGTCGAAGAAGCGGTGCTCCTCGGAAGGGGCGTCAGATCCCCAGAGCCTACGTCCACGACCGGGCTTCACCGGGTTGCGCGGGGGCTTCATGCGACCGGAATGGTCATCGGAGTAGGAACCGGAGTTGGCGAAATTGCGGCGCATGTACTTCTCGGCGGCATCAAACGATGGGAACGGCCCATAATGGGTCATCTCACCTTCGATCTGCTCGCCTGTGCCCCAGTCCTCCTCGTACTCCTCGTTCTCGACGTACCACTTGCCGTCCGTGGCCTTGTAGAAGTACCGCTCGGTGTTGGTGCTGGCCTGCTTGGACGCCTGCTTCTGCCCCGGAACCGGAGTCAATGCCTGCTGGAGCAGGTACTCGTTCTCCTCATGGGCGTTGGCAGTCGCCATGATCCAGTCATCCAACCCAAGAGTCATAAGCCCGGTGGAAGTTATGGCGTTATATGCCAATTTCAGGGTGGCCTGGAGGTCAGTTTCGGACTGCAATCCCCTCCGGTGGTGACACCCTATCTGAGACCAGGCCGAGGTGAAGTCCCGGATGTCTTCCATCTGGTAGGTGAGGTCAACGGCGTCCCTACCCAGGTAGCCTACGATCTTCTCGGCGAGTCCGTCTACCTGTTCCTTCACCGACTCGTAGAGGCGGGCGAACAGGAGGTGGTTGCCGTAGAAGGACTGCCCGACGACCTGCCAGTGGCTCGTCTGGTATGAGAGTGCCTGTGCTCGGAGGCACGCCAGCACATCGCACAGGAGCCGACGCACGACCTCACGCTGCATCGGGGTGGCGTTCAAGTACGCCTGCTTGTCGCGCTGGTGCTGGCTCATTTCTCATCGTCCTCTATGACCGGGTTCCATTCGTCAATGTCTTCGGGGTGGGGATGGGAGTGTGGAAGCGACCGCTTCTCACCCTCCTGTCAGGCACGGCGTCGGCGAGGCGGCGGGTACTCCTTCGCGGGAGCCGCGTTGTCCTCAATAGACGCCATCGCTTTCAGAAACGCAGCCTGCACCTTCGGGTTGGTGCTCTTGAACTGCTTACGCCAATGCTTCGTGATGTCTGCGATGGTTTCGGGGACAGACTTGCCAGCCTCCACCCACCGAAGGATTGCATCGGGAGAGCCGTAACCCTTCCCGAATCCCAGATTGACCAACAGGTCAACGATGAAACCCACCTCTGGTGGATACCGGACATCACGCATCTCAAACAAGTCGTCAATGGGGGCAGCGGTACGGGAACCTTCCGCCCACTCCAGCCAGCCGTCCACCGAGTCGGGGACGAACGCCTTCTTCAGCGTCTCCTCAGCTGCGCTCTTGTGGGAGGACATTTCCTCAGACTTGCCCTTGGAGGTCATCTCGGCCACGAGCCACTCTGCACCTGGGCCCCTGACCTTGTGGGAACGGCCAGACTTTCCGGGGAAATCCGCCCCTCCCCTTATGAAGTCAACCCGGCCCTTTGGGGTGTCGGCAAAAAACTCACCGAATCCCATGTGCTGCAGGGAGACCCCCCGTATTCCGCCGAGGGAATTCAGGAAAGCGGTATCCACGAGCACGGTCCCGTCGGGGGAGGTATAGTGGTGGCCACCTCGGGATGCAAGACGGTTCATACTTATGTAGAACTCGCTGTAGGTATCGGGGATACCGAATTTACGAGTCGTATCAAATACGTGGTCGTTGCTGATACCCTTGTCTTCCAGGTACTCCGTTACATCGCTCATATGCGGTGACTGGAATTTAATATCCACACCGGGCTTCCTCGGGTCGCCCAGGGTGACCACGTAGCGGTCACCCGCCTTGTGGATCACGTACATGTGGCGGTCAATCTTCTTCTTCATGGAAGACTTTTTGTTTTTGAGACCCTCGGGCTTCGGCTCGTTGGTCTTGCCGTCGCCGTCGGCGTCTGCAGGGGGAGGGTTGTCCCCGTCCTTGGAGGTGAACTGGTGCTCTTCCAGTTCCTTGGGGAGCTTCTGCTTGGCGACTTTGGGGGCGTCCGGGTAGCAGGACAGAATCATGCGGGAATAACCGCACTTGGCGGTCTTGCTGTGCTCCTTGAGGAACCCGGTGATGCGCTCGTGCTTCGCTGCGCGACGGCTGTGGAGATCGTAGGTGATCTCACCGATGTAGGACTTCAGGTCCGAGCAAGCCGTGAGAGAAAGACGAGCGACCTTGGAAGGGAACCCGTACATGCCGTTGGAGGGGCTCTTGCGCTTCGCGGCGGTCTTGTTCTCTATGGGAAGCTCAAAGACATTTGCAGACTTTTCGGAAGCCACTCGGGGACCGACACTGGACATAGCAACCAGGAGCAACTTGGCGGTCTTGCTGCCGCGCTTCGCGTGGGTCTTCAGGAAGTCCACGCTGCGCTCGTCCTTGGCGTAGATGCCCTTTGCGAGCTTGGTGGCATATTTGGTGGACTTGCGGATCGTGGCTTCCACGTCGCGCTGGGTGCCCTTGGTGTAGCCGTAAAGACCACCAGCAGCGGTCTTGTACTGGTCCTTGACCACTTCCCCATACTGCTCGTTCATCTCGTTCCACTTGTCCTGGAACTCCTGAGACTGCTGGTCGAACCAAGCCTGCCAGTCCTTGCGGCCCTGTGCACCCTCAGCCCAGCCTTCCTTCATGCGAGCGGCGTCGGCCTTCTGGCGGTCAGCATCAGCCTGTGCCTCGTTGGCTTCGGCCTCGGCCTCCAACTTCTCGGCCTCCTGCTCAGAAGCCATGAGGGGCATGTGGGTGACCTGCTTGCCGCCCTTCTCCGCGAGCATGACACTCACTTCGTAGGGCTTGCGAGCCCGGAAGTGCTTGGCTGCAATCTGCTGTGCCTCGTACGAGGTGTCAGCCATCACCACGACCTGCTGTCGCTTGTAACGGGCTATATAAGTGTTGTCGCCCGAGCCAATGGTGTCAGAAGCCGACTTGTGGGTTTCGATGGGGAGTAGCATTTTCGGATCTCCGTGTTCGGAATAATAACAGTTATAGGAGAGTTATCGACTCAAACAAACACGTCGTATCCGACGCTGCCCGTTATGGTCGACCCGGCTTGGACCGTGAATCCAAGCACGGTCTTGTTGGTGATTCGGAAAGGAGCGAAAACGTCCGAAGTGACCTGCACCCTGTAAGAGGTGTCAGAAAAGGCTTCCGCGAAGGTCACGGTCTTTTCGGTTTCAGCGGTGAAGGTGAGGGTGCCGTTGACGGCTGAGGTGAGTGACAAGATGGTCTCCACTTGCGACATAGCGGAGCTGATGTCCGCCGTCACAGACTGGGGTATCTGGGTGTACGGGGAAATGACAAAACCGTAGGGGTCCTGTATGTCCCTGACCGATATGACACCAGTTGAGTTGGAGGATATGGTGAACGTGTACAGATTGGGGGAAACCCCAGACCTGTACACGAACTCGGACTGTATGAGAGAGGCGGTCATTCCCCTTCCATCCCGAATGTTTCAAACCCCAGCTTGGTGAAGTAGGCTTTGAGGTCTTTTATGGCTCGGGGGTCTTTGGACCTGACGGACACAAAGTCGAACCCAACCTTCAGCCTCAGGTCAGGATACTTGTCCTGAGCCCACTTGAACTGACGTTTTCTGGCAGTCCTTATGATCGAAGGGAGGTTTATATGACTGCCTCCCCCGTGCATATAGACAACCATTTTGTACTCAGGGACCATGTTCTCAGCGAGCCAGCGACTCGCTAACTTCTTGGCCATAAAAGTGGTTTTGGTTTCGGACATACCTCGTTTATCCTATACCGGACAGTCCGTATAAAAGACCAAACGTCACCCCAGGACGAACACCATGGGCTCGGTCTTCTTGAGCTTGTCGTCACTCTTCAGAACGTTCAGGTTCTGGGATAGGTGCGTGAACACCTTCTGGTACAGTTTGGATTCTGCACCCGGATAGTCCTTGATCTTCTTCAGGGACCTGTAGAATCTGTGCCTGACGAAGCCCTGCGAGGCATTGAGGGACCTTGCGACTTCGCTCTGGCAGGTGGTCAATAGCATCAGCCTCATGATCTCTATGTCCACTGGGTCGGACAGGACCATGTTCAGGAATTTGGCCAGTTTCTTTTCTTCGTATTCTGGAAGCTCTATGAGGTACTTGATTCTCTTGGAAGCCCTCTGGAGTCTGTAGCAGATGGTGGGCTGGCTGACACCAAACAGCTCAGCTATCGCTGCCTGCTTCACCTCGTGGAAGTAGTACAACTCCACGAAGTCGGCTTCCCTCGGGGGGATTCTGTGCAGCACTTTTCTGATTTGGGATAGCTGCTCGTTGTTGACTTCTTCTTTGTCTTCCGGGGTCTCCCCATATATCTCGTGCAGCCCCCTGTCGGAGGAGAAGAATTTCTCTATGTCGGAGGGGTCCATGAAGACGTGGGAATACCAGTTGCTAGGCATCGTAGGGCTCCAATAGGTAGTTGAACACGACCCTCATGGTCTCCATGGACCTGAAAGAGAAGTGCACACAAGAGCTGGTGGAGCCCTTTATCTGTATTACCCCGACTATACCTTTGAAGGGACCTCCAATGACTCTGACTGGCTGTCCCTTCTCAAGTTTGGAGGATACCATTTCCCCCAGTTTGTTCTTTATTCCGGCTATGGCTTGGCCGTCAACGGTGCCATAGGTGTTTCTGCCCTGGGAAACTGTTCCGGATATGTACTCGCTATTTATGAGGGTTGCCAGAGCGTCTTCGGGGATGGACTCGTGGACGAAGCAGTACCCTTCCATGACGTTCAGGACGTGTTTGGAATTCTTGGAATTCAACACCGCATAGGGTATGAATATGAGGTCTTCTTCTTCGTCTTCAAGGTGAGCTATGGAGCACAGAAATTCCAGAAGCGAGCCGTAAGAGGCTAATCTTTCCCCTTGGAAAGAAAGTTCAAGAACTATCCAAGACTCCCCTTTTGGCATTTATGTTGACCCCTCCGAGGTGCACCTGCAGCAGCTTAATAAACGTAGCTCTGTCTAAAGACTTAGTCTTGACGACCGGAACAGTCAGGGTATCATACCCGCCTGCCCCATCTTCGATTTTCTTGACTGCTTTGGGCTCGATATACACCCCACCTGAATTAACAGAAGGGTGGGACACCTGCTTGCTCTTCTCGTAGTCTACCAGTTTTTCGGGGGTCTTGTCTTCCCCCTTTTCTCCCTTATTTTCGCTGGTGTCTCTTCGAGGTGTCGGGGCAGTATTGACGTGGGGGGTGAAACCCACGCAGTCCAATACAAAGGAAGAACCAGAAGACCTGTTTGGAGGTGCGGCGAAGTGCTTGGCGACCTCCAACAGAGCCTGTTGGTGGTTCACGCCGATCTCCCTGAGTTTCTGGAGATCCCAAGACGTCCGCTTCGGCGGAATTCCCAGACTCGACCTATAGGCCAGCATCGAGGCTTCCGAAAGCCTCTCGTACGAAACCTTTGGGCCAAGGTCACGGGACACGGACTCGGCCAACTCGAAGCATTCTGGTTTGTTGTCCAGGAGTATCTCCTTCAACAGACTCAGGATGACTTCGTTGGTATCGAATTTGAAATACGAGCTGACTGCCTTGTCGTCCACGACCCTGTTGCTGACGACCGAGACCCCCTCCAGGGTCTTCAAGGCATCGCGGATGTGACTCTTGCTGATCTCAGCCAAGGTCAGAAGGGCAGTCGGCTCGTATTTGATACCCTCCAGCACACAGATGGAGGCCAACCTATCCGAGATCTCCTCAAACGATGTGGGTCTGATGGTGAAAGCAGGTGCGCATCTGGAGAACACGGTCCCGACCATCTTGTCTGGTTCCGTGGTGCAGAACAGAATGACGAGCCTCTTGTTCTCAGACCCAGGAACATTGTCCTCCATGGGCTTGAGCAGGACGTCCAGTGCGTTCTTGGAGAGTCGGTGGCAGTTGTGGACCAGCACACCTCTGTTGGGGGTGGGGCCTGAACCAGCAAAAAAAGAATGTGTCCCCTCCACGGTCACATCATATACTGGAGCGCGAAAAGGTTCAGATTTGTTCGTCAGTCGAGCCAAAGCAGTTTCCTTTGTAAGCCATAGAAGGGTGCAAATATGGGGTAATTATTTCCCCCAATGCTCGCGCGCTTTTTACATTGAACCTTAGGTAAGGATAACCTTTGGAAAATGCTAAAATCGGTTCCAACCCGAATCTCTCTTTCAGGAATGTTACCAATAATTCGTTCTCTGGAATCCCGAATCCACAAGTGTGTATACAGGCACTCAACAGTGCACCACTTTTGGTCCTCCTACCAATTGATCCGTCATCCATGAACCAATAAGCAAGAGCTAAAGACTTATTGACCCCACGAAGATTCCACCACGTCGTCCTGGTCTGTCAGATCTTCTACTTTCACCCAGCCACGGTTGGAGGTGTAAAGCTCCTGACCGAGGGTGACAGTGATCTCGACCCCGTTATCGAATTCCAGAGTAATGACCTCGCGTTCACCGAGGTCAAACCAATCCGTTATGGGCTTCCAAATTTCCCTACCGGTGTCAGGATCGAAAGACAGAACCTCCCCAACGAATTTGGAATCCACTATGTCTCGAATGGACCGGAACCCGTCACGGGTCAGTAGAACGGTGTCCTCAGTGAAACACTCGTCTATAACGTAGACGCGCCGGGAACCGCTCAACGTGCTGTAGTTGGCGTCCTCGATAATCCGAGCGAGGTCGTCCTTCCCAGACTTCGTGGCGGCGTCCAGTTCTTCGAAGCACTCATGCCCCTGTCCATTCAGCAAGGACAGGCAGGAGTTGCACTCGTCACAGGGAGCACCTTCTACGGGCTGGTGACACAGAAGGGCACGGGCCAGAATTCGGGCAAGAGTGGTCTTGCCCGAACCGTGCTGGCCGCAGAAGACATAAGATTGGTGGAACCCCTTGCCTTCTGAAACGTATTTCTTGAGTATGGACACAGTGGTGTCCTGACCCAAGACCTCTTTGTAGGTCTTGGGCCTGTACTTCGTGTCGAATGCCATGGGGGCCTACTGCGCGGAAGGCAGCAAATCTGCCACATCTTCCCCAGCTTCCGATTCCTCTCGCGGGAACCACATTCCGTACCGCTCCACGTTGTCGGAGTACGCGGCGATGTCGGGCTTCGCCACGGTGTACTTGATGTTCCCAGACTTGGGGTCCTCGTCCACCCTGCAGGCACAGAGGAGGTGGTCCAGAAGGGCTTCCTTCTGTCGGGAGGTCAGTTCGTTCTCCCACTGGTCTGCGGCAATTTCGAGCACGAACTTATAGTCGGTGTTCCCGATGGCATTGGCGATGGCCGCAACCTTCTTGGAGTTGCCGAGGACGACCTGACCACCAGCCTTTCCCGCCTTCTCGCGGAAGACGATCACGATCTCGTCCACGCATAGAGCTAAGTCGGGATGATTGGTGGCAACCAGAGCCATCATCTGCTTGTGGATATCTTCGTTGGCTTTCCAGATTTCAACTGCCATTTTTTCTCCTGAGTGGAAGCCGTATAATACCGACAGGGGGAGGGAAACTAATCCTTGGGAACCAAACCGTAATACCGCGATTTTGTGGGGAAATCTGAAACCCGAAGGAACTTGTGCTTTGTCACGCGCCCCTCGGACACACGCGCCACGAATCTGTCCCCTGCGGGACAGTCGCAGTACACAGACATAATCCTACCGCCCCTGTAGATCTGGGCTTTTCCCATACCACCACATCGGGCACAGAATCCGGACCCGTGGCTGCGTTTAGTATCTGCCGCCATCTTCTTCCGGTGGGTTCATCTTCAGCCCCAGCACTTCCGCGATCTTCTCGGCTGCGTTCGAGTTCTCCGCAATCGCTCGGCCAGTATCTCCGTAGACTCCTCGCAGAACCTCGTTGAAGGTCGGGTCATTGACCGTGAACAGGTCACGCTCGATTCTCTCTCTGACAGCTATGGGGTCGAGGTTGAGAAGCTCCAGAATGGTGTCCACATCCAGTGAACCCTTTGTATACAGATTGTATAGAGCGTCGAAGGTGTCTCGATTGTCACGGAGTGCAAGCCGGGTGAACGACAGGGTCGGTACGACGACGTATTCTTCACCGTCGTCGTCCTCCTCTACGAAGCCCATACGTGCGCACATGGGCTTGAAGAACTGGGTCTCCACCAAGTCCTGAAGCTGCTCCCGGAGGAGCATATACCGAGTGTTGATAACTTCCAGATTGATCCGGTCGCCCGAATAGCTGGACTCCCCAGACAGCAACCCTTCTGTGACTCCCAGACCAGAGTACAACTGCCGGTCGGTGAGGTCGTATTCACCACTCAGGTCCAACAGTCTCTGGTCTGCACCCATTTCCTCCCAGTTGATCTGGAAGTTCGCGATGATGCTGTAATCCGGGTCCTGCAGCGCGTTGTCCACCTGCTCTCGCAGAGCCTCCACGTCTGCCACGTCCATATCCTCACCGAACACGACACGGATCGGGGTCATGTGGCGGGAGGCGATGCTGGTCTGTGCCTGACGCAGCTTGTCCCGGTATACGAGCGCCCTCATACACCTCTCAAGGATGGAACGGCCACGGGGCTCATAGTCTGACTTCTTGTTTGCCAGATAGTAGATGAAAGACCCAGCCATCGGGTCCGTGTTGAGCGGGATGTTCCCGCCCTCAACGACGGCTTTGACCACCTCAGGTGGCATGGACTCCACGATACGCTTCGCGTTGGGGTCCCCCTGCTGGTATTTGTCTATGATGTCCCGAGTCTTGGAGTCGGGGATAAGCTCGAATATGCGTTCGTCCGTGAAGTTGAACGACTCCATCTTGACCTGCTCTGGAGGAAGAACCCGGATGCTGGTCCACCCCTTGTAGTTCTTCTTGAGCCAAGCAACGGCCCTCTCGTCGGCGTCCTCTCTGTCCACCCACTTTTCTTCCGCTTCTCCGGATTCGAGCAGAGTGCGCTGGAGCTGCTGGCGTATGTCCCTGGGCATATCCGGGTTGGCGTCTTCACACCATATGTTGACCTCACCTATGAGGTTCCGGTCGTGTGTGATGGAGATCAGCCTGTCGAGGAGCTTGATATTCTTCGCCCACCTCTCACAGAACTTGGTTGCGGCAACAGCTATGTCCCGGTTCTTGGCGTGGGCCATACCGATCCGGACCTTGCTGATTGGCAACTCCGTGTGGAGGTCCACAGCCTGACCGACGAACGGCTCGGAGTTGTAGAAGAACCTGTAGTAATTCCACTGCTCGTGGAGAGACTGAGGAAGCTCCAGAAAGTCCGTGCTGAGTTCCGGGGAGTAGAAGTTGCCCCCCGCCCCCTCTACTGACCCGCCGTTCCCGGCGCTCATACCACCGTACGAGGCGGTCCTGGTTCGCATCATGGAAGCGGTGACTTTGCGGGGCTTCCCGGTCTTGGCCTTCTTCTTGCCGTCGCCGTTTCTGACCTTCTTGACGGACTTGCCCTCGTTGTTGTCAGACATCAGCCTGCTCCTTCATGCCTTTGAGCCGCTCAGAACGTCTCTTCTTTCGCTCTTCACGCCTCTCCTTCCACTCCTCGTGTGTCTCCCTTTCGGGTGTGGTCACTATGCCCTTCACTCCCTGGAGCGCATCGAGAGCCTCTGCCAGCCTTCTCTGGGCTATCCTCTTTTCCAACCTGGAAGCCGGGGAATTTCGGACAATACGCAGAGCTTCCTCCAGATTGGAAGAAGCCGTACGAGCCAGTTCTTTTATCCGGGAGTTGAGGTTCTCTATCTCTCGCGCCTTTTTGTCCAATTCCCGGTCCTAATACTTGAGGTCTATGCAGAGTCGGTTGTTGTTGGAAGAAGAGGGTATCGCGGACACTATACCTACAACCTGTGGACTCGAAACCCCAGCTGCGGCGAGGTTGGCGTCCGAGTCGTTGCAGAGGAGTCCGTTCTCGCTGATTTTCAGGTCTTCGTTGAGGGTGTAGGTTATGGACCCCCCGACCCTGTCCCCGGCCCCGTCCAGAGCGACCGTCTCAAAGACCTTGAAGAAGGCACGGACCCCTCCTTCCACCACGGTCATAACGTTGTTGCCTCCCACGGGGCTGCGGTTCTGCTGGCCCAAGAAATTCTGGGGAGAGCCGGGACCGTTCCCATACGGGGGGATAAGCTCATAGTTTTCACTCTGGAAGAGGAGGAAACCAGCTGCCTGGTTGCCGTCACTCACTTCAACGGTGAAGTCCTGATCGCCCGTGACGTATTGGACGAATGTGCCACCCCTCCAACCGCTGGTCCTGAGGTTGGGTCCTACGACGACCGGAAATCTGTCACCGGGGAACATAAGTTCCACGTCACCAGCGTCGTCCATACTCGAATTTTGGGTGTACGCCACGGCAGTTCCTCCGTTAACGGGGTTTATAATAACGCTGGGGTTTATAATAACGCTAACGTTTCTGGCGCGAGGAGTGGCTCCCGAATCCGCTCCTCCCCGACTTCTTGGCGCTCCTGCCGAACGTCGGGGTTTTGTTCCCCACACCTGAACGCACAGGTTTGCCTTTGCTGTTGCGGGACCCGGTGACCTTCTTGACCTGCGTAGAATCCTGAGAGGCACACCACACCATACGGGCTATAGCATCAGACATATCGTCGTGCTTGCCTTCGATGTTGGGGGCCTGGACCTTAACGATGTATTTGCTGACGACTTCCTGCTCCAGTTCCAGCAATTCCTGTATGTGGGGTGCGAAGTCTTCGCCGTCAGTCAGGGGCCAGTTGTACATCACCAGCCTCTGGTCCATCATGAGGGACTTGAAATTCTGGTATATGTTGCTGCTGACCTGACGAGAGTGGTACAGGGATTCGAGGTTGGTGAGCCCCCGCTTCTTCAGCGCCTGCTCCATGGGGATTCCGAGCCATTGGTCGAACACCCCGTGGACTATGTAGAACCGTTTCGTGAAATTGAAGATCCAGTCAGCAACGTCGTCGAATTCCAGCCTGTCGTACCCCTCGTAGTCGCCCTCCCCGGCTTTTATCCTCTCAACGAGGTCCAGGACTATCTTGCCGTCAGGTGTGTTGTGACCTATTGCTATGGCAGAATAGTCACCCGCAAGAGCGACGTCGATTCCCATGAAGTGGGGCGCAAGAGCTGGTGCCCTGTGCCTCGGACGCAAATCCGGGTCGATGCAGTCGGTGAGGTCCTTCTCGCTGGTTATCCAGCCCCTCGTTCTGTCACTGAATACGGCACCGAACTCGGTGAAGAAGACGTTGGGGTCTTTCAGGTAGGAAGCGACGAAGGTGTTGGCTGGAACGGTGGGGTTGACCTCCCAGGTCGGGGCCTGAATGCAGATAAGGTTGTCCGCTGCCTCGTTGTCCCCAAATCCGAGTTGGTACTGCTTGTAGAAAAGGCCCTGACGCCCCAACGGTGACGAGATCATGATGATCCGGCCTTCGTTTTCCCCTATGGGGCGGGTTTGGTTGTTGGGGTCCTTGGGGGAGAAGGTACGAGTACTCGGCTCAACAGCTTGGTACACCTCGTCGGCTGACGCCTGCCCCTTCTCCCCGAAGTGGGCAACCTCGTCCAGAGCGACCAGAATGTTGGCACCACCACGGAGTCCCTTTGCAACGCAGGAACGGAACGTCACGTTTATCGAGTACCGGGCCTTGGGGTTGTCCCTGTAGGACCCGTAGTTCTCGATGTCGAACGGGGTCTGGAAGGTGGCGAAGCTCTGGGTTGCGTTGGCCGCATAGGGCTTGAAGAAGTCGCACTTCTGGAAGTGCCCGGAGGCTTCGCGGTACAGCAGACCCGCTTGGTCCCGGTCGGTTGCGACGGAGATCAGCTGGATCACGTTGGACTGAGAGGACCCGTAGTATTTCTGTGGGTTGCCCTTGAGTAGCAGCTTGTAGGTCTCGTAGGCTACGATACAGGACGTGATCAGGGTCTTGCCACTACGCCTTCCGACACTCAGTACCATTTCCCGACGTTGCTTTCCGGGAACGACTTTGTCTATGTTGCACCTGCCCTCGCTGTGGAGGAACTTCAGGTACCCAGCTTCAGTCATGAACTGAGGGTTTTTCCTCCTGAAGTTTGTCACCACTATCCTGAACTTGTAGAACCCGTCTTCGTCCATGAGAACGGGGTCGTATTCGGGATGGTTGGGGGGGACGGGCTGGTCGAGGGGGTAATCGTGGGGGTTGTCGTCCAGCTCCATCCCATAATGGGCCTTGATTATGACCCTCTGCACAGGGAAAAGGCGGAGACTCAGACCCCAAGGAGCCTCGATATAGGTGATGGGGTCTACAACGTCGTCAGAGTCCGAGACAGTTCGACCCACATTCGCCGCTATATCGGACAGCCGCATATTCAGCTACCCTCGGAGAGTTTCTTTGCCTCTGACTGCCAAGCTGGCTTGGAGATGGTGTCCGAGAACTTGTTGAAGATCGTCTCTATGTGCTCCTTGCGGGTCCCGGCGTCCACCATGCAGTCCTTCATGGTGGAAAGGATAAGGGAGAACAAAGCGCCGAACTGATCGGACTCCATATCGACAGTCGAGTCCCGAGAGATCTTCTTGCGGGCCAACCAGGCGTCTGCCATAGACTTGAGGACTCTGGACTTCTTGGCCACGGTCTGGGTGGGGTTGAGTCCCTTCCGAACCTGTTCCTCTATCTCGAATTCGAGAGAGGCCACGTCTGCGGCCATGGACTTCATTATGGCTTCGTATACCGCATCGCCCTCTGGGTTTTTGCGAGCCGAGTGCACGACCTTGTTGTAGCTTATGTGCAAGTCCCTAGCCTGGGAGACGGCTGCGGCGTTGGCGTTGACCGGGGGCAGTTTGTTCTGGCCTCCGGGCTTGCCCTTCATGACTATGACGTCGCCGGATTTGGAGAACTGTATGAGGTCGTTTTCTACGTCCACCTCTTCTGGCTTCTTGTACATCTCCTTGCCAGTTATGTCTTTCACCTTGACCCTCCTGGTGCCAGGAGGGAGATTCTTCAGTATCCCCAATCTGTCAGATTTGGTCTGTAAGGACATTCGACACCTACACTATTTCGGCGGGTCCTATATAGGGTTCTGCACCCTGCAAAGAACCATCATTGGGGGTGAGGGTGAAAGCTCCTGGGGAGTACCCAGAAACCTTGAACACAGTCTCGTTTCCTTCCGGACCATAGGGACCGGATATCGTAACTGTACCCGCCGCTTCGGTGGCGGAGAAGCCAATCAAGGCTTCCACAGCTGTCGCCAGGGTGGCGGCAGAGTTGAACTCCACACCAAACGTGAGGATGTGGGGACCCAGCTGCAAAGTGGTGGTTCCGTCCACGTCACCGGGAGTCAAAGTCACCGTTCCGGTGGCTCGGACAGGAGCAGCCGTGGCTGTGGCCAGACCCTGCCTCGCCCCCATGCCGGGGGTTCCACCGGGGTTGTTGGTCACACTATTGGTGCCCCGACGGGGAGCCACTTCGATGAAGGTCTGGGACCTGTAGGAAGTGCGGGATATGACGCCGTTTCTGCCCTTGGAGGGGTCGCTTCCGCCCTTCTTGATGGGGGCTATAACGGTGAACGGCTTCTGGCCAGCTATAAGTTTGTTTGCCATAGTTGCCTCCAACTAAAGGAGGTTATAGGCAGTCCAACGTATGATCCTCAGACGAAGAAGGTCCTGTACAAGGAGGCCACCAAAGAGATCAAAGAAACCGTTATGCCTATGTAGGCGAGGTACTTGGACCTTTTGGCCATTTTGTAGGCATCCCCCAGATTGTCCCGCTTGGTCTTGTATTCGAAATGGTCGAGGGGGGTCAGGCCGGGGACGCGTTCGAAGAAGTCACTGCACTCCCGGTCTTCGAACACGTCGTCGCCCATGAGACGATGCTGGTACCACAGACACACCCCGGCATATTTCTGCTCGTGGTGGTTGTCCGGATACTTATTCCAGAGCCCACATCGTCCACACCTTGCCATCGACTACCTCCCCGCCTCGTCCAGACCTTGATCTTGAAGGAAGGTGTAGATCCCCTTCAAGAGGGTCTTCTTGTTCTTCGGGTTCAGGTACGGCTCGATGTCCGGCCACTTGGTGTCCTTCAGAGCTTCGCGGAGCGCCGTGTTGAAGTCCATGCCGTAGCCCATGAACTCACGCACGGTGTCCCCGTCATCGAGGTGCGTCACCACGTCCCGCATCAGCGACCGAACCTCTGCCGGATGGTTGTGGTGATGCTTCTTGAGATCATCCATCGACCCCGACAGGTCACCCACCGACCCCTTGCCTGACCAGACATCTGCCGCATGGGTCAACTCGTGGGCGAGAAGACGGTACAACTCGTCCTCGACAATCTTGCGAGGACGCATCTCAAACGACCGGGGGTCGAGGTGCGGGTTCACGAACACCCGCATCACCGGACCTTCGGGACGACGCTTGAGGAAGCCGCCGTTGAGCAGTTCGTTGCTGAACGGGTCGCGGTTCCGACCCGGCGTGCCCGTCAACAGGATCTCGACCACCACCTCATCACCCATGACGTTGGTGAGGGGCAGGTACTCCTGCGCCGTCACTCGACCGGGCTTCGGCAGTCCGTACTGGTAGAGCCGCTGTGCCAACCTCTTGGCGAGGGTCTTGATCTCGCGTGTGGGAAGCCGGATGGGTCGTGCAGCAGTCTTGAGATTGCGAACGGAGCCGAACGAATCGTCAAGACTCTTGCCCGACAAGTGGGAGTCCATCGACCCAGCCAGCACCGTGTTGGTGTGGCCCGTAGCGAAGTTCGTCCAGAAGTCGTCGTTGTTCATGGTCTCCTACTGGCCGCGCACGATAGACAGACCAACGGTGCCTGTCAAAGCTACACTGGCCTCGATGTCGAACCCGGAGGTTGTCTTGTTTGTCACCGCGAGGACGGAAGCCGTGGTAGGGCTCTCCAGCAACACGGTGTAGTCGGTGTCTGGCTGGGTCACATCGAACGAGTACGATTCGGAAGCCGAGGCCGCAAAAGCCACCTCGCCCCGGATACGAGGCTCAGACAGTGTGGGGGTTCCGCCACCCACCGTAGCAGTCGTGCGTGTGCTGGCGGTCAGTGTGGCAGCCACGGTATCGCTCAGCGTGACCGCACCCACAGACGAGTGCTGCACGGCGAGGGTCTGGTCCCCCGCCTGCGCCAGTGTTCCCACACTTGGGCAACTACTTATGGTGAGTGACCCGGCACCGACGAGATTCGACAGAATTCCACCTGCGCGGCTTATACCGGAGAGCAGGTACTCGCAGGTGGTGTCATTGGGGCGGTCTGAGGTGGTGTCGTAGGCGGTTTCGAAGTCGTTGGTCCACTCGACCCCGGCGACCGAGAACAGAGCGCAGTTGGAGACAGTCGAGAGGCTGGCACTGTCTGACCCACGCCAGGTGCCGCCACGAATTCTGATGTGTCCAGAGGCATCGGCTCGAACCTGGTACCCAGCTGCCCCAGCCGCCACGAGGTCGCAGTCCTCGACGGTTATGACTCCGTTGCCCACGAGGGAGCCCGAAGACCCGCCCCCGGTGAGGTTCGCACCCGATGGGGTCATGTTGCCCGGAGGCGTGGTGCTCGCTGCGAGGGTTATAGCGTTTCCACCTGATCCGGCGGTGATAGCCGTGAGGGTGACCACGTTCAGTCCGACCCCGGTTGCCTCTGCACTTACCAGAGAGGAGAAAGCGTTGGCCGAATCGTTGATGGCGTCTACGATCTCGGCTGCTATGGCAGCGTCGGTCATGCCGGAGACGGAGAAGTCGTTGCTCCCCGAAGTGCGGGTGCCTGCTGTCCCGGTGAGGGCAGTGCCGTTGATGGTGATGGAGTCTCCGGTGGCCAGAGGCGCGGCGTTCACGGTGACCGTACCGGAGGCGAAGGAATCCGCACCTATGATCCGGACACAGGACTGACCTGCAGAGGTGTTCTGTATGATCACACCTCGGAGCAGAACGTCCTGAGGAGTCGTGGCTATGGCAGCGCTGATCTCAACAGTGTCCGATGCCCCATCGTTGGTTATGGTCGCTCCACCCAGACCGACCAGATACACCCCGTCCTTCTGGATGGAAACGTTCTCGGTGTACACACCAGGCAGAATTACAACCAGGGAGGGGAGAGCAGCGCTGGAAGAGTCGGGAACCGCGTCGAGAGCGTCTTGGACGCTCGTATACGGGGCACCATCACCAGCTCGACCCACCATGTAGACTCCGGTGACATTCCTCAATCCTACAAGGTTCGGAAGCAGCACTCCAGATGTCACGACTGCATCGACGAACTTCATAGCTCCGTCGGTCGAATCGCGAGACACGGTGAGTGTGTCGCCGCTTCCCGGCTCGATCTGGAGTTCGTCTATAAGGAACGGTGGTTGTGCCATACTTCAGTCTCCCCTGAGGAGTATAAACCCCGGTCTTTATAGAGAGGATAACGATATCCTCTCTATAGGGAACACTGAACGTGGAAACTGGAGACAAAAGTAATGTACCGTTCTTACATAGTTTGGTTGGGAACTTGGGAGTCAAAAGGTGGGCTGTATCTGAATGGGTTCCACGTTTGGGATAAAAACGGGGAATGGGTGGGCGTGTATGAGACTCACTCCAGAGCCCGTGCTCACACTCAGTAGTTCTTCATATCGCGAAGTAACGCCTGTTGGGCTAATCCTCGCCTTCTCTTCTATCGGTGGCGTACTTCACTCCCATTATGGTTCCTATAATGGAAAAGGAGTTGGTGAGAAGTATTCCGAACATGCTGGACCAAGTGTTTGCAAGGAGCGCGGTGTCGGCAGGTTCCGCCCCAGTTCCGAACAAAGCGACAGCGTAAAGAATGGTGGTGACCGCCCCCACCCCTATTATGGTCGCCAGGGCTACCCTCACTATGTTCCCCATAAGCTCGAATTGGGTCCTCTTCTGCATGTAGTCGAGGTCCTGCTGTGCTTTCTGGTAGGCCGAGTCTATTTCCTCTTTGGCCTCCTTTTCAGCCCTCTGAGCTTCTTTGGCCTTTCTTGCTTCTTCCTCGGCTTTGGCCAGTGCGTCTTCCAGCTGAACTTTGGATTGGTCTAAGTCCTGTTGGGCTGCTATCAGTTCTTTGTTTTGAGCTTGTACCTGCTTTGTAACAGCCAGCCTTCTTTCCCTGGTTTCTTTATCCGCTTTGGTAGCAGACTCCAGGTAGGACCTGTAAGAAGCGCTGTCCCCTGGGTCCAGCACCTTCAGTATATTTCCTTCCAACCAGACGGAGTCCTTCTGGGCCAGAAGTATGAGGCTGGTCCAAGCTTCGTCGGGGAAGGAAACCGAGGGAGGCATCAGGAGTAGACCTCAAAAGAGGCGGAGCGGTCCATGTACCCCTGGTAGTCCTCCCTGAAAGCCTCAAGCCGGGGCTCTATGTCGTCAGACTTCACAATCCAGAATTGTGCACCGACTGACTTTGCCTTCTCTATCTCCATCTGGTCGGAGGAAGAGGATATAATACCTATCACGACTCCGTTGCCGTAGAGTTCGTTGATACGCCTGACGAGTTCTATGCCGTCGAAGCTCGAACCCACAAGATTCAGATCCACGAACACGCACTCTGGGCGTCCGGTTGGGTCCTGGTGCCAGTCCTTGAACAAATCCTCAGCTTTGTTGGCCGAGTTTATGGCCTGCAGATTCAGGACTATGTCCAGTAGAGAACAAGCGTCTTCGAAAACCAGATGGAACAGGTTCTCGTCGTCCACCAGAAGTATGCTCCGGATCATCAAGAAATCCTCACTTTTATTTCTGTGCCGCCCTCTGGTCTAACCGAGGAAGAAACAGAGAACCCGTGTTCGTTGAGTATGGCTATGCAAATATTGAGCCCCAGACCCATGCCACTTTCTTGTTGTCCGGCCTTGCGGGTGTAGGGCTTGGAAAATTCGAGGAATTCCTCTTGGGACATCCCCCTGCCGTTGTCCAGAACGGCTATGTGATGCTCGTCAAATTTGGTGACCGTCACCATTCTGGATGCAGAATCGTTGTACTTCAGACCGTTTCTTATGAGGTTGTCCAGAGCGGTGCAAAAAAGAGGCGCATTGACTTCGAGGGTTGGGAGGTTGTCGTCTATTATGACTTCGCTCTTGTATTCCACCGTGTCCAGATAGTCCCTCAGGATCTCTCCCACGTCGTGGGGCTTGGTGTTTATCTTGGACCCAGCCTTCACGAGGTTGGTGAACTCGCACACGCCAGCGTAGACCTTCTGGGTGTGTGCCAGCCCTTCCTTGAGCATCCGTAGCGGGGCGTCCAGGCGCAACGCCCCGACCAGCGTTTGTGGGGACACCTCGCCCTTGTCGTTGAAGACGCGAATGGTCTGGTTCTTCTGGGCCTGCTCCAAGCGCCGCTCCAGCGACTTGATGCCACGGGGGATGTAGGTGTTGATCCCCGAGTGCATGTCATGGCGTAGGATCTTGGCCGCGTGCTCCAAGTAGGTGTTCTTGTGCTTCGTCTCTTCCAGTGCTTTGTGGAGGGCCGCTTCTTTCCTGCCGACGTATTTGCTGCCTATGAAGAAGGTGGCGTAAACGTACAAGAGAGAACAGAAGGTCAAAAACAGGATGGGGGGAACGACCTGGAATTTCGTCAGGAACTCGGAGGTGGGTTTCCACCATGGGTCCACGTGTTCATACAGGAACGAGTTGGCAGAACGCCACTCCTCGTCCCGGATTTTGTCCCATTCTTCAGATGGGATGGGGACACTCGTGCAAGAACCGAATATGTCCTTCACTTCGGTTCCGTCACCGTCGGTCACGAGGGTCCTGTAGGCATAGGTCATACCGTCTGAGGACGGGGCACAGGAGACGTCATTCGAATTGGAGGGCAGGAGGTTTTCTGGATAGGTGGCCATGAACCCGCTTCCGGATTCTATGGTGACACCGTATCTGTACATCAGCCCAGCCCCCACCAGAGGTGAGTCGGTCGTGGTATCCACGAACTGGATGTTGCCCTCGTATGTCCCGTCCCCATCCTCGTCTTGGAGTTCGTTCCAGCCTTCATCGTCGCAGTCCCCACAGAGCGGGGTGGTGACGAACACCGTGCTGAAATTCGACACGGAGCACCGCATATCCACCACAAAGTGGACCTCCCCTGGGTCCATCCCCTCAGCTTCTTGTCCGAGGTCAGGGGTGAATTCACACTTGTCAGGGGGCTGAACTGGTCGCTCTACGAAGGAGTAAAGTGACTCGCCAAAGAATTCGGCCAAGTATAGACCCTGCCAGCAAAGCACAACAAAGCACAGCCAGAACATCCCTTGGTGGGGTGCCGGAAGTGTGGCTACCAGCTTATGTAGGTTGGAGATCTTCATGGTCACAATTCACCGAACTTATAGATAGGTCAACGGACCCGGACCAGCTGGTAAAGTGAACCAAAGGAGAACCCATGAGCTGGCTCAAAAAGAGGCATTCGCTATAAACGATAAACAGGAAGAAGTACCAGAAGACCAGATGAAGTGGTACGTCAGACGGGTGAAAGGGGTGCTGGACAGCATCCTTTCTATATAAAGATAAGCACAGGCTCGAAGGTCTGTATAAGGTTGTATGACCCCAGAATTCAGAATGCTGACCCAAGAGCTTCCAAGGGAGAAGGTACACTCCCACATGTTGGACCTGATAATCAGTGGCAAGGCGGGGCCCAAGGAGATAGCTGGGTACTTCCACATACCTGGAATAGGGTTCCACAGGGCTCTGTACACTCTCACCCTGCACCAGGCAGAGTACGTGATGGCGGGGAGGCAGAACTTCGTCGTACCCCCCGCCATGCAGACAGCCTTGGCCAACACCTCCTTGGAAGGTGTATCACCCTCTGAGATCAGAACCCCGTACCCGAACCAGTATATCGCCCTTCCTGAGGGGAAGACCAAGATATGGGGAGGAAACGAAACTCAATGGCACCAAATTGAAGGTGTGTACGTGAGGTTCAGGAGGGGGGTGGACAGGCACTACGCGGGGGAAACCACAGAACCCAAGCCTGCCCCGCCAAACGATCCGGGGTGCGTTTACCTGTACCTCTGGGGGCCTGAGAACGAGAGGTCCACCCACGTGGGCGATGACGCTTCAATGTGGATGGTGTTGGACCTCCACGAAATGGAAGAAGATAGGTACGACCTCGAAACATACCTGAGGGTCATGTTGGACGACCCCAAGAGGGATTCCACTCTGGAGGATATAGAGAATCCAGAGGTAATGAGCAAGCTGGGTCTGGTGACCGAACTGCCAGAAGGCCAGGAAGCTCGAAAGCACATCATAGACACGCTTCGGATCGTGTTTGGAACCTTCCTCTACATGGACAGCTCAGACCCGGTGCTGGAGCTGGACCCAGCCACGGAAGACAACGCAACCAAGATTAAGGCTCTGGAAGACTCCCTGAACAGGACAAAGGACCCCAAGAGGGGGAAAGGGAAGAAGCTCCAGAGGAAACTGGACAAAATCCCCAGAGACGTGGTGACCTGGGTTGGGGGTATGTCCTGGGGAGGGCCGACCGAGGGTCAGCCGGGGGATAAGGGTTCCCCAAGAAGGCACTGGGTTAGGGGACACTGGTGGCCGAAGAAGGCCACCATCAAGAACAAGCTCAACCGCAAAGAGCAGGATATAAAGTCCCTGACTCTGGAAATCGAATCTGCGTCCGATACCAGAAAAGAGTATCTCCAGTGGAAGGTGGAAAAGTTCAGGGATGAACTGCTGGAACTGGAGGAAAAGCTCAACTCCAAGCGGAGGTGGGTCATGCCGTATATGAGGGGGACCAAGAACCTGGAGAACAGCAGGACCTACATAGTGAAGTAATCCCCCCATAGAGGAGTTTCCCCACAAGGGGAATTGGTGTGGAAGAATTCTGGAAAGTCCTGTTGAGGGGACTGGCACCTATAGAAGAAAAAGAAGACAAACTCCCAGTCTTGGAATTTCTGGGAGTAATTATAATGGTTCTTGTCGGTATATTGTTGTACACCTCGCTACAACTGTGAAGAAGAAATACGGAGCAAGTAGAAAATGCGGTGGTACTACTTTCATAGAGAAGCAGACAGAGTGGTGCTCATGAAAGAAGGCGACAACATCCCCCCAAGACCAGAGGACGCCAACCCGGCAACGGAAGGCCCCATGACCCCCTGGTACCATACTGAAGACCACTTTGACGAAACCCACGTTCACGTCAAAGCTGGGAGCATAGGCCAAGCCTGTGAAAAGGTCTCCGCCCTATTGGCAGGGTCCACCAAGGTGGTGGTACAGACGACCTCCGGGTCGCCCCACACCATGGGTCCCGCCTTCTACTCCCAGGATCCCACCCTGTGAAAGGGGACATAGAAAGGAGATACTGAAGGCTTTTGTGCCAATAACATCGGAGAACGGTGCTATGGTTCCTTCGGAGAAGGAATACCCGTCGTGTTCTTCATCAGATCACCCATCCTCGTCGGCGTTGGCGTTCGTGGTGAGGCGATGTGACCATGCCCTCCCACTCGTGGCCGCAGCCCTCGACCTCGTGCGGACTCTCGACCTTCCGGCCCTCCCATGTCGGGTGGTCCTTCATCACGAGGACCGTCCCACCACACCGGAGGGTGGCCCGCATGTTCATGTCGGTGGTGTCGGGGTTGTGTGCCTTCACCACGATGTCCGTATACTGGTACTTGCCGCACTTCGGGCACTCATTGAGTCGTTCAGCCATCAGTCCTCCCCCAGTAGGGTCGCCAGAATCCGCTCGTCTTCGATCTCCGTGATCTCCGCTGCGACATCGCTGGGACGGGTCGTGAACGGGAAGATCGGGTCGTCGTTGAGCAGGTCTTCCTCGGTGACCTTGAACGATGACTTGATCGTGAGCGTGGTCGGCATGAAGACGGTCTTGCCGTCCTTCGTCTTGCGGGTCCTCTCTGGGTTGTCGATGCCGATGCCGTACTTCTCGGTGGCAGACCATCGGATGCGGGGCTTATCGTCAGACATCACTCACCTCCGAGTGTCGGGTAGGAAGACCCAGCGCCAACCCTTCGGCCAAGGGTCGTCTGCCGATACGACCCCCGCAGGGTAGTCGGTGCTTTGGAGGTGTATCGTCCATGCGTGTTTGGTTTCTACCAGCCCCCCGAAGATGAGTCTATCGACGCAGATCGCGATGGTGGCACGCTTCATCACGGACTCGCGGGGGTCGTCTTCTCGCCACTCAGACATCACTCACCCCGGTTCAAGATGTCACCGAGGGCGGCGTAGACCACCTCGTTGTCCAGATCCTTCTGGACCCGCTCACCGATGACGGACTCGGGACCGCCGAACATCGGACGCTGGGACTCCCGCGCCTGCCGCTTCCTCGACGGGGGTCGGGCCACGACCTCGACCTCGTGGCCTCCGCGACTACGGATGGTCTTCACGCGGCTCACTTGTCACCTTCCGTGGTGATCGTGTAGTCGTTGAGGTTGAACAGCCACAACTGGTCGCTCACGTTTCCGATCGACCCTCCGCCGTACTCGGTGTAGACCACCTCGTAGGTGTCTCCGAACGGGTTGTCCTCCAGAGGTTCAGGACGCTCGTGGGAGAGCCCCCAGAGCCCGTAGGCGGTCTTGAGCATGGCGACGGCCACCCGGTAGGGGCAGGCGTTCGCGTTCGGCCTGCGGTCCTCCAGGTACCCCTTGCCCGCCTTCGCGGTGGCGATGGGAATGCGAATCGAAGCGGTGCGGTCGCTGACCCCCCACTTGAACTCACGGTAGGAGCACGTCTCATGCTTCCCGGTGAGGCGCATCTCGATGCCGTCCCCGTACTCGGACAGGTGGTCACTGACTCGGAACCGGGCTTCTCGGCACCACGCGTGGATGGCGTGGATGCCCTTGCTGCTGTCGGATTCGCTGCCGTCATCAGAGACGGGATTCTCGCGCATCGCGGGGGTCGAGAAGTTGGTGTGCATCCCGGCTCCGTTCCAGTCACCGGGGACGGGCTTGGGATCGAGCGTGGCGTGGATGCCGTACTTCTCGCCCAAGCGGTACAGGAGCCAGCGGGCCATCCACAGATGATCCCCCGCCAGCGTCCCATAAGCACCAGGACCACCGACTTGGAACTCCCACTGGCCGGGCATGACCTCGGCGTTGATTCCGGTCAGGTGGATGCCCGCACGGGCGCACATCTCCATGTGCTCCTCGACCAGATCACGCCCCTTCACCTCGTCGGCCCCCACGCCGCAGTAGTAGGGACCCTGCGCTGCGGGGAACCTCCGATCCTCACCGAAGCCCAGCGGACGGGAGCCCTTGAACAGCGTGTACTCCTGCTCGTAGCCGAACCAACACCCGGTCGGGTCTTCGGCCTCCTCCTCGATGGCGTGCTCCACGTCACGGAGGCGAGCCCGGTAGTTGGACGGGTGTGGCTCGCCATCGGCACCGAAGACCTCGCAGAGCACCAGCAGGTGATGGCGGGGCTCTCCCGTCTCGGGACACGGGGTCCGGGGGCGAAGGGGGTCACGGAAGAACCGGATGGGCTTGAGCACGCAGTCGGAGGAGTCCCCGTCCGCCTGCATGGTGCTGCTCCCGTCGAAGGACCAGTCCCACTCGCCGCCCAGGTCCAGAACCCAGTTCGCGTTCGCGGTCGCGGACCCCAGCATCCGGCCTTGCACCACGTCGATGATCACGCGGGTCTTCGACCGGAGGGTCTGGGTAGGGGAGCCGCCGTCGATCCAGATGTAGGTGGCGTACAGGTAGTCGTATGCTTCGGTGCTCATTGGTCAGGCTCCGTATTTGAATAACTTGTAGAGGTGATAGACGACGTACCCGAATACGGCGGTGCACACGAACACACCCGTAGCCATGCCGAGAAGGAAGTGGATCACCCTGCTGCCTTGACCTTGTGGACGACCTCTCGCATGTGAGCGGCTTCGTTGGGGTCCATGTGACGTTCGTGGTCGCTCAGGGTGCCCTCAAACCACTTCACGATTAAGCCCAAATCCGACCGTGTGAGGGTGACCGTGCGTGTCTCCCTATCAGCGGGGGTGGCCGTGGTGTTGCGACCCATCTTCCGCGACAGGTGGTTCATCAAGCGCTTGCTCATGGCTTGTCCTTTCCCATCATCCAAAGGATGAAAAGGCATATCAAGATCACGATTGCGAGCTGGTATACCAAGGGGATAACCATGGCTTACCCCGAGTACCCGTCGCTGGCCCATCCCCCTCCCTTGAGAGAGAAGGAGGAACGAGAAATCAGCTTCTTGGTGTGTTTCTCGTCACACTTCTCGTTGGGGCAGGGCTGCGGTTCATCTCGCTCGCTGACTCGGAGCAGCTTTTCGAATTCAGCACCGCACTTGGGACAGCGGTATTCGTACACGGGCATACTTTCACCTATTGGGACCACACGTGCGGTACGGGGCAATTCTCCAGGTCTTTTGTGGAGAAGTCATGGGATTCAAACGAGGAGACCATCTCGGTAGGCCAAGCCGACCTACCACAGAATACCCTTGAGAGGGTGGGGTCAAACCAAGAACAATTGGGGCAAGAAGCACTTGGCCACACCTCGTTCTCTCTCCCCGCCCCCAACAAAGCGAGTCGCTCTCGCTCTTGGTCGGGGTCCTGAAGAACGGGGTCTAACACTTCCACAGAGTTTCCCAGCTGGGAAATCTGGTCCCTGAGTTGCCCCAGTTCCTCCTCGTCCACCATGACGGAGTGGACCGAGGTCCCTCCTGGGTGAGAAACAACAGGGTTCCCTTCCAGGTATAGTTGGAAGGTATGGGCACCCTCTATCTTGATCCTGTACAGTTCGAAAGCCATGAGGAATGGTACCCAAAGCCCTCATTAGATGAACTATAGTCGGGAAGAAGTATGGATGCAGAGGAAATAAAAAGACGACTCAGGGAAGCAGGAGTACCTGTGGACGGCTCTTGGAAGCAGACCGAGAGCAAGAAGGGAGTCATGCCCAAGATAGTCAAGGAACAGGCAGACGCCCTAAAGAAGATCGAAGGAATTCTCCAAAGCCAACTGGAGAAGGATAAGCAGACAGCAGCTGACCTGCATATAGCCCTGCAACGTATAAAGAACGGAGGGGGCACCAGTGGCTGACAAAGAATGGGTTACCATACAACCCAACCTCGACCCCATACTTGAGCCCATCAACGAAGTCGTAGAACAGATAGACTCTGTTCTATCCTTCCTGATAGCTGTGCTCAACATAGTTCAGGCCATTCTATCCATCATCAAAGTGTTCCTGGTCGGCCTATTGGACCCTATCCGAGCGATAGTGGAAGCCATCATAACTCTGATACGGAACATAGTCAACGACCTGAGGCAGATGGGCGTCTATATGACGTCAGACAAGAACCTGTTCCAGGCACCCTTCGAGGACCTGGTTGGGGGATACGACGCTTACGAGCGGAGGATGCTCGCCAGACTCCTTGATTCGACCGACCCCAACCGACCCAATTTTTCTACCTCTTCAGCGGTTCTTGCCCTGTTCGCCTACCGTTCTGCAGAGGACGCCGTATTCCTGCTGAAGCTCATATTCAAGATTATAGCGTTCTTCGGGGATAACTCTCCCGCCAACACCCGAATTTACCCCACCCCCACCACCCCAAGCATACTGTTTGGGCCTCAGGGAACTCTGAACTTCAGAAATCTCAGCAAGTCCCTGAGCGCCGAAACAGTGCCAGACAGCATCTCTATAAATTGGCAACAGCCCACAAACGGGAAGCTGTTCACCCCCGCCCCCAAGGGGTTCCTCATACACGTTTCCACCCTTCCGGACGGGTTCAACGTTCTGGTGAAGAGGCCGAAGTCGGAACAGTCCTCCGAGGTGGAAGACATAAGCAGTGACTTCCTGGTGGGGATAGACCCAACAACCGGAGGTCCGCTGAAGCTGTACGGAGGAGTGTGCGACCTGGGAACAGGGGAGAGGGCTCAGGATTTCTCAAGGCTGGAAACCACTGACGAGCACGGGGTGAAGTTGCTGCTGACTGTGGGGCAGAACACACCACCGTTCAAACCCTCTTTGCTCACCGCAGAAGAAAACGATGGAAAGCCCGTTGGTGGAGCCACTTACTTTGTGAAGGCGGGATTCTTTGCAAAGATGGGTGCCAACCAGTCCTTCAACGCCTTCCTCAGCAAGGACCAACTTCCGATGGGGATAGAGGTGACCGCGAGCCCAGACGGGAGTTCTGTGGTCACCACCTTCGACACCAACAAGTATTTCGTGCGGGTTACTGCCCTTTCCAAGGAATACGTGCAGGGTATCGGTATCGATTCCGCTCCCCCCGCAGCCCCGGTCCCCATAGGGAAGAACAACCTGCACCTCTACAATTTCAACTACGACAACATCCTGTCCCAGAAATCAGGTAGAGCGATTTTCCCCGACCCTCCTGGGTTGGAGATATCTTTCGAGGAGTTCACGAGCCCAAGCTCCCCCGCACAGGTCGCCTTCCCTTCCGCCTCAATGAAGGACTACATAACTGCAGTACAATCGGCGGTTATAGTGGCTATACTATGCAGGATAGACTTCGCTGAGCAACCCACGAACGACGAGGGCAACGCTTATTGGGCCTTTAACACACACCTGAAGGGAAGGCCCACCGGGTTGGAGGGCTCCAGAGCCATGTACCCAAGATTCGGGATAAACCCGAAGAAGTTCTACAGCACAGACGACGCCGTTTCGTTCAGGAGAAAGCTGCTTGTTGTGGTCCAGAGAGTGTCTCAGATACTCCTCGACACGACTCCCTCCAACGAGCTTATGGACTTGGTGTATGAGTCTGCGGACAAGCTGGTGAACTTCAAGTGGAACCAGGTCAAACCTGAATACCCGGAGCAGACCATACTGGAGTCGCTGTCTTCGAAAGACCCGAATTCGGGCATAGCCTCGAATCCAGCTGGGTGTGGTATAAGAAGCGGCAGTCTGTTCATGCAGGGTCCGTCGAGGGACGGAGTTTACGACACCACTCCTGGGTCTTCTGAGTTCATTTGGATGTTTGGTCAGGGGTCTGGAGACTGGAGTCCGGTGGTCTATTCCAAGACGAGCCCCGCGCTCTTCTCGGAGATAGACTTTGTGAGGAAATCCCTCCTGGAGTACGACGATGGGAGCGTTCTTCTGGCCGCCAAGGCTGTACTGCAGATAGCGGGAGCAAGGCTCAGCAGACCAGAAGGGGACAGCCAGTGGATAACGAAGAGGTTCTTCGAAGAAGCTCTGGCTCCTCTGGATGACGTTCTGGTCAACGTGGAGAAGATCCTGTTGGGGATATTGGACGGTCTGCAGGGTCTGATAGATAAGATAGTCGCGTACATAGAAGCCATACAGGCCCGGATATTCCAGCTGCAGGCTCTGATAGAGAAGATCAGAGCCCTCCTGAAGTCCCTTCAGTTCTTCGACCTTCCTTCCTTCAGCGGTCTGCTTCTGGTGGAAAACGGAACAAACGGGGTCATCAACGGACTGATTGCCTCGGAGAACAAACCAGAGGACTCCAGACTGACGTATGGGGCGGGTGCGCTGTTCATATTTGGTGGGCTCTCAGACATACTCTTGGAAATCTTGGTGCTCGCTTTGAGCGGAGGAGAAGACTGATGCCTTCTTTTGAGTGGGGCTCCACCTTCAGAGAGGGGCAGTGGAGGGTATTCAGGGAGTTCGTCACACAGGAAAGAAAAGACTGTGGGAACAGGGAGAAAATCATACTGGCCGAGCAGCGCCGGATAGGCCGGATAATCATCCTGTACGGAACGGACGAAACCAACGGACTCAAGACCGAAGAAAGGGTGGGAGTCCTGGTGGAAGGGGTTCAGGACTGCGCCATAGGAAAGTTGCTGAAGGCTTATGTGGCACTCGGTGGAAACCCGTTCGATATTTCGATGTTCTTGGTACCAAACCAGGCCAAGGTCTCAGACGAAGGAATACTGGTCGACGACCAACAGCCGGGGCTGGGTGTTGCCTATAGGGTGGGATTCTCCTACTCGTTCGCATCGGCGAACGAGAACTCAGACTCCAACCTGTCTGGGTTCAAACCCAGCGTGGTGGGTGGGGAAGTGGAAACCGGAGAGGAGAGGGTCTGGACACCCATAAAGCAACTTCGAGGTTGGACGAAGAAGGAGATGTACCAGAAGAGGGTGAGACTGGAGGAGAGGATAATAAAGCTCTCGGACTTGTACGAACAGCTCAACGAAGAACTGTCCGAAATAGTCCAAGCCACGAGAGGAGAGGGTATGAAGGCGTCCTACGACCCGGTTCTGTACTCGGAGAAACTGTGTGTGCAGTATCTCGTGTACATCATAGACAGCGCCTTCAGACAGCCTTCTTCCGACGGGACAGTGGAACCCTACGCTCAGCAGTCTTCGGAGCAGGACGGTTATCCCAACCTCGTTCTGGACAAGGAAACGGATAAGTTTCACACCCTCTGAAGTTCAGCCCTTCAGGAGGTATCGGGTCGCCACGCGGGTTACGATGTCCGGCATTATTTCCGGCGTCACCAGCTCCAGAACTTCTTCTCTGGACATTGGTACCGGAGTTCCAGAGGCGGCACCGGGGTTCCAGTTTGCGAATTTCAGGTTTTTCTTGGCGTCAAGAATAGCGTAGACGTGCTTACAAACCCAATGTTTGCCCTTGGGGTCTCTTACCACTGGCTTAGAGGCAGTTCCAACCGGGCGTCCATACAGGAACCCGTTCGACTTGGCCCAATGCTCTGGCCCAGACCAGCGGAAGAAGTTGCAGGTACAAGACACCCTTATGGGCATCTTGGCTATGGCCTTCACGTTCCCCTTCTTCACGCCCTTCAGATAGACCTTGTACTTGTCCCCCGTGGATCCGGTCACCTCGTAGGTGAGAATCTGCTTGGCGGGTATGATCCGGGTCCTTCTGAAGGAGATACCTTTGGACCTCTCCACAATCTCCGGACCACAATTAGCCATAACCTCGGATATGAGGGCGGCTTGCCTGGAATTGTAGGGTCGGATGGACAGGTACACCCTGCCCGGTCCGGTTTCGTGCCCCCCGACTATGACCTTCCTCGTCTTCCCGGTGTAGGTGCGGTAGGAAACCAGCCAGTCAGTTTCCCCGTGGGGAGAAATTACGTGGGCTGACCCCCACTCTATACCCTCTGGGTCCCTGGACTGGTCGTATATGACGTTGAGGACGAGGTTCTTGTTGAACCTCGTGGGCTTTCTCCTGCGAGCGCTGAACTTGGAGTAGTTTTCCTCCAGATTCTGCTTCATCTGCTGGGGGATGACTCTGGAGCTTGCGGGTGGGGCGTCTTCATACAGACCAAAGCCAACTCCCCCTCCTGCAGGAACCCCCTCCTTCTCGTCCGGAGAAATGGCGTAGGTCGTCGGGCCCTCAGCTCTGTATCCAACGTCCGGACCCGGTTGCTTTATCTCGTTGTTTGAGGGGTTTTCCTGGTCGTACAGGATTATGTCCCCAGCAGACTTGGAACTTTCCCACTTTTCCACCACTCTTTTGGTGGAGATACCCTTGTCTATCCACATGTGGGGTTTCCTGTCCATGGAGAGAGTGAGACGAGAGTATCCACCGTCAGACAGATGTACCACAGGTCGGCCCCCCTCCAGAAGTTCAGAAGCGTCTCTGTTGTACCTGGAATCAGACGGACGCCTGTTGCCCGTCAGGTACTCGTCAACGTCTCCTATCATACGAGAAAGGCGTGACACCTCTTTGGAAGATTCTGCCTTTTCAATGAGAACGTCGTAGTCCTCGGACTCGAAAAGGGAGTGCAAGTCTCCTATGTAGGACCTGAGAGTCCTCAAACTATCGGTCAACTTCCACCTCGCCATAAAAGAGGTGGGGGTCGTACTCGTCGCCAATTTCTGGGTCGTCTGCGTCTTCTACGGACCGGGAGAAGCCGTCGTCTATGTTGCCTTGCACTATGCTGGTGGTGACCGCTTCGAGCTGGTCTGCACCCATGGAAGAAAGCTCGTACTCGTCGGTGAGTTCGAAACAATCGTTCTTGAAATCGTCGGAGTCCGGGTCACGGTCGTATCTGCGAGCACAGTCCTTGACCATGCTTTCGTCCATATCCTCGTAGGCTTGTGGGCCTATCTCGACGTCGACCAACTCGAAGAACGAGTTTATGTCTTGCTCGGTCAGGAATACCGCCATTCGCAGGAACACCTCGACCGGGAGCGAATCGAGCTGAGAAACGTTGGAACCCTCCAGCTCTATGGTCACCATGCCACTGATGGGAGAAATAGAGTGTATATACCCCATCAGCATTTCGGGGCCGATAAGGAAGGCTATGTCCGGAACGGTGAGGACAGACCCTCTCCTTCTGCGGTTGGACCTTCTCCTCTTCTTCTCACTGGACCGAAACGCCCCCTTATTCTTGTTCTTGTCCCGCCACTTTTGAGAGTACCGTCTGCGCTTTGCCCTGTTCTTGCGGTTGTACTCTTTGCGCTTGGTCTTGGTCCTACCCCTGGACTTGCGCTGCCTCTGACCAGGCTTCCACCTGCGCTTGTAGGCTGTTTTCCCCGTGCCCTCGACCTCCTCTTCGGTCTTCATTATCTCGTTGCCCTCGGCACCACGGGGCAGGGCCGCGTTGGAAACACCATAGTCAGGGGTGGAAGTCAGACTTCCCTGAGAAACGAAGTACCACAGTGGGTATCCGTCCGAGTCCCTTTCAAAGTGGTCGGTATAAGATTTCAGGTCCACCAATTCCTGCTGCAGAGTCCTGGCATTCGGAATCGAGGAGGAGGCCACCCTGGTCATCATGGTGTGACCACCCTGCCTTCCGACTTCCACGAAGCCTTTTCCCTTCAGCACCTTTTCCATGATTGGGCTAACCACGTCAAGGTTCAGAGTGTACTCTTCGCCGTAGGCTTCTCTGTTGTCCTCATAAAGGTCAAGAGCTATGTCCAGCAGCCTCTTGGCGAATCCCTGTCTCCTGTGGTTAGGGCTAACGGCTATGTCGAATGAGTACCCGTCTCTGTCTGACTCGTCGAACAGAACCGCGACTATTTCCCCGTCAACTTGGAACCCAGCCCTGAACTCCTTGCCCCTGAGTATGTTTATGCCAGCAGACTCTGCTACTTCCCAGGGGTCTCCCTCCAAATCTTCGTATTCTTCTTCCCAGAATATGGTGGCTCTGGAGGAGGTCATGGTGCGGCGGGACATAGTGCCAGGAGTTACGAAATTCGTGGGATGGCCCCGCTCCTCACCCGGAGTACCAAGGGTACGAGGTGAGATGTCCGACTCAGAGTCGGGGCCATTATAGGAAAAAGGGCCGATGTTCCTTCCTTCGCCTCCCGGAGTCGCAGAGCCTGGAGGGAGGACCACCTGCTTTTCATGGTCAACACTCGTTGGGAGCCCCTCTTGGGACTTCTCGGTGACGAAGGTTTGGACACCGGGGGTGGGGGTTATACGCATGGCGTACTTGCGAGCCACGCGACCCGCTGAAGGGAAGCCACAGCTCTCTTCAGACTGAGGGCGGGGGTCCTGTTCCTTCTCCCAGTACACGGTCACTACGGTGGCGGTCCCAGAAGAAATCTGGAACATTACAGTCAAACCCTTGGGGACCTTGGCAACCCACCTGATAGGCTCGCCGTAAGCCATGGCCGTGGACCAGTCCATGAACTCGACCGACTTCTGGGACTTCCCGTCGTAGAAAGCCTTGACGAATTGCTTCAGTGCCAGACGTATCTCGACAGCGGTTATACCCCTCTGGTCCATGCGGTACTGGGCGTGGGAGGTTATGACGATGTCTTTCAGCAGCTTGGACTGGGTTCCGCTTTCAACCTGGGGGGCCTTGTAGACCTTGCGAGCTTCTGAATTGGAGAGGCTTTTCCCCTCTTCCAGTTTGTCTACCAGGTTATCCCTAAGATTTGGGTTCCTGACCTCTTCGTGCACCCGCTGAATGGTGTGGCAAGAGCCTCCCGGATATCCGAGTGGGGGGTTCAAGTCTGCGTTCCTGCGATTCGGGAGAACCGGGAGGATTCGGTCCAGACCGTGCTCTTCGTACTCCCCGGACCACCCTTCCCAATTCTTCCAGGTATCACAATTCTTGGGAAGAACGGGGTCCTCCGGCACACCCCCAGAGAAGAACACCGAGTCGACACGAATCCTCACCTCCATCTTCTGACCGCGTTCCTTGTCCTTGGGAACGAACTTAAGGACAGTGAAGAACATCTCAAACCGTGGGTTGGTGGACTTCCACCTCACGTCCCTGTTCAGGAGGAGGTTGGTGTAATAGTTGGGACCACCCCGACTCTGTGCTTTGGACCACTCCTTCTGGAATTCTCTCAGGGAGTTCTTTACGTCACTGACTGTGACTCCGCGCAGGTCCATGCGGTACTGGGCGTGAGCAGTCAAGAAGAGTTCGAAGAAAGTGCCTTTGACCTTCCCCTCCCAGTACATATCGTCGTATATGGACTTCTCTTCGACGGGAGTGAGCTTCTTGTTCTGAAGGTGCTTCAGCATTATCTGGTTCACCAGCTTGTCGCTTCCGACTTCCTCCCGAACCCTCTCTTGGAAATAGCAAGAGCCACCTGGATACCCGAGTGGGGGGTTCAGGTCTGCTTCCAAGAAGCGAGCCACTATCCTCTTGATCGAACTCACAACCGCTCCTCAAGACATATAAGCTATGACCTCGAAAACATCTTCACGCAGTTCCGTGTACTGGATAACCAGCATGGAGTTGGTGATCTCGTACGGGGAGAAAATGTCCTCTTGGTTGGTGAAGGCCACGTCAACCCGCACTGTCCCAGTCGGTCGGTGCTTGAAGTCGAACGAATTAGGCACCTCCGCCAGCTCCACACCGTACTCACCCATGAGGTCCACAGCACGAGAATAACCCTGCTGTGGGGTGTTGAATCTGGTGTTCCCGTCCAGCCCTATACGCTCAAAGCTGTGGTTTATGAGGGACTTCAGCTTTCTGTCCATCCTCTTCTGGAAGCGGTTGGACTGCTTGGTGTAAGCCTGGATCAGACGCCTGACCGAAGCCAGTTTGTAGTCACCCTTGTCCTGCAGAACCCAATCGGGCACGTCACCCTTGTGAACCTTTTCAAGTCGGCGCATGGCGTCCTTCTCAGCGGAATCCTGAGAGTCGTGGAGAGCCGGGAGGTCGGTATCCCACCTCCTGCCCATGCCCCGTATCAGGTCCCCAAGCGTCCGGGGGTCAGAAATCTGGGACACTATCCCCACAATTTCGTCGTCCTCACCGGGCTCGGTGACGACCCAGATGTCCTTCAATTCAGCGGCGGTCTTGCTGGTACGAGCCCAACGTGCGAGGACCCTCTTGGCAGAGGTAGCAGAACGGAAGTTGTCAGCTTCCCCCCGCATCTCAACGGTGTAATCTTTGCCTGCTGCGGTGACCACGTGCAAGCGGTCTTCGATGACCTTCTTCGAGAGCCGTTCCAGTTCCCGTTCATCCTTCGCCAGGATCGGTGAGCCGTCGCCTGCGATGCCTGCAAACAGATACACGTCGCCGCGCCGGTCCATGATCCCATCGCCCTTGGAGACGATGGGGCGACGGTGTGGCAGCGCCTCGCCGAACATGACATCGACGGGGGTGTAGCCCTGCCGCTTCAGGAGGGCAGAAGATCCTACCTGAGACGGGGGGCCACGACGCGCCGCTGATTTCTTCATGCTTGCCATGACTTGTCTCCCTTCGGGAGTGATCTCCCGCTCTATTGCGCAAGCTGGTCTACGGATCAAGAAACCCTGAGGTGACTTTTCGTACCACTTCTGGTAGAACTCGCCCTTCGGTACAACCCGCACGGTTTCATCGGGGTCCGGTATATTCGGGTCAGCGACGTGAACCAAGAACCCGTGCTCGTCGTCTTCGGTGACGTCAAACACCAGAGAAGCGTGGCTCCACTCGCGGCCCTCGGGGTTCCAGGCGATGACTATGGGACTGCCAGCGTCGGTCCACTTCTTCAGCTGCCGAACCGTAGAGGGCAAAGTCAAGATGGCTCGCATCCCATAATGGTTTGCCGCTGCAAGCAGGGGCTCCCAAGCCGCGCCTCGGAGGGGCATAGCCCCAACGACCTTGTTCACCTGCTGGATAGAGCACTCCTCTTCGGGCACACCAAGGGCACGGAGAGCCATGCAGAGGCTCGTGGTCATACAGTTGTACTGGTTCTGCTGACGAACCGGAACAACGTCTGCTTTGGCCTTTTTCCCAGCCATATACTGCTCCTTGATAGGAATTTCCTACCCGATGGCGGGACTTGCTCAGGCAAGCCCGAGGTAGTCCAGAAGCTGGATAGCAGCGTCCCAGATGTCGCTCTGTCCGCGACCTATGGGCCACTCCTCACCGGCAACATAGGTCAACCAGCTGCGGCCATTGTCCACGACGGAACCCACCTCGTGGCCGCGACGGTACAGAGTGAAAGCGGTATCTCCCCACTCGTCAGAAACGTCCTCCCACTTGTATCCCATGGGAGCGTCGGGAAGGTCAGCGAGGCTCTCGGCATTCTTCTTGAGGCCAGCGAGGATAGCCCGACGCTCGGGAGAACCCTTCTCCATCTTCGAGGCCAGGCGAATGAGGTTCTTTCGGTCAGATGCGGTGAGGTTTTTCATATTTATGGTCCCGGTTGGGAAAGTTATCCAACCGGGACCATAAAAACCCTAACGAGTATTTCTGTCTACCTTTTACTTATTGAAGACTGGAAACTCTTGAACATCTTCTCGGCCTTGGACTTGTAATTTTCTACTTCCTTCATGGCACGATCGATGTCCCTCTGATCTTCGAACGGGGTCATTTCCATTTCCACTTCGTCGTCGGCATCCAACGCGTACAAGAAGCTCCATGCGTGCTTGTACCCAGTGTTGATTATGTCCCTCTCCCCTTCCTTCAGGGTCCTCAAGGCATTCTTGGCGTCCGCAGGCCCCAACTTCGATATAACCGACTCTATTGCCCTCTTGTTCTCTTCAAGTATGTCGAACCACTTGTTGGGGTAATCGTAGTCGATCTCCGGGTTTTCCCGGTCTATGTCAGCCTCTATTTTCTGCAGAATTTCCGGAGTTCTGAGGCACTCGCCGTGGTAGACCTCAGCCCAGCCAGAATGGCGCGACGCGACTTGTCTCCCTTCGGGAGCGAAGAAGCGAGTCGAATGAGGACCTTGCGATCGGAAGCAGTGAGATTCTTCATACTTATTTCTCCGGTTGGATGAAAGAACACCCAACCGGAGAAATAAACACTCTAACGAGGTCCTAAAGGTCGTACACAGTGCCGGTGAGGTCAAAAACCTCGCTTCCTTTCGTTCCCTTGTACCCCACTCGGCCACTGAGAGAACCACGGGCTGGGTCCCACCCTCTTTCCAACAGCTCGTTGGAGTAGGAGGGGGGAGCACCATTCGTGGCCACTGTTATGTGGGGTATAGCGTTGGTACTCCTGACGCCGTGAGGCTCCACGACCACGGCTTGACCCCGCTCGTCTTCGGCCCAACCGACTATCTTCAGCCTCACGGGGGAGCCTATGGGGAGACTCGTGACCTCGTCCGGGTCGGGCTTGTACTTTATAGTCATATGGTGGGAAAACGCCTTGGGGTGCAAGGGACTGCCGACGTTGCTCTCCCACCACCTCATGAGTTCCTTGGGGTCCTCCAAGAAGACAGCCGAGTATATGGCCCTCTCCGGCTTCTTGCCGGAGGCCATGACTCTTCTGATAGCCTGTCTCTTGGGGTCTTCCATTCTACCACCACTTGTCCATGAGGGTGTAGCTGAACGTCTTGAGACCCGTCTTGTCCTTCTGCATGTGAGCCAGCTCCATCATCTTGGCAAACCCGTCTGCCGAAGCGTGGACCTGGCACCCTGCGCTCCACCGTCCGACGACAGTGGAAGTCTGGTGCTCGGTGCGGGTTGCGGCGTGGAGGTTGATCCCGAAGAAGCCTTTGGAGATGGTGCCGGGGTCGAGGTTCAGTTTGTCGTCCATGCTGGGGTCACGGTAGACTTCTACCTCCCCTGCCCTCTGGCACAGAGCTTCGTACTTCCCAGCGTGGAGGTCGATGGTCCAGGTGTCGAGGTATTGCCCCGCCACGAGGATGGCACAGCCCGCGCTGTTCATCGGGTGCTCAAGGTAGTACGCGCCGGGGTCCGTCGTACCGGGCCAATAGTGGGCTTCCCACAGCCCCTCGTCGTTGACGTAGGCGCACCCCAACATATCGTCGAAGGCGTCGGCCTTCCGCACCGAAGAGCGGACGCCGAACAGGAACAGACGCCACGGGTCACCCCAAGTCTCGTAGCCGAGGCTCTGAGCGTGAGCGATGACCGGGGGGAGGGGGGACGGAGCAGCGATGGTCACGTCAGCTGGGTTCTCTGCGAGGAGTTTGCCCCATGTGGCGTTGCCCACGATACCATCGGCTATGAGCCCATTTGCGGCCTGGAACTGCTTGACCTTCGACTCGGTTCCCGAACCAAAGGTACCATCTGCCTCGCAGGGGTACCCCTTCTTGGTGAGGCTGTCCTGACAGAGTATGACGTCACTGCCGCGAGATCCCTTTCGGATGGTAGAGGGCATGATTGTTCTCCTGTTATTTGATAAGTTCGAAGTTCTTGTTTCGGCCTGAGTACCACGGGTCCCTTATAGACAACAAACCGAGATTGTCCGAGACCCTGAGATTCGACGGGGTGCCGCTGGCGGCAATCTCGTCGTCAGTCATACCAGCTACCTCTTCAAGCTGCTGGTGGGTGTTCGTGTTGACACGAGAGATCCTGCGTCCGGTGGGGACCTGTATGGACCAATCGGTCATTATGGAAATGGAGAGGGAAGAGGTGTAATAGTAGTCGTCGCCGTTCTCGTCGTAGACTTCTTCGGCTTCCCCGCCAGCGCTGGCTTCGGTCAGTTCTATACCTTCTTGGGAAAACCTGTCTCTGGCTTCGGTGTACAGGAACATGAGGGTTCTGTCGGTTATTTCGCCCTGTGCATACAGGTCCCTCGCCATTATGTCGAGGTCCAGGCTCATTTCCCACTTGCCGCCGAACTCGTTGGCGACTTCCTCTCTCCTGTCCCCGACCACGACGGCCATTATGTCGCCGTCGGATGCCCTTCTCCCGAACGCCATCACCACACCGGGTATGACGTTGTCCACGGCACCGTTTTCAGGGAGGGGGACGGGCCCCACGGTCGTACCGACGTATCGATAGTCGACGGAAAGGTAGGTGCCCGACAACAACGGGCTTTCGAGCGTTATCCTTCCGGTGGTGGGGTCGGCTGTGTAGTTTATACCGTCCTCGTACAATATGTTTCCAGGCATCTCATACACCCTGAGACTGCCGGGGTGGAAGGACCCAGAGCTAACCTCGTACAAAAGAGGCTCAAGCACCGTGGCCCGTTCGTCTATGACTTCAAGGAGTGGGTCCACGTAGAACACGAGCCGTTCAGAGGGCACACCCCTGACCTCTACGACTTCTTCCCTCACTTCGACGTAGTAAATCCCCGGAGGAGAAGGAAAAACACCCCCGTTATTTCGGATGGCCAACCCGTTTTCCCTGACCCACTCTATGCTGGTTCCGTTCTGCCCGTAAACCTTGGTCAGATGACAGTACGAGACCACGGTCCCCTGGAAGTGATCCGCAGAGAACTGGAAAGGGCTGGCGGAGCCACCCTTTATGACTATTGCCTGTTGAGGTCGTTCCTGGAACGAAAACCGACCTTGTATGTTGGGAGCCAGAGAATCCTTGTACTGAGGGTCCTTGGACCAGAAGTACCTGACTTCTTGAATGACTCTCCGTTTTATGGACTCTGTTAGGTTGGCAAACAAGGAAGACTCCTCATGGGTCTACCCGTATCATACCTATAAACTCCGTTCTCCGAAACTTAGGCAAAGCTAAGCAGCCGTTCTCGGTGCTCTACCGAGGTTCACCAACCCCAGAGCGTATTCAGACATTTTGGGAAGCCCACTTGTGGGCAACCCGACCACAGTTCAAACCACGGCTGTGGGCCAACCGGACTGGCCCGTACTTTTCGACGTACCAATCGAGGTGTCCGTCTTCCGTGATCTCGTCCAGTTTGTTGTCGGCTCTGCCTATGGCCCTCAGAACAAGAGCGTAGATTATCTCCCCAATGGGGAGGGTTCCGAGTACAGCCCATTCGGGGTCGCCCGTGAGCTTAATCATGACCGCTGGGAGGATGGTGTGTTCGACTATCTCGAACAGGGCGAAGCTAAGACCTATCTTCCAGCCGTGCTTCTTCACAGCCGAAACCATGACCTTCAGAGTGTGGGCTGGGGAAACAGCGCTCCAAGCCTTCTTCATGAGGTCAGACACCACCTTCTCGGTGACCTGACTCTGGAATTCTTGGATCTGCTCCTTGACCACCCATCGCTTCACCTGAGAAGGCAGTTCTTTGCCGTCCCAGCTGTGGGCAGCGCTGAAGCCCCACTCGTACCCAGCGTAGTAGTCGTCTGATTGGCCGCGCTCCGGGTCCCTGAAGAAACCCTGAAGGGCTTCAAATCGACCCTCTCTGGCACCGTCGGTGAACTCTTCGACGTCCTCGTCGATTTCGCGCTCACCGACCGATTCCACTATCTTCGGAGCCAGCTTACGGATGACCTCGTCCATAAGGTCATTCACAGGACCGTATATGAAGTCCTTGTGCTCCTTGAGAATCACAGAGAGTGGCTGCGCCATCCAGCTCAGCCACTCCTTGAGTGCGGCCTCCTTATCCATCAGCCAGCGCCCTGAGTCAGGTCGTTGTTGTAGATAAGCGAGCCAGTCTGACCGATGGTCGGGTCGTTGCCCGTTGCGAGGAACTCGCCGTACTGGGTGGTGCCGAAGTCGTGGACGTCGGTGATGGTAACGTCGCCGGATTCCATGACCACAACGGAGTCCTTGGCGAAGGTGGCGTTCCAGGAGGTCCACCAGCAGGCTTCGTAGTACGAGATCAGAATGTTGTGGGAAAGGGAACCCCCACTTCCGTATGCCCCGCCGCCACCGACTGCGCCGTTGTACTTCAAAGAGCCGTACGACCCGGTGGAAGCACTGAACCCGGTCTCCGACCCGGTTCCGTCACCAGTCAGCTCAGCGTCAGCGATGCGGGAAAAGACGATCTGCTGCTCGATGTCGAAAGGCCAGCGGTGGTGCTTCAGGGCGCGAACGGGACCGGAAACGCCAGCAGCGTATCCGCTGGCCTGCCACAAGTTGGACAGGTAGAGAAGTGCTCGCTCGATGGAAGCGGTCATGGGGTCCGACATTCCGGGGACAAGCTCGGCAACCTGGTCACCGAAACCGATGCCAGAGATAGCCTCAACGCCACGACCGTCGGTGATCCCAAAGGAACTCAGAACCCCCATCTGGAGGAGACCAGTGCCACCGTAGGCAGGGGTCAGAATCCTGACCCGCTGGGAAACAACAGCGCGAGTATTCGGGGAAGTACCGAACTTGTAGATCTGGGAGGATCCCTGAACGCCGCCAGGAGAACCGGGGTTTAGGTCGTTGTTAGTAGGCATCGCTTTTCCCTTTTGTTATCCCACGAAGTTTATAGAGGGGCTAACGAGTCAGGGCCAGTTGGCCCAAGAAATCTTGGGGCCGCCATCGTAGGCTATGGCGAGCTTTTCTTCTATCAGCAAGTCGTTCAAGCACAATCCTTCCTCGGTCCAGACCTTCACAAGCAGTCGTCCGTATTTGTCCGGTTTCTGTACAGACTGAACGACTACGTTCTTGCCGAGCACAAGGGACTTGACTCTGTCTTTGGCTTTGTTTGCCACTTCCTTTTCGCCAGCGACCTTGGACCGGATTTCGGGAGTGTCCAGACCGAAGAGCCTGCAGCTGGCCTTCACGGTCATCTTCATGCCGAGATCGAGCAAAACTGTGATGGAGTCCCCATCATAGACGGAAACCACCTCGGCGTTGTAAACATACGGGGTAAGTTTGTGCACTGTGGTACCTTCCTATTGGAAGGAAAGTTATGAAACTCCTAACGCGTTGAGTCTTTTATCACGTGTGATGTGTGGGGAAGCATCATGCCTAATTTCGGATTCTGGACTTTCGGTCAAAAAAACGGTTTGGTTGGATCCGAGAGTTCGAAAGTGGAACTTCCGGATGGTAGAATTCAAACCATAAAGGACAAGGAGAACCCTGCAGTCCTTGAAGACGAGTTCATACTGTTTTCGGTACAGACTTCGAAGATCGCCCAGAAGGACCTGTTGAGGTTATTGCCACAACTGGACGAGGCGAGCCAGACCAGAATTCGAAACTTGATGAAGAAGCATCCCAGGGCTTTCAAGCCCATAATTTCCCACCAAGATTACTACGACTACATCCAAGCCAAACAGGTAAACCCCCGTAGAGGAGAGTGAAATGACAAAGGTATCCAAAGCACTGGCCGGAAGAGGCGGAAAAGTAAACAAGCGGAAGATGCTGTTGCGGAAGCAAGAGGAACGCCGTCTTGCTGCAAACGCGGCTCTGGCTGCAGCCCCGGCTCCTGAGCCTGCACCCACCCCTGCCCCGGCACCCGCACCGGAGCCTGCTCCGGCCCCCGCCCCTGAGCCCACCCCTGAGCCCGAAGAAGAGGTCTCTTGGTCCATGGACAACACGAAGGCCGAACTCGTCGCAGCAGCCGAGTCTATGGGCATAGAGGTGAAGTCCGGCATGACCAAGTCGGACATTCTCGCAGAGATCAATTCCTAAGGTACCTGTACCATTCCTTCAACCTGCCAGAGTGAAGTGCATGACATACTATGTAGACTTCTATCTGGAAGAGAAGGGGTACGGATTCGTAGAAGACGAATCGGGCAAGAGGTACTTCTTTAGAGGGGAGCACTTCTTTAGAAGGGGACCAGACTTCCCCATGCCCGTATCTGGGGAAATAGTATCTGTGGGTCACACTGAAGACAGGGAGGGGGGTTCTCCTGTCGCCAAGGAGATAAAGCGCTCTTCACCCGTGGTGGTAGCTTCGGGTGTGGTGGAATCCTTTGACCCAGCAAATGGGTGGGGATTCATACGCGAGTATGGGGACCAGACGAAAGTCTATCTGCACGTCTCGGACATATCGGAAGGGTGGATCCCGATAAAGGGGAGCAGGGTAAAGTTCTATAAGGGATGGAAAAAGGGCCGCCCAAGAGCTTGCTACGTAAAAGAGGACGTGTAATGGAAAAGAACAGATTCGGGGGCAGGAAGGGTTCTGCCTACACCCCAATGTCAGAAGACGAGCAGGAAGTCATAAGCCGACTCGTCAACGCCCAAGACCTCAAAGTTGTGGTGAAGGGATACGGGGAAGCCCAGAATCTGAAGGTGAAGTTCGGGGACCTCAGGATAGCCTTAGCCTTCCGCTTGTCGTTCGACAGACCAGAAGTCCCGACCCCGCTCCACTTCATAGACCTGGAGCTGCAGACCGGGGCAGGCATGAAGCTGTTCTCGGAAAGACAGCCGACCGTCTACGATGGGAAGCCAATACAGGTGGCAGACGGTGTTTTCTTCGATATGGTGTGGGACATAGCTGTTCTGGCCATGGACCCAAAGGTCGTGAAGGCGATAAAGCCGGGGGCGACTGGTCTTACCTCTCGGTGGATAGACAGGGACACCGAGCAGTTGACCCTCACGGGCAACAACAGGTTCTCAGGCTCGGAAAAAAGAGACCTGAGAAAGATACGAGAGGGAGAGGCCAAGTCCAGGGCAAACACAGCAGAGAGACTGGCTGAAGCCAAAGCCCTTATACAGGGCGGGGGAAGCAAGAAGTAGACTTCCCGCTCCCCCCGTTAGTCCTCCGTATCGTGGAGGATGCGAAGCTCAGCCCTTGCGAGCAGCAAGGATGTCTTTGCGGATCTGACCAGCGGTTTCCCGGACCTCGGCCATGGCCTTCCGGACGCGAGTACCGGGGTTTCCGGCCTGACCGCCGTCGCACTTGGCGGCGTCCGTCTTGGCCTCCTGGAGCTTTGCGATCATGGAGTCGATGACCTCGACAAAAGTGAACTCGTTTTCCATTTTCGTACCTCTTTGGGGTGACGGGGCTCATAACCCCGATACCTATTTTACCCATAGAAGAGCTATTAGATGTCGTCTTCGGGCTTCACCAGATGATTGAGCCTGTGGCCTTTGGCTATGTCGTTGGCAGCGGCTCTCAGATGCCTGATTATAAGTTCAACCTCGTACGAAGTTTCGGGGGGTCGCATGGTCAGGTTCTGGAGGGGTACATTCCTCCTCAGGCTCTCGATATCAACGATTTTGGCGTTCCAGCCGAATTCTGACTCCCCCCATACAGCTTCGAAGTATGCGAGAGGGTATCTTACTCTGTGGTCATCAATATTGACCACGTTACTGTTTCCATCGCCTTCTTTAGACACAAGAACCTCTCCGAAGGAACCAAACCATGAAACTGGCCTTTATAGACACGGAAACCACAGAACTTGACCCAAACAAAGCGGCCATACTGGAAATAGCCATCATAAGGGTGGAAGAAGGTGTGGAGGTGGACAGATTCCACTCCTTCGTGAAGCCCACGAAGGAGGAAATGATCAATGCCAACCCCAAATCCCTTGCCATAAACGGGTATGACCCGGAAAAGTGGGAGGACGCCCCCACTATAGAGGAAATCGCCGGAAGGGTGGTTACCATACTTGAGAATTGTACCCTCGTGGGACACAACGTGTCTTTTGACGAGTCCATAATAAAGGCTGTGTTCCTCCGTCACGGGATAAACAGGAAGATCCCGTACCACAAGATAGACACGGTGACTCTGGTATTTGAGCACCTGACCCCCATAGGTCTCAAACGCGCTTCACTGGACAGTGTGAGGGACTTCCTTGGATGGGACAAGAAGGACGCCCACACCGCCCTGAAGGATACAGAGGACGTCATGAGACTGTATAACACGCTCTGGCGAATGTCCTTTCTGGGCAGGCTCCTGCTTAGAATAAAGTCCTGGTTCAACAGAAAATAGGAGTTGTTCATGCGCCCCCTGCTGCGGCTGTGACCCCTGTGACTGCGACTGGGGCTACTACACGGTAGCCAGCCTATGCGCCCGGTGGGGCAGACACCTTGGAGTGACCCCATCATGTCCCGTTCCCTTACTGCCGCTGACCGATCTGCTCTCATTCGCTTGGCTTCGACCATGGTGAAGGGCTCCGATGAACGCCGTGCGGTTCTGGCTGGCTTGGTCTACGCAGGTAGGAATCCCCTGTCGGGGTTCGTCCCCACCCGCAAACCAGAGAACGTCTCTGGCGCTACCGAGGCTCGTGAGGTGTACCTCCGAAAGCAGGGCGGGAAGCTGATCAAGGTCGATAGCGTCTACGAGCACAAGGACGCGGCTCGCATCTGGGCCACGAAGTTTGAGTGGGACTTGAAGGGGTATGGCCCTCGCACCACAGCATTGAACACCGTTCCGGGTGACCCAAGGCGTATCGAGGTCTACTCGGTGCTCAACGACGGCAGTTGGGGTTACCAAGGAACGATCCGCGACAGTCGCGGCAACTGGACGCTCTGAATGCTTGGGTTGAGAAGCGGTTCTAATCCCCTTCTACTCGGTGATCTCAGCCATCACAGAGGCGTTGATCTCGGCTCGGTAGCCAGCCTATGCGCCCGGTAGGGGCGAGACGACGAGGTGCGCCAACACCCCGCCGTCTCTGACACCACGAACCTGTACCAGAGGTAAGCGATGCTGCCCTACGATACCCTTGATGTGTTTGACCTGTTCGGGATTGAACGGGATCCCGCCGCCCCGACGACGAAGACCTGTAGCAAGTGCGGCGAGGACAAGCCTCTCTCCGAGTACAACCGTGACCGCAATCGGAAGGATGGCTTGCAGGTCTACTGCAAGGCTTGTCTGAAAGCCTACAGGGAAGCGAATAAGGAGCGAATCGCTGCTCGCGGGAAGGCGTACTGGGAAGCGAACAAAGAGAAGATTAGTGTTCGGGTTGCAGCCTACCGGGAAGCGAACAAGGAGCGGATCGTTGCCACAGAGAGAGCCTACCGAGAGGCGAATCGGGCGAAGAATGTGGCGTACCAACGCGAGTACCGCAAAGCCAGACGGGAGATGAAGGCGGCTCATGCGCGGGAGTACCGGGAAGCGAACAAGGAGCGGATCGTTGCCACAGAGAGAGCCAGACGGGAGATGAGGGCGGCGTACCAACGCGAGTACCGGGAAGCGAACAAGGATTCCCTGAGAGCCAAGAGGGAAGCCACGAAGCGCCCACGGGTGTACTGCATTACATTCGCCAATGGCTGCTACTACTACGGCAAGTCAACCCGTCCTGACCTTCGGTTCAATGTCCACAAGAGCAAATCTGCGAGGGGGTGTCACACAGCCGCCCTCAACGAGCAGGACTGGAGCACCGCCACATGGCGGGTACTGGTGGAGTGCGACACCGACGACGAGGCTCTTGAGGTCGAGTCCCAGATCATCGAGGAACACATGGACGACCCCAACTGCCTAAATGTGAAAGTCAAGGAGAAGCGGTCCCGCCTCTACTGGGTGTACGTCTTGCAAAGTGAGCAGAAGCGGGTGAGTCCCAAGACGGGTCGAGTCCTCCCCGGCTACTTTTACGTTGGGATGACCACAGATCCGGCTCGACGGCTCCGTGAGCACAACGGGCGCTACGCCAACGGCAAGATGGGCAAGAAGGGAGGAGGAAAGTGGACTTCCAAGCACCGTCCGTGGGTCGCCCGAGCCTGCTACGGCCCGTACTACAGCCGCTCCGAAGCCCTCCGTGCAGAGTATAGGCTCAAGCACTCCAAACGCGGGAAGGCACGGTGTCACTGGACGCCAGAGGACTCACCCCTGTGCCGTGGCGAGGGTGTAGATCATCCGTGGGTGGCTGACCCTGTGGGGTGGAGACCGCCCAAGGCGTAGTCACTCACCACAGCGTGATCTCCTGCGTGTCCCCGTCCTCGATGGACGCCCACGGAGGCTCAGCGAGCATGGCCTCCAGCGCAGTCGGGAAGGACAGCGCCATCCCCCCATCGGGTTTCTGTCGGAGTTCCCACACCCGCGCACTCTTGCGGACGATGACGGGTCGGACGTTGTGGGTGAAGGGTCCGTTCCACACCCACATCTCAGTGGGTTCCTTGGGCAGATAGGTCCACCCCTCGGGTGCCGCCGATGTGACCACCTTCTCCACCCGTAGAACGCGGAGAAGGTGGTCCCGGTCGGCCAGCAGGGACTCGATCTCCCCTCGCCATGCGGGGTCGATGTTCGACAGGTTGTCGCGGAGTTCTCGGTGGGGGTCAGTCATCACTCACCGTCGCCTTCTTGATGGACCGGACGACTCGGGCTGGGCGGGTTCGTCCAGTATCTCGATGGACCCGCTCGTGGGAGAGGTCGCCAGCGTCCGCCGCACAACCCACGGAGCAGAAGAAGCGGGGTGCGGCGTCATAGTCGATGTACTTCCGACCGCATACCAGACAGTGAGCCTCACGCCTTGCCATCTTCCACCTCCCGCAGTCTGCTACGCATCTCGTAGTACGCCTTCCGCATCGCAGCGTTCTCGGCCCTGACGGACTCCAGTAGTGCCAGCCCCTCTGCCAGCACTTCGGAGGTGTCCGCCGTCCGCTCCGGTTGCCGTGCTCGCCACGCGAGACGGCGCATCGACCGCTGGGCCTTGTCGATGGTGGGGCAGGTGTGGCCGGGTGGCTTCGCTTGTGTCTGGTTCTGGTCAGATGCCGACATGATCCCGCCAATCGGCGGCGACCTTTCGGATGGCCCGCATCACCTTGGAAACGAAGTCGGGGGGTTCGTTCATCGCAGCGGCGATCTCGCTCTTGCGGAGCCCATGTGATATGAGGTTGTAGCAGACCAAACATGCCATATCAAAGGAAGCCACAATCAGGAGTCCTCGTCGTAGGTCAGGGTCAGGGTTCCCACCTGACAGAATTCGGCCCCGCCTGGGTCTATGTTCTTTGAGCCAGTGTCGTTCCCCACGATGTAGGTGACCGAATACTCGTGGTTGACGGGGGAGTCCCCAACCGCGACGGAAACCACAGCCCTGTTGGCAGTTATTTCTTTTCTGCGGGAGGATTTGGCAGACTCGGTGGTATACCCCTCAGCTTCGAGGGTGGCGTCATCCGAAAATCCCGGTATAGACATACCCTTTTCACCAATAATGAAGGCGTAACCGGGACCCAAAGCGAGGGACTGAAGAGTGGAGGAGGAGGGCAAAAGTTCTAGCTCCAAATCGTCTTGGAATACCGCCTTGAAGTCCCCTTCCTGACCCCCGCCGTCAACGGTTGCGGCGGAGAACTCCTGGTTGAGGATAAACACAGAAGAAGCCGAAGCCACCAACCCCGTGAGAAGGGTGCTTTCCGCAGCTGTATCGGTCGACAGTTGCTCCCTGACGACGGTGCTGCCTTCCTGACGGACCATCTTTGTGAGGGGAACGACCACGTATGAAACGCCACTGGTTCCCTCGATGACGTTTATGATGTCCGACTGCCTTACTGGGTCCCCCAACCGAAGCTGGCCGAAGAAGTTGTTGAGGTTTGTTCTGAGCGAGGTGTCAGCCACCCCGGTATCCACGCCCGGAGACAGAAGTATGGTGGCTTCCACGTCTATGGGAATGGGAACTGCCTCCTTCACAAGGACATCTGCAGTAGCGTGTTTGGTCTGGTCTATGGAGTCCTGGGTGGTTTTGACTATCAGGTTGGTGGTGTAGGTCACGGTGAAATTCTCGTCGTGTTCGTACGATACGAGAACTATCGCCCCACTCGGTATGGAACTTGAATCCGTTCTGGTTATGCTCACCGCAGTGGTCTGGGTACCGAGGGTTATCTGGTAGTCGGGAGCGCCACCCGGATCGAGTGGTCCAGCATAGGTGGTGAGGCCATCGGAGCTTTTCACCACTATGGTGAGGAAGTTGGTCCCCAGGCTGTCCAGAAACTCCGGGTACTGACCCACCAGAACGTGCTGCTCGTCCGTCACGGAATTCGTGTCACCACTGGGGACGGAGTTTCCGCTGTCGTCTGTGTACCCGACCACCGACAAGAAGTCCCCAGCCAGGATAGACCTGCCGTAAGACAAGGGGGCATTGGGATGAACGAGAGTGTACGCCGAGCTGGGAATGTCGCCGCTTACAGCTCCTTCAAGGGAGGTGACCCCAAAGACGGGCTGTCTGACGAAGACGAAATCCGTGCCAGTGCGTTTCCGATAAGAACCCAACACCACGTCCGTGAGGTCCACAGACGGTTGGACCAAACTAGTGTCCAACTCTATGGTGTTGTAGGAGACTATCTTGACTCCCTGCAAATCGAAAGCCTGCCCGGTGGAGGCGTTTACGAACTCATAGCCTATAACGGAGTTGTCCAGCATTTCAATGATGGGGTCAAACTCGGACAGGTCGGAGTCTATGGCCCTGAACGTCAAAGAGGCGGTATCCAGAACCTCGAATTGAACGTCCGACTTGATCTCAAACGTGAAGGCGAAGGAATCGGTGACCGTGGTGAGGTTGGTTCCCTGCACCCAAACGTCCACCTTCCCACCCCTATGGGTCCCCGTCTGGTCGAGGTCCCGCTGCATGAGTGGGTCCCCAGCCGCCACGACACCTGACTTTATGACACCGGGGGTGTTCGCAGCAGACTGCTGGTACCCTTGCTTGGTGCCTGAGTCCACAGAGGACAGTCGGTTCTGCACTCTGGTGGTGAGGGAAAGGTTGCTCTCCCCTTCCTGACCCCCAAAGGTAGAGGCGGAATTCGTGACGCGAATTTTGGAGCCCACGTTGGACAGGATCTTGTTTATCTGACCAGCACCCAGGTTGGTCTGAGTTCCGACTTCTACAGACCGGATGGGGGCGTTCACCTTGTAGAACCCAGAAACCGGGTCATAATAGGAAGCCAGCTGCCCCACGGGTATGGAAACGTTCTGGGTGACGGAAAAGGTCTGGCCCCCACCGGAAACCTGAGTTCCTATAGGTATGGAAACCGTGGTCTGGGGTCTGGTGGAGGTGAAGAAGGTGACTTCACCTCTGGCCGAGACCCCAGCCTTGCGGGTGACACCGAAGTTTGAGGCGTAAGACTCGAAAGCCGAGTCTATGAGGTCCTGCACCTGGGAATCGGTGTCGAAGTACAACGCGGACTTCAGTCCCGATTTGTAGGTGCTCTGGGAAACGGGGACGCTGGTTCCGGAACCGTCGGGGTCGTCTATCTGAAGGAGAAGGGCCGGGGTTCTGGCCCGGTTGTAGAAGTCCAATATGAACCGGAGCTTCTCAGACTCGGAGGTGAAGGGGTCTATGACCGTGTCGCGAAGGACTGACCCCACCTCCACCTTGACCTGAGGGTTGCTCCGGAATATGGCAGTGACGAACTGCTGGAGTATATCCTGCCTGGAAGCGGTGCCTATCGAACCGAGGAGGCGGGTGACCGTCGCGGGATGGGCAACGACCTCAGCCGAAAAGGCAGACTCGTATTCGAGCTTCTGGATGGGGTCGTAGAAGACTGCAGTCGCCACGTAGTACAGAGGCTCGGTGTTTGAGAGAGACCGGAATTCGGATACGCCAACGGTTGGGACGACAGAGGTGGGGCCGAAACTGCGGTTGTGGTCAAAGCTGAAGACCTCGACCGTGCGGATCTCTTCGAGCTGAGAAACGTACCTTATGGAAACAGCAGACTCTGGTATTTCGTACTTCTCGGAGAAGTCAGATTGAAGGAGAACCTCGTCTGAGTCCTCTTGTGACCCCGCCACCCTGAAGTACATGGGGTCGGCAACGTGATTGCCGTTGGCATCCGCCTTGACCGTAACGTCAAACTGGGAATTGGCGAACTGGGAGGTCTTCTGGATGGTGCTGGAAGTGGAAACCGTGTTGACGTTTATTCGGAAGTACCCAGAACTCCCACCCCCAGGAAAAGTGGAGGCGTAGAAGTTTATGCCCCGAAGGTACCCGTTGGGGTCATCGGGGGGTTCCACGTTGATGGAGACAGAGTTGTTGTTCTGCTCCACAGACACGGAGGTGGGGGAGTTGGCCACTGCTCCGGAATTGTCAAGGAACCTTATACTGGCCGTGGCGGGGGGAGTCACCGACCCATTGGGGAGGATAGCACGGATCTTGAAGGAGTTGACTCCCACAGAAAGCGCTATACCATCGGGCTCGTAGGAGGGGTCCGGGAAGGTCCAGGTTCCGTCCCCCCACCGCACAAGACCTTGATAGGAGTTGTACCCTGAGTCGTTGAAGTCTACCTGCACTTCCACGGCGGAGGAGGGTATGCTCCCGCTCAGGAAGACAGCCTGTAGATTCGTGGAATAGAACAATTCCTGGTAGGAAACCCCGTCGGGTCCCTTGATAGCGACGCTCATGACTCACCCAGTATCACACGGGTTGGCTGTTTCCCCAGGGACTGGCCGTTGGAGCCTGCGAGGGCCACGGCACCAGGCGCTGTATAGATCACAGTGGTTCTGACGGGGGAACCGGAACCGTTGGTAACTACTACCGATATGTTGAAGACAGTGGGGTCCGGACCCGGCTTGACGTCCACAGTCACCACCCTATACAGCCGCTCCTTGTTGGTGACCTGCTGGAAGGCCCCCTGCTTCCTCTGCAGCTCTTGGACTGTGTTCAGGGCGTTCACCACATCTTCTCTTATCCTTGCGGCCACGGCCCGAACGGACTTTGACCCCACCCGTTCCATTATCCTTGAACCATACCCAGGGTGGAAGGGATTGGACCCCCGAACGGTGAGTATAGCCTTGAGACAAACCTGCTGGAGCAGATTCTCGTTCACTATGGTCAGCAATTCCCCGGACGGGTTGAACCTGTAGTCATTCTCCACATATGTGGCTTGGCACCTCGGACACCTTTCCGGCATGGCAGAATAGGTGACCTTGAACGTGGGGTTCCCCCTGATGGGAGACACGAATTTGGGGTATCGAGCCTTGACTATGACCACCCTGCCTATGGTGGAAGCGGGGAAAACCTCGTCTCTCGACTCCAGGTTCCAAGCGGGGTACAGCTCCTTCCCTCTGGCCATCTTCTGGGAGAATCTGAGTGTGTCGGAAGCCTCACCCCCCACCCTCACAAAAGACCCCCGGCCAGCTTCGTAGGGGTCGGAAAGGGTGAACTTGTTGTCGGATACTCTGACCAGGCAGAACCCGTCCAACTTCAGCTTCAGGAATTCCACTATCCTCGTCACAGACACCCGGTCCCCGGTGGGGAGCCTGACCGTGACCTCGCCAGCGCTGGTGGTGACCGTGAACAGGTTGGCATCCGGACCAGCGAGGCCCAGGCAGGGTCTTATCCTGAAAGGCCCCTCCGGACTGTACAGGGTAGCTTGGTTATAGAGACCGGAAGGAGGGACATAGAAAGAGTCGTTTACCAAGACCCTGACTGTGTTGGAATTGGACACAGGGGCTCTGGTATCGAGTGACCGACGGTCGCTCCCCAGGGAAACTGGTTCCTCAACCACAAGGTGAGGGCAGGGAAACCCTATTTGTATTTCTTTACTCAATTCCACCTCTAAACTAAGAGCCGTATAACTCACCTAACGCTGGAAGAACATGAGGAACGTAAATTCTCTGATAGAAGGGTGGGTGAAGAAGAAGCCCGCCAAGCCCAGTCCCGAATTGGAAATGACCTCGAAGGAATTCTCTCAAGTTCTGAATTCGCCGAATTCGAATGACTTGAGGGTACCGGAAGACCTGAGTGGTAGAACCGACAAGAAAGTCAAGAAGAAGTCTACCAAGGTCAAGAAGAAGTCTACCAAGGTCAAGAAGAAGTCTACCAAGGTCAAGAAAAGCCCCAAGAGCACCAAAGGCCGTCCGGCGGCCCAAGTCATGACATCTCCCATCTCATCGGGGACATCGGAAGACATCGAAATCTCTGAAGACCAGGGGGTGGAATTGTCCCCGGACTGCGACTTCGGACTCCCGACCGTGTTCAAATGCGGACACACCAATTACAAGCACCACGGAATAACCGAGGACAGCCCACTGCAGGTGGAGGCCAGAGCCGAAGAATATTGTTGCCAAGCCCTGAGGGAGGCCACCCTGGACGCTTGGAGGCTCAACCCAAATATGGTCAACCGGAAGCGGCGAGCCCACCTCGGCGTGAATTGGAAGGTCAGAGGGCTCTACGAACCAGTTCCGGAAGCCATGAGAAGAAAGCCGACAAAACACAACGAGGGTTGGCCCGGTCTGTGCTGCGACCCAGCCACCGGACTGTACATAGGTGGTCTGGGGAACAACTGCCGATACTACCACGATGGACCGGAGCGGTGCGTGGTACACGCTTCCAAAAGGGTGATCGATTTTTCCGACGAGGAGTGAATCCTAACGGGGGTAGGACTCAAATCGGTACCCAGCCTTCTCCAGGAGTTCGACTGCGTTCACGATGCTCTCGATCTCTGCCTTGATGGGAACGTTGGGGTTGTGGCCCAGGGACTTGTAGGTCTTCACGATGTTGGCCGCGCCGCCAAGCACCTCCCCCAGAGACTTGTGCACCTGAGAGTCGGACACGAGGTACCTCCACCCACCAATGTTCCTCAGTTCAGCTTCGGCTTCCAGGTGGGGAAGCTGGGGGGTGTAGGAGACTCTGGCCTCACGAAGGGAGCCGAAGGAGGCAACCTTATGGAGCCGCATGGAGAACACGGTGGGACCACCGTGTTCCTTTTCGAGGTCGTTGACCATACGGTGAAGACCCTGTCTGACGTCGGACTCAGAAAGAGAGTACAGGTGCTTCAATGCCTTGTGGATGTGGCGGTCCTCCATCTTCGAGATGTTGTGGACTCGACCATCCTTGGTGACCCAAGACATAGGGTCCGATGACTCAGGAAATACCACGCTCATGAGAGTGCTCCAATGGGTTACGGGGGCATCCTCTTATACAGTCTGGAGCAGTTCAGCGGACCTTTGCGGAAATGGTCACGCTGATTTCGTAGGGATCCCGTTCCACGGGGAACACCTCCATCTTCAACGAGAAATCAGTCAACCTGCTCGACGCTGTGGGGGCGACTCTCCACGATCCCGCTGCTGGTTATGCGGACAAACTCGCAGTTGCCGATCATGGTGCTGAGGTTGGGGTGTCCGGTGTAACCCATGGCGGAACGCAAGCCACCGACGAGCTGGTACACGATGTCCCGAACAGAGCCCTTGTAGGGGACACGAGACTTGATACCTTCGGCCACAAGCTTCTTGGTGTTGTCCTGGAAATACCTGTCAGAGGACCCAGCCTTCATGGCGTCTATGGAGCCCATACCCCGATAGGTCTTGTACTTCCGACCCCCGTGTTCAAACACCTCGCCGGGTGACTCGTCGGTACCAGACAGGAGAGAACCCACCATGACCACAGTGGCTCCGACGCCTATTGCCTTGGCTATGTCGCCGGAAACTTTGATACCACCATCTGCGACTATATCGACGTCGTTGTTGAAGCAGAAATCAAAAGCTTCGTCTATGGCGGAAAGCTGCGGGAAACCCACCCCAGACACAACCCTGGTGGTACATATGGAGCCCGGACCTATCCCGACTTTGAGGATATTAGCACCCGCCTTCGCGACCGCTTCCGCGCCCTCCCGTGTGGCCACGGACCCAGCCAGGATATTCATGCCGGGGAAAGCCTTTCTGGCCAAGGAAACGGCACGGAGAACGCCTTCTGAGTGCCCATGCGCTGTGTCCACACAGAGGAGGTCGACGCCAGCTTCCACAAGGGCGTGGGCACGGCTCAGACCAGATTCCCCGATCCCAACTGCGGCACCGACCAGAAGCCCCTTGGACTTGACCTCGGAAACCTGACGAACCTGCTCCTCGACAGACAGATTCTTGTGGATGACCCCCAGTCCCCCTTCCTCAGCAAGGGCGATAGCCATCGTGGACTCAGTGACCGTGTCCATGGCGGAGGAAAGAATAGGGATTCTGAGGTCCAGACCCCCAAGACGCACCGAGGTGTCCACCTCGTTTGGCAGACACCTCGAATGAGCCGGGACGAGAAGAACGTCGTCGTATGTGAGGGCGGGGGTGTTGGAACGGAGCTTCATTGTGGGTACCTCCTAGTGGGTGTTGGAGATACCGTACCCCTTCTACCAATCCTCGTCTTCGTCCTCGTCCTCATACTCGTCCTCAAGCTTGCCGACCAACTTGGACACAGCCACAGCGTCTACAGCTTTACCTTTGACGAGTCTCCACAAGTCTCCCCAGGTGGCTGTGGTGTCTTCCCACCTCCAGCCACCTCCGCCTTCGTGCCCGCTCTTGGCCAATTCCAGAGCACTCTTGGTGCTGACAACAGCAACACCCTGTGACCTAAGGGCCTCCTCAACCTCTTTTCTGGCAGAACCCCTGAGAAGGGGAAGGATAGAGCCTATCAAGCCGAACCCGGCTGACTGGTTGTACTCTTCCTGTTCCTTCTCCACATAGCGGGTTGGGGAAGCTTCATCAAGGAACTTGCCGGACCAGATGTCGTTGTAGGCAACGAACTCAGAGTCCCCAAGGACCCGCTTCACCTTGCCAATTGCATCCAGTATTTCCTTGTGGGTGCGGGGGTCCAGGCCCTCAAGAACGACCTTCTTGGCTGCGACTTTGCTGAGACCAGACAAGATAGTCCTGCGCGACTTGTCTCCCTTCGGGAGCGAAGAAGCGAGTCGAATGAGGACCTTGCGATCGGAAGCAGTGAGATTCTTCATACTTATTTCTCCGGTTGGATGAAAGAACACCCAACCGGGACTATAAAAAACCCTAACGAAAAGGTCATTCAGGTTCCTGAGGAACCAAACCCCTTGGAGCCACGGTCTCCGTACCGCTCAGCGGCAGCATGAACGTCCTCCATCGAGCCAGCCACGACCTTGAGAGCCGGGATGGGGATGGGGATGGCCTGCACGACCCGCGACCCCTTGGGGAGGGTGACGGGCTGGTCGGTGGGGTTGTGGACCATGGCGAACAGCTCACCGGAGTACCCGGCGTCGATGACACCGGGAATGACCATCAGCTTGTGCTTCGACCACGTGCTGCTGCGCCCCACGAGGAACAGCCACGTTCCGGGGGGCGGGACCATGCGGGTGCCGCTGGGAACGTTGGAGTGGGTGTGGGGAGGAACCACGACGTCTTCGCTGGTGTACACGTCCCAGCCAGCGTCGGTTTCGTGGGCTCTTTCGAACTCGCCGTGGGTGACGAGGGGATTGCCAATCGAGGGACCGGGACCAGCCCCTCGATTGGTGTCACCCATGAACAACGCGATGGCGGCGTAGTTGATGGTGTCGAGAACGTCGTCGCGGACAGCTTCGAAGTCCTCTTCACCAGTCTCCAGCCAGCGTCTGATGCGAACACCCTTGTCGTGGATCATGCGACCCAAGACACCGTGGACTCCCTGGTCGTCAAGATTGGAAGTACCACGAAGTTCTGCCTTCTCGGTCATGACCGCAAAGGCTTCGTCAATTCGATCTTTGACCCCTGCAAGGAACTGGCGGGTGTTTTCATCAGACATTTCGTCTGTTCTCCGTTCTAAAAGAGGATGGTTTCGCTGGCCTTCGGCCCAATGCTGATACCGGCGACAGTGATCCCGGACACCCCATTGATCTCGTCCACGAGAGCCTGAGTCTCGGGAGCGAGGGATCCGTCCTCATTGACGGGCTTGCCGCCGTCGAGGTAGTCGCAGAAGGTCAAAAGCACCTTGCCCGCACCATTGCGGGCCACAGAGCGCTTGAACTCCTTCATATCGAAGCGACCGATGCGGCGGACCTTCTTGGTCACGGTGGTGCGCTCGATGACCACGCGGCCTGCGGACTTGGACACCTCTTCCCAGGTCATTTCGCCGGGGAGAGGACCGGAGGGACCAGCGACGCGGATCGGCATAGTGCGGGTGGCGTACCAGACGACCACGGGGCGGTCACCGGGGGGGACACCGGCCTCGGACATCATGGAGGCGACACCAATGTCGGCGCTGGTGGTCTTCGGCCAAGGACCGTGGAGAAGCGAGAGACCAGCACCCTGGGTGCCCTCCAGCAGGATGCGGTCGCCCTGCTGGATGATCTCAACGGTGTCGGCCTCGATCCAGCGACCCTTCAGCCCACGGGAAGCGACGGTGCCAGTGGAGAGTTCGCCGTGCCAGCCGAGCCCACGAGCGATATGGACAGCGCGAGCGATACCAACCCCCTTGCCCGTGGAGCCGATCTTGGCGTGGGCGTCACCCTTGGTGCCGCCCTCGAAGTCGCGGTGGTCCTGAGCGATGACGGCAGCGTTGGGATCAACGTAGAGGCGGTTGGTGATGTAGCCCTCACCGTATTCGGCCTCGATGCGGTCGATCTCTGCGTTGATCTGCTCCGGGTCGAACAGAGCACCCGCACCGATGACGAGCTTGGTGGTGGGGTCTTCCCAAGCACACGGGATGGACTGCATGACCCACGCCTTGCCGTCCTTGGTGTAGAAGGTGTGCCCAGCGTTGGGACCACCAGTCCGAACGGCAACGTCGAACCCGTTTCCACCGTCCATGTTCTTGACAAGGCAGTCAACGACCTTGCCCTTGCCCTCACTGCCGAATTGTGCGCCAATGACAGCAACCACTTCTCTCTTTCTACCACTCATGAGTCTGATCCTAAGGTTGTTAGGGGGTTGGGGAGTATACCAGTCGGGGATTCGGCGCTTACCTCCGCACGGTCATAACGAACGTGCGGAGTTTCGACAAAGAAGTCCCACAATGGTTCAAAGATTTCTGGGTTCCCCACTTTGGACCCGTTGACCTCAACTTCTCCGTCCCAAACCACAGTCTGGACGTGGGGAAAATCAGAAAATACCGACAGAACAACAGGAGGGATCACTTTATCACCACGATCCCTCGTGAGGGGTTGTGGACCAAGGTCCCGACCTTCCCCCCGTCGAACTTGTAGACCACCCCGACGTATTCTCGGTCTGGTACCATGACCGCCCAGGAGCTTGGGAGCCACGAGGCCGGGGACCTGTTCATGTTGGGGCACAAGCCTATATCAAAGTCTTCCCCGTACAGGAGGGTGAACTCGGAAAATCCATAATAGGAGAGGTGGTTCATGCCCTCCAGCACACCTTCCTTGGTGGGGGGCTGAACGTTCCCCCAGCCCTTTTCCAGTCCCTCCTGAGCGACCGACTCCACTATCTCTCTATACAGGGTGTCGGTGTCGGTGTTTCTGATGGCGAGACGGAGGAAGCCACCTTCGAAAGCTCTGGACACCCACATAAGGGACCGACTGGAGGAAACCAGAAATGGCCCTGCATCGGGGCCAGCAGGAGCAGGAACCCGGTCGAGCATGATAGGGGTCTTCTTGTGGTGGAGGGGAACGACCACCAAGAGGTTAGAATTCATCCGAACAACCTATGCCACCACGACTTCTTCACGGGCTCCAGACCCGTCTCACTCACAGGAACCACGCTGGTGCCGCTCTCAGTATGTGCCCGACCCCAGTTGGTCTCGGTGGTCTTGGGTTCCGGGGGGTCAGGCTCGCGTGTGGCGGCTTCCACGATCTTGTCGATCATGGACCGGGCCAAGTCCGCGTCCTCTTCGGAGTCTGCCCAAAGCATGACCCCACCCATACGACCCACGAGGGAGCCGTTGGGCATGAGGGGCTGGTCGGGCTGTGCCTCCAATACCCACATCAGAGCGGCCACGTCTGGGAACTGTTGAGCTATGACGTGGGTGGGGGAGACAGAAAAGAACTCCTTGTAGTCCGACTTGATGCTCTCCACTTCGTTGGAGGGCCACTCGCCGTCACCGAGGTGGCGAAATTTGGTACGCAGAATCTTCTTCACATGGCGATACTGCGCCTGCTGAAGTTTGCGTCTGATTTCGCCTTCTGTCTTCATCCGTTGCCCAACTTCCTGAAGGTAGCTCGACCCCCGGAATTCTTGATCCTGTAGGCCGTGTCTGCCGCCTCAACCAACGCGGGGTTGTGGGTCACACTAAGTATGTCCATCCCCAATCGGTCGCATAGCAGTGATAGAAAAGTACCCACACGAGGCACATAGTGTTCAGACACAGCAGCAAGCGACTCGTCCAGAAGGAGAAGTGGGCGCATGTTCCTGCGGTTCACCACGACTATCCGAAGCAGAACGGATTCTACAGTCGCGATTGAGCCCCCACACGAGTCGATGCAAGACCCCTCGGTCACGGTGCCATCTGGGAGCTTCTGAACGGTGGAGAGTTCAACTGAAACCTTCCCCCGTTTGACAGAGATCTCGGAAGACACAGACAGGTCCAGGTCGTCAAACACAGCCTGCAGGCCCTCCGTCAGGAGGCTTTCAACCGCCCTGACGTTGTTTATGACCTCTTTGTCTATCAGCACCCGGAACAGGTCGGAAACCCGCGCCAGAATCTCCGACTCCCCTTCCAGCTTTATGACCTTGGCCTCAGTGGAAGCCAAGGTGCTGGCACAGGAACTCCGGAGGGTGTCCAGCTGCAGATACCTCGACTTGATTTCCTCAAGTCTCAAAGAGGCACCCGATAGCGAAGGAATAGGAGTTGGCATCGTCGTCGGAGTCATCGTGGTACACAGAGACATACCCCTTGTCCCCGGCCTTGTACACCCCCACCCTCAGCTCAGACACATTGAAGAGCCCGAACAGGTCGATGAAGTAGTGGTAGTCGATGAAGAATTCAAGGTCCTCACCACCCTCTTCCGCCTGGGTGTGGATCATGGGATATGAGTCCTTGCCCCCAGCCGCAGAAGGCATGGAAAGGGTGACCGATTCCCCGCTGATGGAGAAGTGGGCGGTGTGGTGCCCCTTGGGAGCCGAAGCAGTCAGAACAGCCAACCCGGTCTGGAATTCCTCACTGTGGAGGTTGATGTAGGCATGGCACTTCTGGTCCTTGCCAGGAGTCAGGACCTTCGCGGGAAGAAGGGCGAGTCGCGCAACCCCGATGTAGGTCCCATCGGGCCTGACGAAGAAGTCGAATTCCGAGCCCCCGTCCTCCTTGACCCTCTTGGCTTCCTTGATGTAGATCGGGTTTTCCACCGTGTCCTTGTCCTCGATGAACTTCTGGATGGTGGAAATGTCCTTGAAGGGAACCCGGAGGTTCAGACCCTCGTACGGCAAACCGACGTTCACCACGCCCTTCTGGTCCGTAGCAGCCAGGGATTCGCCCCAAGCCACCAACTGGCAGTTTTCGGGCTTCAGCGTGTCTTCCTGTGAGACCATGATCCGACCTGCGGCGATGGCTCTGGAGAAAACCGGGGGGTCGACCTCGCAGCAATCTTCTGCCTGCTGGTAGAGGGAGTCCCACCCCCTGAAACCGTTTGGGTCGAGGCTGCGGAACTTGACCTTGCTCCTGCCGCACTTGGCGGTGACCTCACCGTCTTTGTGGGAAAGGGTGATGGCGTTGTTCCCGCTGTTGATGGTGTTGACCCACTTGATAAGCCGCCAAGCCTCCACGGTGAATCGCGGGTCCTCGTCTTCCTCGACCTCCGTGGTGCACGTCACGGGGCACACGGAGAACGTCCTGGTGGACTTGCTGAGGATCTCTGCGGACCCGTCCCTGACCCGGAACAGGAAGTGAGCAGAAATACCCCCCTTGCCCACACAAAGGTTGGCGATTCGGAGAGCGGAGAGAAGATAATCAGGAGCGACCTTGAGTTCCATGGTTATGCCTCGTACTTTTCAAGGGCAGAGGCGGCGTCCTCCAGCTTCGACTCGAATTCTTCGAGCGAGGATCTCAGAGCGGACTTCAACTTCTGCAGGGTTTCAGAGAGGGTGTCGGGGTCGAGATTGTTGTCGGAGATCTCTTTCCTGACGGCCTCCAGACGCGAAGCTGCTGCTTCCTTCTTTCCAGCGATCTTCTGGGACTTCGCCTGAAGCTTGTCCCTCTTCTCGATGGCGAGTTTGAGTCTGGTGTCATCGTCAAGGGTCTCTTCCATAATTAACCTCGTTTTGTCCAAATTACAACGGAAAATAACCCTCCGCACCCCTAAAGGGTGAAGAACTTGACCCCGCCTTCTTCTCTGGTCGGGTCTATTTCCAGCTCAACCGGGGCCTTCTTCTTGCGCTTGGCGGCGTTGGCGGCTCTCTGGGACTGACGTTCAGGGCAGACAGATTCGTAGTCGCACAGTCTGCACCTGGAAGGAACGGGGTTGGGGGCGAATTTCCCCTGCCTCATGGCCTTCTTCACTTTCAGAACGCGCTGCGCCAGACCCTGCAGGTCCTCTTCGTCGAAGTCGACCCATTCCACTCCAGTCTCGACCACCTCGGTCCCGTCCTCGGCATGGGTCACCATTCCGTGGGGGAACCTATACCAGACGAAAGCAAGACGGTTTGGCATCTTGTTGTACGACAGCTTGAACAAGAGGGCGTACCACCGGAGCTGGTCCGGGTCGGTGTACTTCATCTTCCATTTGGTGTTCTTGCCGTCGATGATCGTGATGCCAGTGTCGTCACGCCGGATTATGGTGTCGGCCCTCCCCCCGATGGAGGTCCACTTGTTGATCCAGCCGTAGATGTTGACTTCCGCCTTGGCATAGGGACCCAGAAACCTATGGGCCTTCATGGTCTTCAGATAGCCGTGAACCCCGTCTTCCACCACTTGAAGAGCTTCAGCGCGGGTTATCCTGGAGTTTTGCCAGTTGATGTTGTTGCGAGGCTTGGATTCCTGCCTTTCGAACTCGTCCCTGGCTATTTTCTGCATGGTTTCGAGGAGGTTCTTTGGGTTCTTGTAAAGCTCCCCGTTGTACATCCTCTCCACAGCGTACTGGATGGCTATTCCCATCACAGCATGCTCTTTGGAATCCTCTGACGGGTTTGGCTTGGGTCTTCCCACGCCTCCCCCACAGTCTATCCCGTCCCAGCCCTTTGTCCACAAGAGTAGCTGAGGACAATCCTCGTACATCTTGAAGTGGGACCAGTATAAGGTGGATGACTCGTTCACGGGGTACCTCCAGTGTCTACACTGTACCCACGTGCTCCAGATAGGAAAGGGCTCGCTCCTTCACTTCGTTGGGGACGTCGCCCATACCAGCCACCACGTCAGCGAGAGTTTCGCCGTCTTCGGGGGGTTGCAGGGACTCGCGTATGGCGTCCACAAACGAGTCCATTTCCATCTGTCTCCTGACCTGTCGCTCCCGACCCTCCACGTCAAACACTTCCTCTGCGGGACGGACGTTGAGTGGTGCAACCTCGACCTCGACCCCCTTCTCGGTGCAGCGGAGCACAGCCGCAGAAGGAATCCTATCGAGGTTGTCCTGCGAGAGCGACCCACGGGTCAGTGAGCCGATGTTCACGAACTGCTTGCCTCCCAGAGTCTCGACGCCTTGGTTCTTGTGCCAGTGGCCGAACAGGTACACATCGGGAGCGGTGTCCAAGAGGTCGGCGTATTTGATGATGTCCTCGCCCTCAAACATGGTGCCGCCCTTGTGGGAGGCGAGCACGTGGGCCACGCAGATCAGAATGTCCTCGTCGCCCTTCTCGATGGAGGTGAACCGCTCCATATCGTAGGACGTGCCGTGGTACGGGACACCGACCACGCGGACGGTGACCCCACCAGACCGACGGAACACAGCCTCATGTTCGTCATACAGCCGCTTGAACACGCCCGTCGAGTACAGGACGCCCAAAGGCTGCTGCGGCAGGAAAGAATAATCGCCGTATACGGAGTCGTGGTTCCCCGGTGTGCAGTAGACCGGGCACGGATAGGTGCTGTGGTGCTCTGCCGTCCGGTTGACGAGCGCATGGCTGTTCCGACCGGGGGACTTGATGTGGAAGAAGTCACCGCCGTCGATGATAGCGGCGGCATTGACCTCACGGGCGAGGTCACGAACTTGCCCGAGTTTGTCGAACACGGCATCGGTCCAATCGTCCGTGCGGGACGAGGGTGCTCGGTCGGACAGGTGAACGTCGGTGCGCCAAACGAGGTTGATGCTCACGGGTCACCCACCCGACAGGAGGTCGATGAACTTCCCCCAAGAAACGAACTTGCCATTTTCTCGGCGGGTGCGGCCTTTGCACCAGGTCAAACCGGACTTGGTGATGACCAGATCCCCAAGGTGGGAACCGTCTGTTTCCCGAACTTCGATCTCGATGCCCTTGTTCTTGATGGGTATTTCCACCGAGAGTTTCTTTACGCTAACTTTCATACTGAAGCTCCTGTGTTGGAGTGTACCGTGTTGCAAACAGGGCACATACCCATTTCCCCCAAGATGGAGGACACTTCGGATTCCGAGTCTTCAAATTCAGAAAGGCAAAGAGTGAGGGATTCTCCCAGTGTCTGGATCTCCCTCTGGAGAGCACCCAGGGATTCCACGAACCCCGACACCATGGTCAAAGATTCGCTGAGTCGTTCGACCTCCCCAGAATCCGGGATTTCCACTTCACAACCCACAAGACTCGAAAGCAGGGCTTCTGTGTCCCCCAGCTTCGAAGCGAACCCTTGTACGGAGGCTATACTGTCCGATAGGGTCTGCAGACCCGAAGGATCTGGAAGGGAAACGGACACGAACCCTTCGAATCGATCCAGGTCCTTGGTGGAGGATTCCAGTCTGGAAGACAATCCGGTGACCTTCCTCACAGCCTTACCGAGTCTCTGAACCCTGGTTGGGTCAGGAACGATCTCTGTATCAAAATCAGAGTACAAATCGTGAGAAGTCCTGGAATCGTCGTAGGAGGACTTCAGCCCCTCCAGCTTGGAGATCTCGGATTCCTTGGACTTTATGGTGGTGTCCATGAGGGACAGGTCCTCTACCAATTCCCCCACTTCTCCCAGACCATCATACTTCGACAACTCTTCGGTCTGTTCCTGGACGTCCTTCCTGCGAATCTTCAACTCGGAGTCCACGGACCTTTTGTCCTTCTCCGAGGCTTTCAGCGCCGCCGTCAGCGAACCCACTCGCTCCACGTCAGACAGAGCCTCTGCGGTAGCCGAACCGGGCCTGTTGACCAAGAACAAAGAGCCATCGAATTGATCCGCGATCTGTGGCCAGATCCTGTCGGAAGCCGCCCTGACCTCTTTGACCCCCAGGTCTTCCACCTCCGGTGGGACGCCACTCCCGACCCCAGCCAGTTCTTTCCCATTCAACAGATACCTGTTGATGGTCTTGCCCTTCTGGTTGGGTTTCTCCCAGCCCTTCTCCCAAGTCACGGTTGTGCCATCATCAAATACGAGGGTTACGCTGAGGTAAGCACAACCGTGACGCACGAGAGCACCAGCAGGGGGGTTGGTGAAAACCCCCTTGATGGCTCTGATAGCGGCTGTCTTGCCACTATTGTTGATTCCAGTTATGACCGTTAGTCCGTCCACAACCAAGGTCGCGTCTTCAATGGACTGGAAATTTTTGATTCTGACTTCAACGGCCATCACTCACCTCAGATGTCCAGCCCGCCGAATTCTTCCTCTTCGGAGTCCTCTTCGAAGCCCTCCAGGGATTTACCAGCCCCAAGCAGCGGAGTTACCCTCTGGTGGAGGGCATCGCGATGGGCCTCGTTATCCACAAAGTGCTTGCGGAACTTTTCCACCCCGAGAACCTTAATGGGCCCGTCAGGTCCGTCTTCCCAATTCAGCCAAGAACCAGAAGCCTTGATGATTCCGTGTGCCTTGGCGATTTCAATCAGGGTGCGGATGTTGTCGATACCCTCCCCCCAACGAATGTAGAACAGTTCCTGTCGACCCTGCGACTTGGAGAGTTTGTTCTTGATGGCAGTAGCCCGGATGATGCCACCGATGACCCGCTCGTCGGCGCGGTGGGTGAGGAAGTTGTGCTCCTTGGACTTCTCGTTCTTGATGCGAGTCAATTCCAGACGAACAGAAGAATAGAACTTCCAAGCGTTACCACCCTGGGGCTTGGTCTTCTTACCCATCTGAGCCATGGTAGCTCGGACCTGGGAGATTCCAACGATTGCGGTTCCGGTCTGGGCAATCAGATTCTTGAGGTTGGGGAGTTCCTGAGACCAGATTGACTGGAGTTCCGCGATCTTCCCCTGCTCTGCCACTTCCATGGCGTCACGCTCAGCGATGCGCCTCGGAACAGCAGAACCAACGGAGTCAAATACGACCAAGTCCACACCAGCGGCTGCGAATGCCATGGCATACTTGATTCCGTCTTCCAACGTTTCCGGCTGAAGAAGCTCGAATTTGGACTCGTCGTTGATGGGGACACCCAGGGCTGCGGCATAATCGGGGACAATGTCGTTCTCCCAATCGATGTAGACTGCCGTCCCTCCCTGGCGGCAAACCTCAGCAACGGCTTCCAAGCAAAGAGTGGTCTTTCCTGCGGACTCGTGACCCCAGACCTGAGCGACACGACCACGGGGGAACCCCGGACAGGGTGCGACCCCAAACATGTTGGGTTCCCCACCAATCAGAAAGTCGATGGTGATCGAACCGGAGCTGATGTGGGGGAGACTCTGCTTCAGCACGTCGTCGTTGAGTGCGACCCGGATGTTCTCGTATTCCTTGCCCCGCTTCTTCCGGAGGTGTTCCCTCATCTTGGTGATGGGGTCGTCCTGCATATCGCGGAATCTGGTTCCCTTGTTCTTGCTTGGTGTTGCCATGGTGTTTTCCTATTTTGAGGTGTTGGACCACAAAAAGAACCTGTCATTCTCGCGGTGAACAACACCCCGCTTGACAGTCTTGCCAGCTTTTTTGCCCCGCACGTATGTGTGGACCCTGTTGAAATACCGATTCTCGGTCTTCGTCAAATCCCCTTCGAAGATGTTCCCGTCGTAGAACCCCCAAAACCTCGCGGAGAGGACGGCTATCAGATAAGCGTCCGCTTCGTTATGGTTCATCCTGGCATCACAGTCCTTCTGTGCTGCCTCCACCATATCGGCCTTGTCCATAGGCCACTTTGGTGGTCGGTCGATGGAATCCCTGGCGTGGGCTTTGACCTGAGGCGGGGACCAGAAAACCGTGTCCATACCCCTGGATTTCAGAGCCTCACAGGAGTACAGGAAAAGACCGTACATTCCAGAAGAGAACATGCTGTCGAATACGGGGAACTCAATCCCGACTCTGTCCGGTTTGTGTTCGTCCAGCAGGTTTTGAAGACTGGTGCGGAAGAAGCAGTATCGCTCCACGAATTCCATACTGGACTTGGTACGGAAACGCCCCCTGCTGACACACCTGTCCCGGTGGCCAGAGGGGGCGGTAGTATCGAGTACTGCCCATCCGTAGTTGGTCAGGGATGGGTCGAGCCCCAATACTTTCATCTGGGGCCTCAGATTTCGAGGTCGTCCAGCATGGACTCCATCTGCTCGGCAGAGGTGGAGTTGGTGGGGGAGGAAACCTCCTCTCCCAGCGCCTCGCGGACCTCGTCCAAGGTCATCTCCCGACCGAACTCACGACCGATCTTGTCGAAGACCTTGCGAGCCTCTGCGACGATGTTGGCACCGATCTTCTGGAAGCCCTCGTTCTTCGAATCGAGGTACATGCGGAGGCAGCACTTCGGGTCGGAGACCATGGTGAACGACTGGTACTGCCCGTCGCTGCAGGTCATGGACAGGTCGTGCTTCGGAAGCGGGAACTTCTTGTGGCAGCGAGCGAGGTCGGGGTAGCGGGTGGCCGAGAGGATCCAAGGCATGATCTTGTATCCCTTGCCCTTCTTGAAGGACTCGACGTCCAGCTCGCCCTGACGGTCGGTGGGCCAGACACACAGAACGGTGCCGACGTAGTGGCGGGCCTCCTTCTTCAAGAGGGCCTCCATGGCCGACTTGTTGGCGTCGTCCACGATGACGTGGCCCACGCCCTGCTTGTAGATACGGTGGGCGGAGGCGAAGGCGGGGTTCGCGCCCTCTGCGGGGAGTCCGTCTTCGCCGTAGTCCGTGAAGGACACGAAGGAGACGAGGTAGGTGCGGCCAGTTTCACCCTTGAAGCGAGTGACCTTCTTGCCGATGTTGTTGTCGTCCTGACCGAACGTGAAAGTGGTGACAGGCATGATGTGGAATTCTCCGGTTTGAGTTTAAGCGCTTGGCTGTTTCTGCAGTTGCGCCGAGATTTTGTTACATCCTGTGTGGAGAGGACATACCCCCCATCACAGGTTCATGCTTTCGAGGATGCTCTCAATGCTATCGGGGGAAGCACTCTTCGTCCCGTTGGAGTGGTCCTTGATGGCATCGAGGAAGGAGTCCATGACTTCATCCGATTTGTCACCAGCAAACTCCTCTTCGGAGTCGTTGGGGGCGGGAGTGGATTCCTCTGCCGATTCCTGTGGGTCCGGGGCTATGACCTCTGAATCCGTGACCTCCGGTGCCTTGGAACCGGAGAACAGGTCCTGCAGATCCCGAATGGTCTGCTTGGGAACCTTCGGGGTGTTGTCGAGGTCAGGGACTTCGGTGCCGGGAGGGGGTTTGCTTCCCCACTTTGCCCCCAGCCCGATTTCCTCGTGGCACAGCTTGATCTGGTCGCGAATCCGTCCCTGCAAGTCCTTCAAATCGGCCCGTTTGGACTTCACAACCGAAAGCACAGCTTCGAGGTTGGACAGGCTCTTGGCAAGGTTGTTGAGTTCTCTGGCCTGCTCCAGCAGCTTCCCGGTCGCGATGGCGTCACGGTCGGCAACATTCCGACCAGCCATGACCTCCGGGTCGTTGGCGTACAGGTGCTTCTTGTCGATGTCGAATTCAAGTTCCAGAGTCCTGTGGCTGGTCTTGAAATTCTGCAGAAGCTGGGACACGTGCAAGTAGATCCGCTCGCACTCGGTGAGCATACCCCTTGCCGTGGCGATCTTTCCGTTCAGACGCTTGGGGCCGAACTGGAGAGGGTCTCCGTCCAGTTCCACCTCCATGGTGGCCAATCTGGAGAACACAGAGTCCAAGAAGGAGGGTTCCAGAGTGGGGAGGGTGGAATCAGTCATTTCCACCTTCCGGCAGAATGCGGTCGATGTGGGCGATGGTGTTGGCCCGGATCTCTCGAACCTTGGCGTGGAAAGCGTTCTCCGAGATAGCGCCCTCGGTCAGGGCACTCCGCCAAGCGGCGATGGAGGCTTCCTTGTTGAGGATCTGCTGAGCAATCTGGGCGTCGATGATCGACATACCAGCCGAAGACTGCTCCTGAGTGGTGAGGGTCAGATCCTCGTCTGCCCCCATGCCCCCGGCGTCGTCCTGAACGCTGTTCCAGGCGGCGCTCATACCAACGAAGAAGTCACCCGATTTCTTCGTCTTCACCGCACGGGTGCTGGTGACCTTGGTGATGGTGAGACCACCCTTCACGCGGTTGACCGCATCCTGAATCTGCTTCTTTCGGTTCATGACTAAACCTCCAATGATGGAGAGTTATACAGGCACATCAGACCCTCCTTATCCTCTCAGCCAGCAACGAGTTTCGGCTGTCCTGCACATCGTTCAGAACGGCTTTGGTGAGAGCGGACTCTTCGCCGACCAGGATGACTTTCTTTTTGGCACGGGTCACAGCGGTGTAGATAAGGTTCCTCTGGAGCTGCCTCCCGAACGAACCCATGATGGGAAGAACAATGGTGTCGTACTCCTGCCCCTGGCTTTTGTGGACCGTCTGGGCATAGGCGAGGCGAACAGGAATAGGCCCCTTGGTGTACGGATATCTGACAAGCAAATCCCTGACTCCCCCACCGGAGAAGATCCTCAGCTCTATCTCCTTTGCCCTCCTGTCGATCCTCGACACTTTCCCCACGTCACCGTTGTATACACCCTTGTTGTAGTCGTTCTTGGTGACCATGATCCGGTCGCCTTCCCGTATAACAGACCCCATGACCCGACACTCTTTGGAGCCAAAGGAGGGTGGGTTGATGGCGACCCTCAAAACCTCGTTGAGGTTGGTGACCCCGGCGTCGCCCATGTGTCTGGGGGACAGAACCTGAAAATTCCGCTTGGCTTCGAAAAGCCGCGAGCTGACGGCCTTGATGATGTCGCAAGCTTCAGACTCAGAATTGCAGGGTATGAGCTTGAAATCCTTGCTGCCGGAAATCTTGGGGGTCTTGCCGACGTGGATGTCGTGTGCCGCCGCGATAATATCGGAGGTGTTCTCCTGCCGGAAGATATCAGACAGGTGAGTGTGGCAAAATCGCCCGGATTTGACCAGACTTCGAAGAACGTCCCCAGCCCCAACGGAGGGAAGCTGATAGGGGTCGCCCACCATGACTATTCGACAGTCCTTCTTGGTCCCCATGAGAATGCGGTAGAGCATGTGGAGGTCCACCATCGAACTCTCGTCAACGATGATGACGTCTGCGGGGTGGGGGTTTTCAGGACCGAATTCCCAAACTTGGTCCTTGGTGCTTGAGGTGTCCTCGGAAGAGGAACTGCTGGTAATACCAACGTAGGAGTGGTCCCTGTCCTCGGTGCTGAAACCCTTGGCAGAGAAGGCCCGGTGAACGGTGGAAGCCCCAGACCCGGTCACATTGGCCATTCGCTTCGCAGCGATACCAGTGGGAGCGACCAGAAGATAGGGGACAGAGAGGTCTTTCAGAACCGAAACCACGGCTTGCAGGGTAGTTGTCTTTCCGGTTCCGGGGAGCCCGGTGAGAATAGAAACAGACTCGACCACAGAGTCAACAGCCGCTTTGACCTGAGTATCAGTCAGGGACATACTGCGGCCCGCAGACCACTTCCTGACCTCTTCCTCAGCAACTTCACGGTCTATACCGCTCTCGGCGCTACACCTGCTCACAAACTCTTGGGCACAGAAGACCTCCATATCCTCAACCCAAGGGTCGTACAGCGCTGAGGACTCCCCCAGCTTCCTTTCCAAAGTGAGTTTCTTCTGTTCGCACAACTGCTTGATAGCGTTGGCTATGTCGGCGTTGGAACAGCTCCCACCCGGCACCATGGAGTTGACCTTGTACACGACCTGACCGGGGCTGGCGAAGGAGTGCCCGTCCCTGTAGATCGAGGAAACGGAGGAAAGAACGGCACCTCTGATCCTGCCTGGGTTGGTCAAGGGGACCCCAAGCCTGACCGCCACCTCGTCTGCCTGAGTGAAGGTGATTCCCGGCACCCGAACGAGAACCCAGGGGTCTTCGGTGATCTTGCTCTCAAGCTCGTCTCCGAGAATCCTCCAGACGCTACCAGCGACCTTGGAGGGGACCCCAGAGTTGGCGAGGAAGTGGGCGGCTTCGAACAGGGTGCGGGTGCTGTTCCAGCGGGATAGGACGAATTCTTGGGTGAACTCGTCGAGGTCGCTCTCAGTCAGGTCGCCCCCATTCAACAGGTCGTACAGACTCTGGTTCTTGATGGAGGCTACGGTCCGAAGACTTGCGCGGACTCCGGGACCGACCCCGTTGGAACTCAGGACGCTGAGAACCTTCGGGTCATCCCATTCACCGCTGTCCACAGGACTCTTGGTGACAGAGACCTGCTTGCCATAGGTGTCATGCTTGGACCATTTCCCCTCAAAGGAAACCCAAGTCCCTATACTGATGGTCTGGAGGGGGAAGTTGCCCTTGGCAGTGATGATGGTCCCGTCGTCGGACCGAACCTTCACGATGTGGAAGTCACCGCTGCTGTAGTGCACGGTCTGGACTCTTCCGCTGAAGGTACTGACACTCATAGAATCTCCCTAAGCCCAGAAAGCAGGGCTTCGAGTTGTTGAGCCTCGGCCTCAAGGTCACCAATAGACCCAAGGTCTTCCGGGACACCACTCGGAATTTCAAGCTCTCTCAAAATGACAAGTCTGCCGTGGTGGCCTTCCATGAACTGGAAAGGTACAGCCAAATCACCCACGTTCACACCCTCCTCGTCCAACGAGAGGTTTCCTTCGGACTGGAAGCTGAACATGTACTCAGGGTCCTCTGCGTGTCCAAAAGGACAGCCCTCCCCCCATTTGCAACAGCCACCGCCAACTGCGGTTGGGTCTGGGGGGCCTGGAGGATAGTGGTGTACACTGAGGTCGACCACAGAGTCTTCGAACGCGCTGATTTCCTTCAGAAGGTCAACGTGTCCTTCTTCGGTCTGGACCATGGGTTGACCCTCTTTGTCTTTCCAGAACAGGCCAACAATCACGAGAATCGGCTTCACCTTTCCCTTCTCTTCATCCCGGATTTAAGGAACTTCAGGTTCTGGGAATAGTCCAGTGCCGAAACCTTTGCGTATCCCGAGAAGTAAGCGGTCTTCAGCTCCCTGACTACTCTTGAGTCTTGTTCTTCAAATACAAATGTGAACACGCTTCCCGAATCCTCTATACCGACCATGGGAACCTTGGCGGATAGAAGATAGGCGGCGAAGTAGGTATCCGAAGTTCTAAAGGGCATGTGCCCATTATACCCGGATACAGATCGGCCCCCGCACCCTTCCAGGTCACCCAGGAAGGACGGGGGCCGAAATGATCCCTTAGACTATTTCACTGGGAGGTGAGAGCCGTACCCTGGTAGTCGTAGACAACCAGAGCGGGGTTGGCGGTTCCGTCGTACTCGAAGGTGCTCAGGGCGAAACTGGCGAGCTGACCCTCACCGCAGGACATCTGCAGGGAGCCGGAGCTGTACATCTGGCGGTACTCGCTGTCGTTGGTGAACGACCCGAGGGCGGCACCAGCACCGAGGCCGCCAACGGTGGAACCGGAGGGGAGGGTGTACTCAGCGCCCGAGAGGATCTTGAGAAGCTCCTTGAGGGAGCCGTTGGAACCAGCAGCGTTGGTGAGGGTGGTACCAGCGCCAGCACCACCACTGGTGACCATGGCAGCGTTGATGTCGATGCTGAGGCCAGAATCCATCTGGGCGATGAAGGCCAGGGCTGCAGCGTTAGCAACAGTAACGGTGATGGTGACACCCGAAACTTCGTCAATGACGTGGTCGATCAGGTAAGCAGCCACTCCCGTGTATTCAGCCACGGTAGCATTTGCGACGAGAGCAGCCAGAGTGCTGTTGGTTGCTCGGCTGCCGAGGTAACCAGACTGACCAGCAGAATCGTAAACGAGGCTGCGCTGGGAGGTGTTGGGACGAACGTCAGTCCACTGGAGGGCTCCAGCGGGGATGTCGGTTCGGATTCTGCAAACGTATGCGGTGTGTGCCATGGTGAGTTTCTCCAGTGAAAGGGATCACTACTTTAGGAAGTTAATCAAAGACCTAACGAGTTAGTGGGATATCCCGTCTATGGCCGAAAGGTACAGCTCGAAGGTCGGAGTGGCCCCGTCGCCGTGAAGGAACAGATGCGAAGCCCCAGCTTCAACAAGGGTGCGAGAGGTTCCGGCACCCACAGAAAACTCCGGCATACCAGGTGAAGTGCCAACAAAGAGAGCCGCACCACCGGAATTGACTATCTCCAGTCGGTCCCCGAACTTGGAGAACTTGATCTCCATGGCCCCCTGAGGAGGAACTCCGCTCGTGGTGGAGGCGACGTTTGGCGCGGTACCGGAGAGGTACACGACCTTCCTGGAAGAGGAGTAGAAGTCGGGGGGTGGGACCACCAGTATGGGCCCCTCTGGACCAGAAGCCCCGGTGGAGTCCACTTCGGTGACCCTCAGGAAGGAAATGGCCCCGTCACCCGGAACAGTCGCAGATGCGAAGTCATCCAAATTGAAGGAGGCTCTGGTGAGGCCCCTCACGGATTCGTCAGTCCGATTGACCTTGTTGCGCTTGAGGGTCATGGAACGGAAGTATCCGCCCCTCGACACAGTGAAAAGCTGGGTGGTGCCAGCAAAGGCAGTGGTCAAACTCGTAGCAGCTCCCACAACGTAGGAGGAGACGTTGGACTTGGAAGGAACAGAAAGCTCTATGATGCCTCTGTGCCTTTCTATGAGATTCGGTGTGGAAGGCATTGTTATCTCCTCCCTTAGAACCCCGATAAATCCCCCAACGAACCGACGTTACTTCTTCTCTTTCGCCGCGAGTCTGTCGTATCCGCTGGTGTCTTTGCCCTTCGAATTTGCGAGCTTGCTCGCCTCAGACCAAGAGTCCACCTGCTCACCATCGACGTTGGGGGCGAGCCGGACCCCACCAGAACCGTCGTTCTTCCGTTCCTGTTCCTTGATGGTAAGACGCCTGTTCTTCTCTGCCATCTGGCGCTTGATCCTCAGGTTCTTGCCTGACCACCCGTTGCCCTTCAGTATGAAGTTGGGGAGGGTCACCATCTTCTTGCAGGGACCCTCGTCGCAGTTGGGGCAATTTTGTGGCTCGTCGTATCGAGATATAGGCAATATCTTCTCGAAGTCGAGAGCGCACTGCACACAGTGGTAGGCATAGGTGGGCACTTTATTTCCTCCTGCGTGGAATAGTACCCGCCCTACAAAGAAGCGGAGACTTCTTCGCTCTTGGCGTCGAGCCAATCACCCAATTCACAAGAACCGCCCATGCAAGCAAGCTCCTGTGCACCCGTACCCATGTCCTCAACCTCGTAGGAGGGAAGGAGGGAATAGTCGATGTGGGGGAAGCTCTCGCTGAGGCGGTTGTACTCTTCTTCGGTTATGGTCTCGTAGGGTCCCAGTTCGTACTTCCCGCCGTCGTAGGGGAGGAAGGAGAGTCCGGTGACCTTGTTGAAGTTCTCGTAAAGCCAGTCACCGACTCCATCCCACTCGTGGTCCCGAACGTAGACGGTGGCAGACTGGTTGTGTCCCTTGACCGAAAGCCAAGTCTCCATGATGTTGAGGTAGCGGTTGAGCTGCTCGATGGCAGTCTCGTCGTCTCTGGTCATGCAGCCTTCAGGCGATTTGACCGGGAACTCCGCAACCCACCTAGGGCACTCCTCGTCGGGGAGGTTCTTGTACGAGTTGTCCTTGAAGACCGGGACCCCGGCATCCTTGATAAGACTGAAAAGGGGGTCCCTGTTGTTGATGCGAACTCTGCGGATGTAGAACTTGCTCCAACGGGTATGGAAACCGCTTGCGCAGTCCACTGCCTGAGAGGAGTTACCGCTGGGCTTCCCACAGGTGATCATGGCTGGGACGTTTATGTCCAGATGCTTCGCAGCGACGTACGCAGTATCCCTGGCGACCGTGTTGAAGTAGGCCATGGCCTCGTTGTCACCAGAAAGGGCGGGGTTGTCACAGTGGCCCGTTATATCCACACCGAGAAGCCTGTCCTCTTCACAGTGCTGCTTCCAGGCAGGGCGAAGATACGGGAACTCGGTGAAGCTGGACTGTATGGCACCGATCCAGGTGGCGACCCGGATCTTGGCGGCGAAAGTCTCCTTGGTGTCCCAAGAACGCATGACAGCTGCAGAGAGGTTGCAAAACTGACCCCCGCCGCCTCTTCCGGTCCAGGGGCACTCGGCCCTCTTGAAACGGAGCAGGATTTCCCCACACGGGTTGGAGCGGCAGTCACCCCGGCGCTCAGAACGCTTGTGGTGGGGGAACATGTAGAAGCCGCGCTCACCAGACCCGGAGTTCCTGAGAGCAGTCCACTCCTTGTCGAAGGTCTTCCGGTCTGGACGCTCAGACCAGAATCCGCTGAAGTTCGCCACGTATCTGTAACTCGGAAAGTCGCCCCGGCTCCAGTCCTTGGCGTGACGCATTTCCTCGTCGTCAGGGTCGGAGAAGCAAATAAGGGCAGCACCCCGGACTCCCCCTGCCTTGACTATTTCCCCGATCATGCAAGCTATGTCACTGACCTCTATGGACCTGAGCTTGCGACCCCTCGCGTTGTCCAGAAGGTTCTGACAGAAATCGTGGAGGTCCTTCAGCGGCTTGGGTCCGGAAGCTCTGCCACCCTTGGTCTTGCACCTTGAGCCTTCCGGACGGACGAGAGAATAGTCGAATGTGACCTTGCTTCCCTTCCACATGTAGGTCAATCCCTCAAACAGGGAATCCGCCCATCCTGCCGTGCTGTCCTCCACCGTGATGTGGTGGGTGTGTCCGTTGGAGGGATAAACCTTAGGAAGGTTGTCCACGAACGTTCTTTCGACGGAGTACCCCACACCAGTCCCCATCATCAGGATGTAGAGCATCTCGGAGAATGCTCTGAGATTGTCGAGCGGGAGGAAAGAGCAGTTGTAGATCATGGTGTTGTCGGTCTCTGCCGCTGTACCCGCAGACCACAACGCTCGCATGGAGGGGAGTGTGTTCATGGTCCGGATTCCAGACCGTATCTCTTCCAGTATTTCGGCTGGTATGTCACGGTGCTTGGAAATGAAACTGCAGTATCTTTCTACCGTCTCCGGATAAGTCTCCCTCCGGCCCAAATCGGGGTTCCACCTGGAGTAAGACCGGGTGATTACGAACTGAGACAACTCATTGGGAAAGACAGAAAGACCATTAGCAGAATCAGCCACCGCTACACCCCTCATTCGATTTGTTTTTTTCTAAGAAACCGCTCTTTTAACTCAGCCGCATCAATAAACTACCGAGGGTCCTTCATGGCAGAAACGACTTCTGACTCAAGAGCGATTCTCGGGTTTGGGCAACCGGACACAAACGAGCTGTCTGCTCTGGCGACCCCACGAACAAGCCTAAGCAGTCTAACTGTACCCCACCTACGAGCAGAGGGTATGTGATCCCGCTTCACGGCCCATTCGGGAGCGCCTATGACTTCCGCCACGTATTTGAGGGAGGCGTCCTGCTTCAGCAGGAGGCTGGTCTGGAGCCAAGCCATAGCGAGGTCCCCCACACCCCCTCTTCCCCGGAGGAAGATCATGGTGGGGTCAGACACGGACCGGGAATAGGCGCGGTCCATGAACTTCAGGAATTGGGTGGGGTTGAGTTGGGAGAGAGAGGTCCTGAGTGGGGTGAAGTCGAAGTGGTTGGTCGGCTTTATGGTGTCCCTCAGCACACCGACGGTTATCTCCCCTCCGTTGGAAGCCATGACCGCCTTCTGAACCTCGAAGGAGAGAACCCCCAAATCGGTGCCAGCGGTCTTGGCCATTGAGGTGAGAAGCTGGGAGTTAACGTCCGGAACCCCGTGGCGGGAGAACTCAGACTCCAAGAACTCCACAGCGTGGGCCACGCTCTTGGTGTAGGAGCCGGAGAACTTGTTGAATTTCACCACCAGGGAGGAGTCGACCTGGGGGAGTACAGGGCAAGAAGTCTTGTTTATCCGGCCTTCCAAAACGTACAGGATGCAGTGCTTGCCCCGGAAACTGAAGTTTGCAGGGAGCTGTGACTCGGCCCTCCACCCCCTGAAAATGACAAGATACCTCTGGTCGGTGACCGTCTGGAAAAGAGGATTGGGGGAGACCAAGGACTCGACGTCGGATGCGGAGTCGACTGCAGCAACGGACATCCCGGCAGACTTTGCCGACTCAGCGAGGTCGTTCTTGAACCTGTTTATCCGAAGCCACTCGCTCCCACCCACGACTATGAACGGGGGTGGGTCTTCCCAGTCTACGGTGGTGCTCATAGAAGTGTGTGTCCGAAAAGCTGAGAGACGGCCAAAGAGACACCACTCCTCGCAGCGGAGGGTGAGAGTAGGGGTCTGGCCCGTTCCCACAAGGAAAGTACCTTCAAGGCTTTTTCCTTGGCTTCGTCGGTCGGGTCTGCGCTGAGGTTGGAGATTTCCTGTGCCATGGCCCCCACCAGGATGTCCAGAAACCTGGGCCATACCTTGGAATGGGTCAGCAGCAGACCTATGGCCTCTGCGTTCTTTCCCTCGGCGTAAAATTCCAAGAATCCCAAGGCGTCAACGTGCAGGGACTCCTCGGCGTCATCCACGGTGTGCTGTCCGGGGGACCAGACCGTGTTGCACCTCGAAATGATGGTGGGGATGACGGAGTGCAGACCCCTGCACCACAACACGATGCACAGGCTCCTGACCCCGCTCACCTCTTCAAGCGTCTTCAACAGAGCGTCTGCAGCTGCGGGTGAGGCTTCATCCATGGGACCAACCACCACGGAGGGTGGTCTGTCACCAATCACGCCTTCAAGGGCAATCTGAACCAGATCCCTTGAGTCCTGTACCTTCAGTCCTTCTCGACCAACGGGTTCAAGTGGGTCACCCTGAGAAGCGGCCAGATCAACAGCTGCTTCAAAAGCACCTGGACCATAAAACAGAAAGGGGGTACCACTGGACACGAGCTTCACACTCTCACGTTGAACTTCCGTTTACACTTCTTGCACTGGTACCTGACAATCCTGCCACCACCACTCATGTTCTTTACAAACAGTATGGTTGCGGAATTACCCTCACAGGGTCTAGCAGCCCTGCAGGTGACCCACACTTCTTTGCCCACAAGGGCTTTGTTGTTCTTCATCAGAATCCCGCAGATTGAGCTTTCTGCAGGATAATACCGCTGATCTGTGTCAGATACTGACTGTATCTGCTGGACGGATTCTGTCTCACCAACTCGGTCCAGTCACAACTGTACAGTTTCCCTGACCTCAACTTCGAAGTTTGAGTTTCAAAGTCACCCGGAACACCCGGAACACCCGGAACAAGCAATCCACGCCAGTGTGACAACCTATCGTCTTCAACCACGGGGACGACAACAGATCCCCACTGAGTCCAGTGAACCTTCACAACTTCCACACCACCGTATCTGACGACAACAGACACAGAGGGTTTGCTTCTATTCGTGGTGGGAAAGAAGACGTTTGCCTTCCCAGCAATCAGAAGAGAAACAGGAACAGTGAGTTGACTGACAAGCTGTTCTGCAGTCAGTATGGGAGCTTCCCCACCTCTATAGTCGAATCTGGACATTGAAAGCAACCCTCTTTGTTTCTATCTGCACAAAGAGTGACTTATTCAACACCCAACGCGTATACACGTGTCCAATCTTCCCCTCCCAAACAAGGGAAGAAGCAAATTCTCGACCATTTTTCTACTGTCTTTGGGTTTCTGAACTTTTATTGTTTACTTGGTGTCGGCGTTCAAGGTAAACGTGTTGGTGTTCGTAGGAGTGGGGGTGGGAGTGATGGGAGTGTCTGTGTCCGTGGGAGTGGAGGTGAGAGTGTTCGTCGTGCTCAGCTGGGTGGTTGTGTTTGTTTTTTTTGCTCGGTTCAAACTAAACTGTTTCCCCCTTCCCTTTTCTTTTTCAAGATCCAATTCTACTTTTCCCAAGTGTGGAATTGGAGGGTCGGGGATTCCCGTAGTTTGAAGGGAATCGATCATCTGTGACGATTATTCCCAAGGACCATGTCTCTTTTGGAGATTTAGGTCAATCCTTATAAGTTCCTGCCTTCTTCGATTGGGTTTCTTCCCACACAGGGTGTTACCAGCACCCTGTGTGGTTGGAAGCGACGGTGTTCCTTGCCGTTCAGATTTCTCTGATCTCAGCACTCATAGGGGCTTTGCTGGCATATGGGCTTGGGACCCGCCACCCTACAAACCTGAGAGCGTATAGCTTCCTGCGGTATTTTTACCACGCTGTTGAGCTTCAGTCAATCCCATCCACCAGAAGATGGGACTGAATGTGCGACACGTCCAACGGCTTCGAGGAGTCGTAAACGTGACACCCGAAGCAGTTGGGGATCGCGCTCGTGTCGCCCTGCTGGAACGTCTCCAGGGACATATTTGCCAGTTCAAGTGACCCGCGCTGTGGGCTGTCTGCGTTTGGTGGTCCCTGGGTGTTTGGTACCGGAGCCGTTCCGGATGCGGCACCGTCCTTTGTCCAGATGGCACCCACCATCTCGTAGTTTGCCCACACGGACATAGGGTTCTCGCCGGGGAGCATGGTCAGGAGACCCGTTGCTCCCACCAGCCCGTTGTTGAGTTCCTCTATAGCTGCCAAGTTTGCCGCGTTGTCGTTCCCGTTGATGGACTCACCCGGCTGGTTGCCGTGCGCATACTCTCGACACACGTTGTTTGGCTCTCCCTTGGCCGGAACGGCCCCAGACGGCAGCGAATCCGGGGTGTTGAACGAAAACGAAGAACAAGCCTCGGAAGGCGGTCCGCTGCCAGTGAATTCTTCGTCATAGCAGTGGACGAAGAGGACGGGGGCGAGAAGCTCCACCTTGGGCTCGTGGGACTTCACCTGGCTATCTGGACCCCCAACCACCCTGAAATGGTGTGGGCGTCTTGGGAGCACAAGAGAAACGCCGTTCAGCCAAACTTAGGTAAACCCAGGCATGGCTGCCGCCTCTTGCGAGGACGGCCCCCGGACTGACCCAACCCGAAGGTTGGTGCCGGGTTCCTGCTTCAACGAGGTCTGCCTCTCCGAACAAGTCGAAGTAGGTCTTACGCCCTCTCCACAGGCGTTTAGGGAGTCCGTAGAACTGGCGGCCTCCAAGATGTTGATCGCGGCGTTGAGATCAGCATTGACCGCAAAGCCGCAGGACAGACACAGGAACCTCGACTGAGAAACCCGGTTGTCCTTCTCGACGTGACCGCAAACGGAACATCGCTGCGAGGTGTACTGCGGCGGGACAGCCACGACTTCACAGCCGTACAGCTTCCCCTTGTACTTCAACAGGCGACAGAACTCCCCGAAGGCGGCATCGAGCAGGGCCCGGTTGAGGCCCCGCTTCTGCGAGCCTCCCGAGCGAGTCATGTTCCGCACCTTCAAGTCCTCGATGATCACCTTGCCGTGGCTCTTGGCAAGCATGGTCGTGGCCTTGTGAAGCGTGTCACGTCTTACATTAGCGACCCGGACGTGGGCACGGGCGAGCTTCGCCCTGGCCTTGCCTCGGTTCGCTGAGCCTTTCTTCTTTCTGGATACCTCCTGCTGGAGTCGCTTGATCTTCCGCTGGGCTGACTTCAAAGCGCGAGGGTTCTCGATGACCGTCCCGTCCGACAGCGTAGCCAACCGGGTCACGCCGAGATCCAGACCTACAGCATCTTTCCCGTTCGGCTCTGCTTCCGAGACCTCTGGTCCAACGATCGAGACGAACCACCTGCCAGCCTTCTCAGAGACGGAGACCTGGGTGTGCTTACCCCAGGGCAGGTAGCCCTGTTCGCCGGGCTGAAACCGGAGCCTTCCGATCCTCGGGAGTTGGACCGTCCGGTGATCGACCTTGATGGTGCCGGTCAGGCGGAACCCGCCGACCCCACGGCTCCGGGACTTGAACCGGGGGTACTTGGCCCTCCCTGAGAGGAAGTTCTTGAACGCACGGTCAAGGTCTCTCAGACTCTCTTGTGGAGCGGCTTTACTGGCCTCGTACATCCAGGGGACCCCGCCGTCCTCTGGGGCAGCCTTCTTCAGAAGATTCAACTCCCGGTGAAGGGAGACGGCGTTGAGCCAGCCTTTCCACTTCTTTGGCTTGCCGATTTCAACCCACTGGTCGTAGGTTTCTTTGTGGCGGGAGAGGCCCCAGTTGTAAGCCCACCGAGCGTTGCCTGCATGTTGCAGGAGGGCCTGCCTCTGGCGAGGCGTCGGCCTGATCTCCACTCGGTAGGCCAGCCTCACTGGGTCTTGGCCTCTTCGGGCATGGCCTGAAGGATAAGGTCCCGCACGATGTGGGACATAGAGACCCGACGGCGTTTGGCTTCAGCCCTCAGCCAGACGAGCATATCAGGATCAACCGTGAGTCGGATTTCTTCTCGTCGGGCCATGCGCCGGTACTCCTACTACTCTACGGCGTCTTATAGGCTATCTACCGAGGCAGGTTCGCCCGATGTTGCCCAAGTTCACCCAGGTTTCAGCGAACAGCTTCCAACTCTCTGGTCGTACAGTGCATTCGTGTCGGCCTGCACTTCTTCGAAGTCCTGCGACTTGATTGTGCGTGGCGCAAGTGCACTCTGCACCCCAAGAATCCCGGTATAAGGCTGGGAATTGCACTGGCCCGTTCCACCTGAGGGCTGATACACCCGGTTTTCGAGGAACCGTGGCAACCCGTTTGCCGGGTCGGGCGAAACCTGAGCAAGGAACCACTGCCAGCTGAACTGATAGAAACCGCAGAAGGTCTCCGTCTCCGGGACCTCACCCGGCTGGGAGGGGGAATCTATCCAGTCTGCGCTGGCCTCACACACCGTGGGTGTGGGGGGAGGCTTCGGTCCTGGGCATCCTACGAGGAACAGTGCTATGGCGGGGATTGCGATTCTCATGGGGGAGTCTCCTTGCTCCACCACCCTGCCCATAGTCTTCTCACCGCACCCGGTGGCTGTCTCCCTGACTCACGACCTGCTTGAGGCTCCGAAGGTATGCCACCGTGTGGCGCACCTGCTTCTCTTCCAGTTCGAGGTCTTCGGCCAGTTCTTCCGTGGTGATCCACGGCTCCTGACGGATCGCTTCGATGACGGAGGGGGCCAGTTCACTGGTCTTCCGCAGAACACCCCGAACCCTGCAGGCGAGGTGGCCCGCACGAGCCACCGAGCATCTTTCCGAACTGGCGATGTCCACCCTATCCCCACCGTCTTCCAGGGTGTTGAGGACGGAGAGATATCGGTCGGAGGCATCCGGCCAAGCCGCTTCGACCGCTTCCGCGTTCGCGTTCTTGAGGATGCGAAGCTCGGAGGTGAAGGAGACTTCCTGCTCTGGGGAGTCGTTGTTGCTCACGACTTCGAATTCGAAGATGGCGTCGTCTTCACACCCGGCGATGGCGGTTTCCCACTCGGAGGCTTGAACCGAATCCGGGTGCATTCCGGATTCGTTACCATCCCGCCAGATGGAGGTCTTCTCTTCCTTGGTACGGGCTCCCCGCATCCGGAACAGAGGCTCTTTCCCCCTGCCGTTGACGGTGTTGAGGTGGCGGCGACGCACCCAGCTGTTCAGGAGGGTCACGGACATGTCGCCGCGCTCTTCGATCTTCTCGTCAAGGTTGCCCTCTTCAAGCCACCGACTCACGCACATACCCACCATGCTGAGGCAGTCGTCGAATTCTTCCATGGGGTACCTGCGCTGCAGTGCACTCGCCATGTTGTTGAGGAGCTTCGTCTGGTTCTGGGAGTTGAACCAGTCGCGGAAGCTCCTGACCTTGGGCTTCCGCATCTTCGACCGGAGGTGTTCGACTCTGGCCCGATGCTTCTGGGGCATCTTCTCGACCAGACTCGTGTTGTCGCCCTGCCAGAACGCGAAGATGTCCTTTGCGAGATCAGTCTGGCTCTTGTATCCGTGGGCCATGACCACGTCACGGCGGAAGGACGGACGGCGCACGTTGTGGGATTCGGGAAGCTGCTTCAGTGCCTCTCGCAAGAGAAGGGCGGACTGGGCCTCGACCGAGGGGTTTGCGGAGAATACGAACTCTATGACAGATATCAGCCGGGTGTACTTTTTCACTTCAAGCCTTGTTCCCATGCGGGAATCTGGGGATTTTGGGTTGCAGCTACGGAGACAGGTTTTTGGGTCGGGTAGCTGAAATAACTCTAACACGTTCCCATACCCCTGTCAACCCCCAGAGGGGCATCAAACTCAATTCGGTCATTCTTTTATATACTTCATCGTAATAAGAATCGGCTATGAGGATCCAACATGTACGCAACCCTGTCGCCTTTGGTTAGAATCGCAAACACCCCATTCCTCGACGTCTCCCTGAGGAAGAACGCCAGAGTGTTGGTGGCCTCTATCCTGAAGAAGGCAACTGCTGCCAGCATGGACCGCCTCATGAGAAGCGATTACCTTGCTGCCATACTCGGCGAAAACCCCCTGTCCTTCAGGCGGCAGTTCCTGAGTGGTGCCTCCCTCTCCGACGAGGCAAACAGGACCAAGGAGTTCAACCAGGTGGTCATGCGACTGGCGGGGGGCGACCCCAAGAAGGTGGACAAGAAGGCCATAACTGCCGCTGAGGCTGAGTTGGGTTATCCTGCCCCCGAACTCTGGTCCAAGATGCGGAAGGGCAACGCCCTTGACTTCATCGGCACCTTCTTCATGCCGAACGAAACCGGATTGTACAACGCCCTGTACGGCGGCGCGTCTGCTGGGCTTGCCAACTCCTGGAAGCCCCACTACGCCGACCACGTTCCCGGCATACGCGGTGCTTCCCCTGACGACATAGCTGCCGTCATGGTCATGGGTGGCCTTCCCCTTCCCGGAGACATCTGGGACAACACCCAGAAGAAGTTCAAGGACCGTCCTCCTCTCTACCCCGTTGGTGAGAGCATCATAACGAAGCTCGCTCCGGCTCGGCCCGGTCTCAAGAAGCTGGTTTCACAGCTCGGTAAATCCGCCCAGAATATAGCCAGGAAGTGGGTGAAGTCTATAGACCAGGGTTACAAGGCTCAGTTCCTTGGGCCTGAGGTTATAGCCGAGATCTTTGAGGACGCCGATCCCCTCGAACCAGAAGATCTCCTTGAGTTCGATGGGTGGTTCAACCGGACCGTTCCCAACTGGCTTTGGAACCTCCGCAACAATTCCTTCCAGCTGAAGGTTGTGGAGGTTGCCATGAAGATGAAGGAAGAGGGAAGGGACCCCTTCATCTTCAGGGGTGGGTCCAGTGCTGACGTTGGCCTCAGGGTCAAAAACGTGCGCGAGTATATGGAAGAGAACGGCATCGTGGGAGAAAGCGGCAACGTCCCCTCTGCTCCCCGCGTGGCCAAGGCTTGGAAGGGGGCCAAGAAGGCTCTGATTCAGTCTTTCGACGAGGTGTTTGCAAGTGTCCAGCAAGAGCTGAAGGACGAAGAGGAGAAGGCAAAGATAGACCTTCTCTACAAGCATACCAGAGAGGAAGACATCAAGGAACGCGTCAAGAGCCTCCGAACTCAGGTGTTGCAGGACTTCCGCGAGGAGCAGTCCACCCGGAGGTGGAAGAAGCGCGGCAGCGGCAGCGATATGAGGGAAGACAGGGCTATAGACAGAGCCATTGAATCCGTACTCTTTAAGTATGGAACTATGATCGGGGGAGCAATAAGCGGCAACCCTACCACCAAGGACCTGACCCGCATTCAGGATACGATCAGAAAGGCCATGAAGAAGTCCATAGTGAGTCAACTGGGTAAGGTTGGGGGTAAGGCTGGAGACTTCAAGGTGGGGGACATCGTTCGACACACTGGAAAGTTCCTGCGGAACACGGGAATGCAGGTTGGTGCTCCTATTGACGGCAAGGTGGTTGACGTTGCGGAGACTGGTTTCTTCAAGGGTCACCCGACCGTGCGGTGGAGCAACGGCGGGGTGGAATCTGTTGTACGCGCAGAGAACATTCAGCACGCACGAGGAAAGTCCGCTTCCAGGATTTTCCTGTCGTTCGACCGCAGAGACCTGGACATCCTGGCGGGCGAGATTGTCGGATACTCCTACGACGGGGACGGCCCCGAGCCCGGAATTAAGGGTCTGAAGTACCTGGCCCAGGATGATGGTGCCATCTGGAGGGCCGCTGAAGATGCGGGGTTCGAGTCTGACGACCCCGCCCTTGAGCACTTCATGGAGCTTGACAACCGAGAGCGTCTTAGGCTTCTGAAGAATAACAGCTAATTAGCTAAAAGTATCTCGGCGGGTACTGTCCTCTACACCAGGAGGACAACGCCATGAAGCGGATCGTAATAGTAGATTTCGGCAGTCAGTACACCCAACTCATAGCCCGTAGGATTCGGGAATTGGGTGTTTTCTGCTCTATCCGACCCTGCACCGACCACCCCTTCGGCATAACCGACCCCTGGAACGTCAGGGGGGTGGTGTTATCCGGTGGGCCCTCCTCCGTGTACGAGGAGGGCGCTCCCCCATTTGACCGCGAATGGTTGGAAATGGGGGTTCCGGTCCTTGGTATATGTTATGGGATGCAAGTGGTTGTCCACCACCTGGGTGGTGAGGTAGTATCCACCAAATCCAGAGAGTATGGACCCGCCTACATCAGCGAACCCGGTGGGAACCCCCGTGTCAGGTCCAAAGTCTGGATGTCCCACGGGGACAAGGTTATGTCTCTCCCTATGGGAGACTGGGAAACCGTCTACAGCACCGTGGACTGCCAGTTCGCCGGGATACGCAGTGAAGAGCTTGGTTTCACCGGGTTCCAATTTCACCCGGAAGTGTCCCACTCCCAAGATGGTGCGACCTTGATAAGAGAGTGGGTCGACCAGTGCGACATAGCACAAGACTGGAGCGTGGGATCATACATAGACATAGCCCATGCCCAGATAGAGTCTCAGGTTTCCCCTGAAGACAAGGTCATATGCGGTCTGTCTGGCGGGGTTGACTCTTCTGTTGTCGCTTCTCTCCTCCACGGGGTCATAGGCGACAGGTTGCACTGTGTGTTTGTCGACAACGGGCTCCTGAGGAAGGGCGAGAGGGAGGAGGTCGAGCGAGAATTCTCTGAACTCAACCTCACTGTGGTCGACGCCAAGGACAAGTTCTATTCTGCTTTGTCGGGTCTCACCGACCCCGAGCAGAAGCGCAAAGCGGTGGGGAAGACGTTCGTGGACGTCTTCAGCGATTATGCCAGGTCTGTTCAGGGCGCGAAGTTCCTTGCACAGGGAACTCTCTATCCGGACGTTATCGAGTCGGTTTCCTTCCGTGGTCCCTCCGCTACCATCAAGTCCCACCACAATGTGGGGGGTTTGCCGGAAGACCTTGAATTCGAACTCATAGAGCCCCTCAGGGAGCTTTTCAAGGACGAGGTCAGACTGCTGGGCAAGGAACTGGGCCTGAGCGACAAGCGTGTGAACAGGCATCCCTTCCCAGGTCCCGGACTGTCTATCCGCATCCCCGGTGAGGTGACGGCTGAGGCTGTCGCCGTTCTGCAGGAAGCCGAAGCTATATTGGACTACGAAATCAGACAGTCCGGTTGGTACGAACGTCTGTGGCAGAGCCTCGCAGTCTTGCTTCCAGTGAAGAGCGTGGGGGTGATGGGGGACCAGCGGACGTATGAGAAGACGTGCGTCATACGTGCGGTCCACTCAACTGATGGCATGACGGCTGACGTGGCGGAGATACCTTGGTCGGTGCTCACCCGGATTTCTACCCGCATCATCAACGAAGTGCGGGGCATAAACAGGGTGACCTACGATATAAGCACCAAGCCCCCCGGCACTATCGAGTGGGAGTGATCCTCCAGGACTTGATGAACCTCCGCTCCGTGTCGGTGTAGGGCCGGGTCACAGGGAAGAAGATGACCTCTGTATCCGGGCTGAGGTCTTCGGGGTTGCAGATACCCCGCACCTTCACCTTGGCGTTGCGGTGGTTCGTCCACTCCCTGCGGGAGGCAGAATAGCTTCCCGGTTCGAACAGGGTGGAAAGACCAAGTGCGACTTCTTGCACCTTGGCATCGGGTGCGACAATCACGACGTCGGTTTCTGAATTCTGAAACTTGTTGCGGATATTTTCATAGGTCATGGTCAACATTCCTCGGCTCCCACTACGAGTTTCCAACCGAATACTCTGTCTGCAATCCCGCTTATTGGGACAACTTCCACAGAGGTGGGAACTTCTTTCTTACAGACCTTTTCCAACTCCGCACACATTTTCGAGAACGCGTTGGCCACTGGATCCCAATTCGGTGCCACCGATTCCTTCCCAAAGCACTGGGTGCTCCAGTCTATAACCGCGACCTCTGGAAGGGTGGACTCAGATACCTCGAAGCCTCTTTTCCTCAGATGTTCCTCAAGGTTCTTTTTTAGGGCGTGGGAGCCCGATACTCTGCCTTGGGTGGTTGCCAAGGCAGTGAACGTGTAGGCTGACCTGGCCTCTTCATCCAGCCCCACAAGTTCCGACACCTTCACGTCTTTGGTCTTCCGCAGAATTGGCAGTTTTCCTGCCTCATACCCTTCTATCCCCGTGGGAGAGGCGACCTCTTTTGCTGGGAGCAGGGACCTCTCCTCGTTGGACTTCTCCTCCAGCATCTTCCAGTGGGCCTTCTCGCTTATCTGGATCAGCTTCTCCACCTCGTTTGAGGCTTCTTCCACCTGCATTCCTATAACCACGGAATTCAGCGAAGTGGTGGCTACGGGTACTGCGGGCTTCCCACCCTCAGGTATAGGTCCGACTCTGTACTCCGGAACGTCACCGTCCAGAAACGCCCTTTCGGTCAGAGAAGCCCGAATCAGTGGGTTCAGTATTCGCTTTCCGTTGGCGTGGTTCATCCACACCCGCGAATCTTCTGATTCTACGGACTTCTTGACTTTGTTGTAGGAGGTGGCCAAACTCTGCACTTTGCCCTCCTTCACCGCCATGGACACGAGCTTTCTGGTCGCTTCCAGCGGCCCTATCTTCCCATCTTTCAAGTCTTCCAGTATTCGTTCCGAACCCGGCATGGACCTGACGGTTTTCATGGCCTCAAATATGAACTTGTTTGTGGGTTGGCTCATGACTCACCCTTTTGGTTCTGTACGAGAACCAACCTTATGGTGCTCTTCTTGTTGTTCTTTCTGATTCGAGCTTCGCACTTCTCGGAGAACTTGAGACCCCTGTTCCTCAGAGCCTCCAGCACCAATTCTACGATTTCTTCCTGTTCCAGGACGAGTTGCATTTCTACTTCCCTTTGAACTTTACTCTCCCGCCGACCTCTATCTTCTTTACTTTGGGCGCTGTGGGCTCCCAGGGGTCCACTGGCGGCTTCGGAGCAGGTGGGGGGCCTCCCCCTATCATAACCCCACCGTCTGGTGCAGGGGTGTTCATAGAGGTGGGGAAAGAGCTTCGGGGGGCGGGCTTCGGAACCACGGGATCGGGCCTTGGCGAGTCGGGCTCTTTGGGCTGGGGGGAGAGTCTGTTCTGTATCCCACGCGAGTGCTTGCAGGGGTTTTCCCTCGACGGGCAGGTGCAAGACCACTCTCCGTCTTGGTACTGGGTCACCACATAGGTTCTGCGGTTTCCCCGTTCGTCCACAGAGTCACCCTTAACCTTCCACTGCCCCAGCTTCTCTCTCGTTTCCTCCGGCTCAGGGGGCTCTTCCGGGGGAACTTCTGGTTCGAAACCCTTGGGTTTCGCCACCGAGGGCTGCACTATCCCCAGCATCTCAGCAGCTGCGCGTCCTACGTCTGCGTCAGATACTGGCTCCCAGTCATTCCTCTGGGTGGATATTTCCACCCTCAGGGCTTCTTGGATCATGTTCTTGAAGTCCGGAAGTCCAAGCGTTATGGCGGCGTCTTCCGGGGCAAACTGGGGGTTGTTCAGCAGGCGGTCTTCTTGTGAGATTATGCGCTGGTTCCACTTGGTCCCTGCACCCCTGCTGTTTCTGCAGCCGACATTCATGCAGGCGCTGCAGAATTCGTTCTTGAACTGCTCTGGGGACTTGATTCTCCTGTGTTCGCCCTCGTAACAACTGTCCCAAAGGTCTGGGAGGCTTCTACTCATTGGAGCCCCCTATGTGTCTGTAGAACCGAGAGTTACTCCCCATGGCTTCTACGGGACACCCCGTATCGCAGGACGAATCCTCGCACCCGTCGAGGTGTTGAAGGATGACATTGGACGGCCAACGACCTGTGGGCTGCTGGTACTCCCCAGCGTATTCCTTTCCACGTCGGAAGCATTTGGTGTCCTCTTTGCGACCATTGGTCCACATGTCCTCACCAGCGCGGTGAGTGGGGTTCTCAGCGTAGGCTCCCCCGTTGAGGCTGTCCGAAGTTGGGGTCCTACAAACTTCAATGTTGATGGCACCAGTCCCATGCTTCAACACGTTTGCGGTTATAGTTCCTTCAGAAAGAGGCTTCCTAAGCAGATAGACTACCTTCATCCTTGCATCCTTGCCCAGCACACGCGGCACCGAGCTTCGTACACACCGTCGGAGCCGACCTGCACCTGCTCTCCTGTGTCTTGATTGGGCAACCGGTACGACCGGGTGGCGGGCTTACCGCAAACATCACCCTGACCTCTCGCGGACGGGAGGCCACGGGTGATGAAGAGGCGAGCCACGCACACAGCAGTCAACTTGGTCACTTTGTCGGCCACCGCGAGAAGTCTTGCCATCGGGCCGAACGGATTGCCGTCCGAGTCGAGATCGAGGCCCGCTACGATGACTCGGCGACCTCGGTTTGCTTCGGCCTCCAGCACGTCCACGATCTCGTCGTCAAGGAACTGAACCTCGTCCAGACCAACGACCTGCCCGGTCATAAAGAAGGGCTGTGCACAGAGCAGACGTTTGACATCCTGCACGTCTTTGACGGCTACCGCTTTCAGCGAGCCCCCAACGTGGGTCGCAACGGAGTCAGCAGAGTAGCGGTCGTCAATCGCGGGCTTCATCACAAGGGTGAACTGGTCCGCGATCTGACATCTCCGAAGACGCCGGATCAACTCTTCGCTCTTGCCGCTGTACATGCAGCCCGTGATAACCTCAAGCATCGTCTATCCCTTGGCTGTGAACCACAGGCTGTTGTTGGGGGCGTAGGTCTGTGTAAGCTCCTCCCCGGCTTTTATGTCCCTCTTGGCGTAGAAGTCCAGGAATCTCCTGCTGGAGTCCGGGTCTACGTGGGGATAATAGAGCACGTTGGACCTCTCGACCGGGGCGTGGTTGTATATCATCGCGTATCCCAGAGCTATGCACCTGTTCCCATTCACAACCCATGGCAGAAGCATGAAAGACATATTGATCTCTCTGCTTCCGTCCTCGTATGGAGATAGGGTCAGACCCTTTATGTGATTTCGAGTTTCGTCCGTGCTATTCAGGACGAAAACAGGGCACCGCTCGACCAATTCCCCATCCTTTATGTCCTTGGTGGCGAGCACCCCCATCCCCTTTCCCTTTATGTGGGATAGCTCTATCTGGTTGCCACACGAGGCTGGGGCGACCTTGTTCCCAAGCAGTGGCTGTATGACGTGACCGCAGCCCTTACAGGTGGACCCTTGGGCGTTCCAAACGCTGGTCAGGAATTCCGTAACCAGTCCACAGTTATTGCAAGCCACTTGTCTCATACTTACCTCAGGTTGAATCCTTCACCCTTCACCACTATGACAAAAATACCCTCTTTCCATGCCAAAGCCACTTTTAGAAAGGTTTCGGTGACGTCTATGCTGGCCCCTTGGAGAGGGGGCTGGTAGCAGTCGAACGGGCCGTACTTCTTCCTCCACCCGTTTCCCTTCTCCCCTCCCGGCCTGCACAGGTTCTTGTCGAACTTTATGCAGTTGCCCTTGAAGTCGCACACCCCCTCTTGTTCCGAAACCCTACGGGCACTATACACGGGGTTCCTACCCAGCTTCTTCAGAAGGGGAGACAGTCTGCCGTGCAGGGCGTGACTGAACGAGTCAGCGTCTACTTCACTCACCCCGTCTTCCCAGGTTGTTCCCCGGAGTGGTTCGAGTGTTCCCCAGTTGTCGGAGTCCTCTGGTACGAATTCGACCATGACGGACACGGACTCTGGTTCTGAGCCCACCGGAACCCTGTCCTCGGATTCTGTCAGCTTTATGCTTCTCACAGTGGCTTCTTGGCCACTATTACAGGTTCCCAAGAGGGCTTCAAGGCAGTGCCCCACCCCTCCCACACCTTGGACAGAGCTTTGTCCTCTATCTTCTTTGGAATACTGAGAGACTTAGGGAACCCGGAGGAGTACAACCAAGCCTCCAGCTTTATATCGGAGAACCCGGCTTCCTCTATGGCCCTTGCCATCTTGTGAAAGGTGCGGCTACCCCCGAACGTCTTCAGCACCCCTCCTGGCTTCAGCACCCTGTGTACCTTCTGCCAGAATTCAACTGAAAACGCTATCCCGGTCGAGTCCCACTGCTTCCCCATGAAGCCACCGGAACCGTTCCCCACTCCTATTCTGGATCGTCCGTAGGGTGTGGATAAATCTATGGATGAAGTTCCGCTACCACCCTTCTTGTTGGCAACGAGGTCATACGGAGGGTCGCATACCACGGCCCATACCGATTCCGGTTCCATGCCCTCCAAGACTTCGGAGGAGTCTCCCCTTCTTATGCTTATCCTTTGCATTTCATATCCCCAAGAAATCCTCGAAGGAGACTTCCTGCACTTCTGTGCTCTCTGCCTCCGGACCGACTTCTGACTCCAACACCACAGGGTTCCAAGCCTCTTCGGCGTTGGTCCAGTGCCGGATTCGGGAATCGGCTATCTTTGCGTACTCTTCCTCTCTCTCTATCCCTACGAAGTCGTGTCCCGTCCTGAGACACGCCAGACCCGTGGTTCCCGAACCCATGAAGGGGTCCACCACGGGGCCTGAATCTTTATCCACATCAGACAGGAGGTGCTGCATTACAACCCTGGGCTTCACAGTGTTGTGGCTCATACCCACAGCCGTCTGGAAGGTCGGTGATCCTTCCACGGAGAGGTTGACCACGTCCCCCTCATAAGGAACACGGGACACAGCCTTGACGTATGACAAGACGAAACGCACTCCGTCGTGGACGATCTCATAAGGTCGGGAAGCCTTGCGTAACCCCGCTGCGACGTTCCGCGTGTTTTCCGAGTAGAGCCGGATCTGATAGGTCTGCCGAACAGATTTGAACAAGCGATCACCGATACTTTGTCCCTCTACAGGGGCGTAGGTGAACAGGTTGGCCTTGTACCCCACGGACGCGGCAAGCAATCGTATCTGTGACGCGAGATCGGGCGATACACTTTTGGCCTGTAGATAAGTGCGCACTTTGCCACCATCCCCGGCCATATAGCCATCAAGGATGGCTGCACGGATGTTCTTTGGAAGGGTCCAAATAGAAGGGTGGAGGCATTTCGTCGCCGCCCCGCGACCTGCCAACTCAACGAACCGCGACCCCGCCACCTTGTCGAAGGATATTACCTGCACGGCTTTCGTGCCCTTCTTAGGATGCACACTTGTGTTCGCCGACGAGAACACCGACCTGATACGCTCAATCAGGTCCGTTTCCTTTTCGTGGAGGGTGAAGGACGGGTATACGTTGCTACCATGCCCTGCACGTTGGGCAACACCCTCGGCTACCCACAAACCGAACACGAACCACCATTCTGGGTCAAGGTGTTCGTTCGGAGGGGGCTCCTCCAGATCCGGAGTCATTGTATAGTCCCCTTTTTGCATCTGGTCGGCGCGGAGCCACAGAACCTGACCACCTGTTATGGAGTTCCGCTTGCGGGTGGGACGGTACACCAGGAAGGGGTGATTGTCGGAAGCGAGAGTTGAATAGTTGGTCCCAGTGACCTTGATCTCAAAGAGGTCGGTACTGGTGTATGGGTGCCTAGAAACATGCTCGACGGCATGGAACCTTCCGTCTGCCGAGTATACCTTATCCCCCACGGTGACCTCCGAGATCGGACGGTAGCCGTGGGGCGTCATCACCAGTGCATCCGGGTGAAGACAGGGGTGAACGTTCCGCCGCTTGGGGATCCTGTTCATGCCTATGGACTGGGTGGTTTCGTAATCCTCCCCCCGCTCTATGACCTTGTTGGCTCCCCCGCTTATAGCGAATCTCTTCTCTTCTACGAGATAGCAGCCTTCTTCTCTTTCCTTGGTGGTGGTCTTCCCGGAGTACACAAACCCTTCGGGCTGGGACAACACCAGAATGCTGTCCCTGACTTCGAATCCCACCCCTTCTGCGTGGCAAGCTCCACTGTGGCCTGTCGGTTCTTCTTCAGGAGATATCAGCGCCAGATGACCCCCTGGCTTCAGCACCCTGTAGGCTTCTGATATAGCTGAATGGTCGTCTTTGTCACCAACCAGCACTATTCCGTGGAAGGTTCCCTCCTCGTAGGAGGACCAGTCATGAGAAGAGTCGGCATACAGGAATTCTCCTTGTTTTGGAGCAAGGAGGTCCTTCAGCCAACTTATCAGTTCTTCCATTCAAGCCTCGTTCAAATTCACCGGTTCGGTCTTGTCCCCGTTATACAGAAATAGTCCTATGACGGAAACCTCCACCTCGGTAAGCCCGGATATGTCTCTTATCACCAGACCCCTTGGGGTGTTTTCTGCCTGCAGGGTTGAAGCGCCGAGGAATTTGGCTTTCCGAGCTGCCAGAATGAACACGTCTTCCACGGTCGTAGAAGACACGGGAACGCTCTCGCGGAACACCTCAGACCCGTTGTTGCTGGAGACCAATATGTAGTTCAGGTGGTTTGTTTGCATTCTCTTGGGTCTCCAGGCCCCTTGGTGTATTCTACTTCTATTCCGTGCCTTTCCAAATACTCAGGGCCGTCTTTTCCACCCTTGTAGCCGTTTTCGACACATATGACTTTGGTTATTCCAGAGTGGTGGATGTATTTGGAGCAAGAAAGGCAGGGCTCCCCGGTCACTATGAGCAGCGCACCTCTGGTGGAAACCCCACTGTCGGCGGCGTTGCATATGACGTTTGCCTCTGCGTGGTGGCATCCCCTCTCGGTTCTGGTTCCAGACTCTATGGGGGTGTACTTCTTCAGAAGCCTCAGTTTTTCCGCTGTAGCCTCTTCGATGGCTTGGGATTTCCCCTCTGCTTTCACTACCTTCTTGGACCACTCCTTTTGCCCCTTAATGAGAACTTTCACCTCTTGTGCCCTGTACGGAGGGACCCTCGGAGCGTGGTACTCAAGTATGTTTTCCACTTCTATCGATACGTCTTCGTCTTGAATCCCGTCCCTTTCGCACCAAGTTCCCCTGCACAGCTTCCCCCCTCCTCTGGGGCCACCGTTGTATCCGTCTGCAAGTATGACGTTACGGCTGGGGTCAATCAGCATGGCACCGAATTTTCTGCGAGAACAATTGCTGAGTTCAGCCAAAGCGAGGCACTGCTTAATTCTCACCCCTATGTGCTTTTCTTTCATTTATGACTCTCATATGACCCAAGAAACGCTTGTGCCTGCGCCTGGGAAACCGGATGGACCCACAGAGGTCCCCACCCCCGCTCCTGTTAGGAACATAGTTGCCAACCCTGCCCCCAACCCATTGCAAAGCTGGGAGGCTGTTGGTCCTACCATACCCTGAGAAGCCAGCCCGGATGTAAGAGCAGCTATCAAAGCCCCAGGATTGGCAAATACCACCTTGCTTATGTCTACCCCCACCGCAGTGGCAACTCCGATATACTGGCCCGTGGCCGAATAGGCGTTTGCCACCCCCAGCCCAACTGCTGTAGCCACCTGAGCCGCTGATGGCCCTACCAGGGTAACTCCCGCCACCGAAGCCACGACTGGTGCCACGTTGGGTGGTATGACCAACTTCCCTTTCACCGTTCCGGCACCGAGACCACCCGTCACTACCCCCCGTACTTTGAGGTTGGCTGGTACCACGGACCAATTCGTGACCCCCAGCCCCACTCCCACGCATAGTTGCTTGAAGGTGGGGCCCTGTAGACTGGGACCTGCGGCCATTATAGCCGCTGAAACTTTTGCGGGGGTTACTGCCATCAACCCAACCTGAATCCAGCTGCCCCGACGGTTCCGGACTCAGAGAAGGGCTTTCCGGTCAAAGAGTCTATACACCCGTCAGTCAAGACTCCTCCCGGAAGCCCAGCGGCTGTCACTCTCACGAATGGGGACATTATGTTGATAGATCCAGCTGCTGACCTTACAGTCACCCCAAGCGTTCCGGTTACGGTCACGGCACCCTTGGAGGCGGAAACTGTGGCGTTTCCGGCGTTGGCAGCCAGTTTGGCTGAGAAGGGATTCGCAGAAACCGAGTTGTCGAGAAGAGGCAAACCAGTCTTGATGTTGAAACCAGCACCGGGCCCCACACTGATAGGGGTATTTCCCATGGTGTTGACGTTGAAGGAACCCACGTTGATAGTGGTATTGTGCCTTCCGGTTCTGAACAGTTCGTCTCTCGCCCCGAACAAAAGTTCATACTGGTCTACAACCCCTCCTGTGGCTCCTGTGGCTGGGGAGGCCACGAAGTTGGTGAACCTCGAAGCGCCGTTGGTGGGGAGGCTGTCCTTTGGTCCCCCGTACACGTATTCTGCATATCCGTTTATGCTGGAGGAATAGGTCTTGGAGGTGACCGATACGGTGTCACCGGAATTTATGCTGAAAGAGTTCGAGGCAGTGTTCGATATGCTCTTGGCGTCTTTTATGGCCACTGTAGAGGATTTGATTTCCACCTTATCCACAGCTGATATCTGTGTTCCGGTGGAGCTGTCCAGCTTCATCCCTATTCTCTGCTTCGCGGGACTGGAGTTCTCCCCGGTACCCGTACTTGCCGCTCCTTCGGTTATGAACCCTCCGGAGGAGATTCTCACCGCTCCGGTGGAAGAGGTGAAGTCCAGACCTATGTTGTCTGTGGATCTTGCGTTTCCGCTGTTGTTGATGACGATGGTGCCGTCGCCGTTTACCTCCCAGCTCTGTCCGTCGAGGTCCGACCCATAGAACGACTGTTTTCCCGTTCTGAAATCCTCCTGCACGACCTTGGAACCGTGGCCCTGGAAAGAGCTGAGGTATGCTCCTCCCTTGGTTATCCCGATGAAAGAGGAAACCTGTGGGTCAGAGGGGTTCCGGACCCTGAGCAGAAATGCTATCTGGTCGTCTATGGAATCTCCCGGACCGTACGGTCTTATTTCGGTCTGTCTTCTACCATCCTTGCTTACGACCTTGGCAACGAGAGGAACACCGTAAGAGTCTCTCTCGTCGGTCGGGTTGTTCCCGACCACCGTCCCCAGCACGAATTCCACCATAGGGGAATCCGACAGATTGTTGGGGTCCGGGTCCTCCGGGTTGGGGGTATTCGGGAGCAACCTGTCTATGTCTATTCCGTCTGACTGCTCCGACACGGGGAGAACACCGTCGGAAGTGTGGTTCACCTCTATCCGGTATTCGCTGAAGGTTTCCGCACCTGGAGTTGTGGTGCTGTCATTCAGGTCGGTTGAGACCCTGTAGATGCGCTTTCCACCATAGGTGGAACCTCTGGTCACTCTGTCGTCGTACAGGGTGCCGTCGTCACCTATGAAGAGCCCTCTCCGCAGGATGTCCATGGGGTTTGTGGAATCGGTGAACTGCAGACCGTTTATGTTCGACCCATCTTCGGCGGTGTCGAAAACATACGAGAGTTTGACGTTCCCTGGGTCTGTGTTCCTCTCCATATCCGACTTCGGAAGAGGTACCCCCGACCCATCCACCTGTCTGCTGCTGGACCAAGCCACATTCGATTTTATGAGTTGGCTCGGGAGCAGGGTGGCGTCTCTCTGCACCATCCCCCCGTAGACCCTGTACCCGGCTCCAACCGAGAACTGCTGGAGCGACCTCATGAGAATAGCCTGGTCTTGGTCTCTCAGGATGATCTCGTTGCCCCTCCTGTTGGCGAGGGACACACTTTCGTCCAGTATCAGGTCAGCACCCTGAGAGGAGGAAGCTATTATGTGACCCGGCTCCATCTGCCGAAGTTTGTACCTTCTCCGGTTCAAGAAACCCTCGTACATGACCTTTTCGGCTGGGGTTACACCTATTTCGTCGGGAGCATGCGAACTTACTGGCACCCACTCGTATCCGGCCTTGGCACCCGGCGCGTACCAGCACAGAACGACGGGGGAAGAGTTCATGCCCGATTCTGCCGGGAGAGACCCCAGCACACACACGTCCCCAACCTCCGGCATGGCTCCCAGGAAGTGCCTACCCCCTGCTCCAGGAAACGACAGGGCCACGTTCTTCCTTGGCATCTGCTCGTCTTTGGGGAGTACATCCACCACCAGTCTCTTGGAGTCGACCCTCAGGATTCTGGCCAATATCAGGGGGTAGGAATCAGATACCTTCCTTATGTTTCCCTTCTCCAGGCTGGACTCAGAGAATTCTGCTCTTACTTGGGCGTCTGTGATCCTATCCATCTTTATTCCCCATCAGATTCTAACTCGGAGAACTGACCACCGGCTTCGGTGAGGTCCTGCCTCAGTTCTATTACGTCACTGACTCTATCTTTGTACGAGGACGCTACCGTGCTTATTATGTTCTGGCCTGCAGAAGTGTTGGTGCCAGAAACTGCGTCCCTCGTCACCTTCCACGATTCCCCCGCCGCCAGAGCCTCGTTCTTGAGGAACTCTCCGACGGAATCCTCGCTTATGGTCTGGTACTCGCCAGTGAAAGCCTGCAAGAAGTAGGAGGCGTCTACGCCGTTGCAAATGCAGGCGTTTTCTCCGTCTATCTCCATGAACGACAGCTCCGATACCACCACACCTTCGGAGTAGGACATACCTCTGGACTTGGAGGTTATGGGGTTGTTCCTTATGAAGGCAGAACCGGACCGGGACTCTCTGGAGAGTGTTTCTATGGCCTCGATTATCTCGGAGTCAGCTGCACCAGCAGGTAGGGAGAGGTTTGCAGCCAGCTTGGCCTTTCGGTCGGGTCTCAACACCCCAAGCACCCCAGGCAAATCTGCACCTGAGCCTATGAGTCCACTCACGACTGCCTCTATGGCATCAGCCGACTGAGCGTCTATCGCCCTATTGGATTGGGCTATGAGGTCGTACTGAGTGTCCACCGTGAGTCCTCTTCCATAGGCCAGAGACCCGTAGACTTCATACCCCCTGTTGTCCGAAACCGGGAGCACCGCCGTCGGTACTCCCACCTCTTTCACCACGGAAGAGTTGGCGACTATCAGACCGGGACTCTCCTCCTCGTATGCGTCGAGAATCGAGAGCATTTCGTTCCGGGCTTCCAGGTAGTTTGCGAAGTCGTTTTCTCGGTTTTCTCTCACCAACGTTTCTCTGAGTTCCGTCTGGCAGGCGTCCATGAAGTTGGTGAGAACCCTCGCTGCGTCGCCAGCTATGTCGTTGAGAGCCCTTGAATCAGACTTGTCGTTGGTGTTGGAATACCTCGTCTCCAGAACAGTTCCGTTATCCGGGTTCCTGCCGCCGTACTTCGGTGTTGGGGCGACGTAGACGTTTATCTCTTCGAAGTCGTCCGGATCCGAAAACCCGAGGGAGTCATCGATGTCCCCAGACTCCGTGGATATATCTCCCTCAGAAGTTCCGAGGTCTGATTCCCCTGTTCTCTCTACAGTCTCCTTCTTCCAGTATCCACGGTTGAAAGCCTTCGCCAGAGCGTTGGCCAAGGTAGAGGCATCTGTTTGTTCGTCGGTCACGCCGGTAGCGCCCACAGCAGTCTGGAACTTCTGTATGGAGGCGTACACCCCTCCATAGCCGTTCTCCCCGGTACCAAATCTTTTCGAGGCAGTCTCGTCTGTGGGAACGCTTTCTGCGTATATGATCAGTATCCTCTTCACCGCGTCTTCATAGGCGTCCCTGTCAACCAGGAATGCTGCCTCTTGACTATCACCCGGCTGGGTGAGTATGACGGTCTCGGAGTACCGTATCACCTGGAACGACGCGAATCGTATCTGGTCGGTCGTCAAGTCCCTGTAGTCTGCTGTGTCCTGTCCGGTAAACCCGTAGACTCTGAATGCCCTTTCTGGTGTTCCGCTCTTTACTTCCACTTCCCCATTGGAATTTTCGCTCAGAACGGTTATTTCCCCGCCTGAGGGTGGTCCTATGGTTTCGAAGCTCAATCCGGATCCTGGGTTATAGGTTATCTCAGATGGGGACTGGTCGGAAGCCTGGGGTGCAGAAGACGAGAAGTACCTGTACTTCCCGGTCACCGCAGGGAACCCGTACATGGTCTTGAGAGAACGCTGTATGGCGAGCCAATTCTTGGTCGCGTCCTCGCCTATGGCACCCTGGAATCTGGTCAGCACCCGTATCAGGACGTTCGACAGGTCCTGACTCCCCACTTGCCCTATCAGAGCTTCGTAATTCTCACCGCTGGGATTCCGGGAATACTCTTGCAGGAAGGTGTATGCCCCTTCCCAGGTGGAATAGAAATTGTCCTTCGAAATCCCAAGGTATACGCCTTCTCCTATCGCCAGCTTGTACACGTTGGGGTCGTATATGTCCTGTCGGAGCACTCCCTGAGACAGAGCGAACTCAAACACGTTGTCTGGTTGGGAGAATACCAGCTCCCCACCACCCACCGTGGACAGATTCACCGCGTTGGGGTCCAGAGCCATGACACAGTTGGGGAATCCCATTATCCGGGGTGGTCCGGAGTCTTCTCTGTCGTTGCCCTCCACGTTCTTGGGATACACGTACAGAGGCATAGGAGCGTATTCGCCGCCCCCGGCGAATTTGACGTCACTGAGCTTGGGGAGGTTCCCCTCGGTTTCCTTCTTCCCAGGAGGAAGGAACTTCGACCTCTTGGCTATGCAGGTCAGGGTGGTGGTGCACTCTGACCCAGGAGAAAAGGAGTGGGAGATATTCCGAACGTAGAAATAGCAGTCCATGGACCTGACGTAAACCGGGTATCCCGGCCTCATTTCGGGTCTTATGGGGATGGTGATGGTGGCGGTCCTTGACTGCGCATTGGCTATGTCGAGCCTCGACATAGAACTCACGTACAGCTGTGAAGCGTTGTTGAGATAATGGGACTCGAAGGAGGTTTCCTTCCAACCGTACTTTGCCACCAGTCTCCAGTCGATATACATTGACTGTTTGGTGCCGAATTCCCCAGAGAGAACCCCGGTCGTGTTCCCGAACAGACCCCCGGTTGCCTTCACGTACGTGGCTTCTGGTTCAGCCTCTACTTCGGAAATCGAGATAAGGTCCCTGTCCTCTATCACGTAGACTGGGTCGTCGCTGGTGTCCAGATTGTAGAACGGGGGCTTGAAAACGATGTCCCCGTCTACGTCTTGGTAGAATTCGAACCCGGTTATCCCCGTCACCGCCTCCGCTATCTCCAGCTTCGACATGTACTCAGATTCGAAGAAGTTGACTTTGGCTATATTCCCCATGTCGAAGGTGAAAGCCTGCATTTTGATAATGTCGAGCTTGTAACCGTCGTCGTCCATGAAAGCAGCCGTCGTCTCGGACGCCCTGTATCCCAAGGCTTTTTCCGTGGCCTGCTTTCCCGCCGTCATATTGAAGTTGTTGCTGGTTCCGTCGGGGAGGGTGTTGTAGGACAGGATGAACTTCCGGTCAGAGGACCTTGACCCGAACATTCCCAGATACGACTGCTCCAACTGATTGAACAGACTCCCGTCGAACCCGTACATCCTGAGTCCCAGAGAGGAGTTTCTCCACCTTTTCTCCCACCATTCGGCTGCGTGGGCGTACAGCGACTGGTCTGAACCTTCCGCTACCGCGTCTATGTTGGTGCGTTGCTGTATGCTCCAGCCCACATTGTACGCAGCCCCGAACCCTATCCTCATGAGAGTGTAAATGATGGTGTACGGGCTGTTTCCGGTGAAGGTGTGCCCCGTCAGGTTGGGTCCCACCCCCGAACCATCAGGTCGAGGCCCGAAGACCGCCCCGTTGGTCGAGACATACTGGTTCGCCCAGAAATGCAGCATATTCGCGCAGCTGAGCGAAATGGCGTAGAAGCCCCCAGAGAATTCGTGACTCACATTGGTGACCACTCCTCTGAAGGTCTGATAATAGGGGTACACGGGGGTCTTGTCCCCGCTCTCTTCTTCTTGCCCCAGGAGGGCATACCCCTCCATGGGAAAGTAACCCCTCATGAAGATTGTAACCTCAAGACCGGGCTTGAGGACATAATTCCCGTCGTGGGAGAAAACCTCAGTCACGGATTTGGGGACGCTGAGTCTGACGCTTGCCCCGGCACTTGGTTCCACCCCCGCGTCGCAGGTGACTGAGGTCACATACTTGTTGAAGTCGAACTTCTTGTTGCAAGAAGGACAGGTCACGAATTCAGGATGCCCGTTTATATAGACTATGGCGTCTGGGGTATGTCGGACCAGAGTCTTGTTGATCTGCCAGTTACCGACGTATGGCCTGTTCTTGATGCTCATGCGTCACCCTACCAGCCCGGTGGGTACAAGAGCCTGGAGAGGAGTTTCGGCGTACTGCTGGGTTCCGGTGACGTTCACGCTGAAGGGACCCTCGGACGCGCCTATCGAACTTTGCTGAGGGGTTCTCGATATCTCTCTGGCCGCTTCTTCCAGAGTGAGGGATCCGAAAGAGGCAGAAGGACTGCTCTCTGGCAGAACCACAACCGGGGACTTTGCATGGTCGTACATCTTGCCCACCTTGAACTCCATGTCCCACTGGATCTTGTGGGGGCTGTCGGACGCGTATCCGTAGCCGAAGCTCTCGATGTGACCCACATAGGTCATCTGGTCGTAGTCTATGGCCACTGCACCCACAGCCAACTGTGCTGCGCTCCCGCCTATAGAGTCGTATATGTACCCCGCGTTCCTGTAGATCTGGTACAAGGAGACGAAATTCTGGAACGCAGCCGAATCTCGCTTCGAGGCGAATTGCACTCCGTTGGGGCTGTTGGTCTGGGGGGAAAAGCTCTGGACGGTGTTGGAACCCGCCACGAATGCCCCGGTCGTCCCGCTGAAGGATATGGACACCTGCTCTTCACCCCAACGCTGGAACACATAACCCTTTCTCGTCAGGTCCGAGGAGTTCTGCACCGAGGCATAGGTCACCGCCATCTCGGTGGGGTTCACGAGAAGAGTCAGAGGAGGTACGGTAAGCGCCCTTTCGACCTGGTATCTTATATCTGCCAGGGTCGTGGAGTCCACCAACACGGCTCTTTCGGTCAATGAAGAGTTGCCCGTCAGATACTGACCAGCACTATATGCGGCCCTGATCTGAACAAGCTGGCTTCCCCCATTTTGCACAGACGGAAGCCCGAACGCCGCTCTCGCCTGGTTGGCCATGGAATTGTTTTCTTCTGCAGACTGTGAAGCCCTACCAATCAGGTTTACGTCCACCCCCGTGGACTCCCCCAGCATTTCCGGGAGCACGATTCTTATGGTGAACGGAGACAGAAGTCTCGGAAGCTGTCTGGTTCCGTCTACAGGCTTTCCCGTCTGCTGCTCGTAGGAATACTCGTATCCTGGGGAAGAGAAAAGCCCATCGTACAGACTTGCTATGTCGGCCATCTTATACCCCCAAGAAACTTGTGGAGTCTGAGTCCAGTGAGGTTCTCCAAACCTGGATCTCCTCGCTTATCTCGAATCCAGCGCTAAGGGTGAACTGATAGGGTTTGTCGGTGGACTCCGACACCGTGAAGTTGGTGAACCAACCCGTGTACACTCCTCCGTCGAAAGACACTTTGATCTTCCCGGTGAGTGCCACCTGTCCATCCGTGCTATACACACTACCATTATTATGAAACAAAGCCAGAATATCAAGGTACGACTCGTAGGACAGGGTTTCTCTGCGGGTGCCGCCCGTAAGCTCAGGTGAGGTGTTGTTTGCCATGCCGGAGTACAGCCTCATGAACCCCCCGGTGGCCATGGAGAAACTGATGTTTCTGTTCCCCTCGCCCCAGTGTTGTTCCACGAACCCGCCCTTTGTCTGTATGCGGGTTATGTTCTTGGCGTAGCTCATATTCATGCTCTCCGGGTTGACCTTCAGAACGAGCTTCAGGTCATCCGGGAGTATGGAATCTCCGGACGGGTCTATTATGTCGAACACCACAGGACGGACCCCGCGACCGCTGAACTCGTCGTTGACCCCAGCTGGGAATGCTCCGTTGAAAACAGGCATCAGGCCATACCCCTGGCTCTAGCGAACTGTCTGAGGACCCGCATAAGCTCGGCGGGGTTTCCGCCGTTTACGTTCACCACCATGGTGTTGCCCCCTCTTGAGCTTGCCATCCCGTCGTTGACCAGCGGCTTTGTCATGGCGAATCGGTCGTTGGGGTCTATGTCTATGATCTGACCCTTGTGGTACATGAAGTCTTCCAGACCGAAGCGTTTCCTGTTGGCCTCCAGATACTGAGCCGCCATTCGGACGTTTGGGTCCACATCTTCACCCGTGGGAGCTGTGAAGGTTCCTTTCTTTATCTGATCGAAGATGGCCTCCTCTGACATACCCATAGCGCCGGACAGGGTAGCCAGAGCTTCTCTACCAGCCTCGCCCTTCATAGACCTCTCAAGCCTCTTTATGGCGGTTTCTATGTCCTTCAGCTTCTCGTTACCTTCTTCCTGCAAACTGGTCTGGTCACCAAGCTGAATGAGGGAACGGCCCTGGTCTTCCGCTATGAGCGACAGAGTCTTGTTGTCGGTGTAAAGTTCAGGGCTAACCCCCCACTCCACCTGACCCGCCGTCTGGCCTGGCCCCAGTGCTTCACCTGAAAGTGATAGATACTGGGGTTCAGCGTACTGGATAACCTGATCCGACGGTCCATGGAGCAGTGTTTCTCCTGTTATCTCCGCCCCGTAGAGCCTTTCCAGGGCTCGTCCTCCCTCCTCGGTCGTCCTGCCCTCCAAGGTCAACTGGGACCTCTGGAGAGCCTCTGTGGCGAGTTGTATGTCTGCTTTTCGCTGTTTCAGGGCTCTAGCTTCGTCGCCCTCCATATCTGCGCCAGACTTTCGCATGGCTTCCAGCCGCTCGTTCACCCCCTCTCCCTCGATTGCAAGTTCGGATATCTGTCTGGCGGCTGTGGCCTTCCTCTGTGCTCGTCTGGTTTCTTCGTTGTTGTCACCGACGTCCAAGAGTAGGGCCACAGCCTCCAAGAACCCGTTCATGGATTCCAGGATGGCGGTTATCCTTCCCTTCAGACTGGTTGATATGCTTGTGGTCTCTGTCAACTGCTGTCTCGCCAGCTTCTCCATTTCGGACCTGCCGGATTCCTGAGCCGCTATGAGTGCCTTTCGGTCTTCATCCGTAAGCATATCCCCTTCAGCTATGGCGTAGGCTATATCCTTGAGTGTGGCTTTGCTCCCGTCCCCTCTCTCCTGCTCTATCTGGGCACCGAGTCTGTTGGATATCTCCTGGTAAGCCTCGAACATGTTTCCGGATATCCCGGTGATCTCTTCAAACGCTGCTCGGTCCAGACCTTCCATGCTCCCTATGTCCTTGTCTCCGAGGACCGCGAAAGCACTCGCCATGCTCATGGCCATTTCACCCTGGGCGTCAAGGTTCGCCATGGCCGCAGCCCTCTGCCCAAGCGTGGCCTCCGAACGGGCTCCCCTTGCCGTTTCGGCGTACGCCCCGGCTCTGGTGCCCAGAGCCCCACCAAGCTCGTTCTGGAGGGCTCCGAGGGCCGTTCCTGTGAGCTTCCCCATGGCGTCGGCTTCCAGCACCAACTTCCCATCCTTCATGTATCCCAGACCACGGCTCACCATGACGAACGCCTTCCCGGCGTCTTGTATAGACTCTGCGAGTTCCTCACCCTGCGTACCTGCCTGCCTTGACAGGACTCCCCTCCCGGCCTCACTGGAGGTTATGGCGATCTTCATCCTGTCTAAGAAGCCCATTTGCTTGAACTTCCCTGTAGCCGTTGCCATCTCTTTCGCCATATCCTCACCGAGGATCTCTGTCATGGCGAGGAGCATCTCAACGGAGTCCTCCAACCGGAAGTTCATCCTCGCCATGCCGGAGGTTATCTCGTTGATGGCGTTGTAGAAGTCGGACGCTGCCATTCCGCTGAGTTTGGCACCAGAGTACATGGTTACGAATGCGTCGTTGATGGACTGCATCCCGTATCCCATATCCTTGATCATGAAGTTTATGGACGAACCCACCGCTTCCACCGACTGACCGAACACCTGCATCTGAGTTATAGTGGTGGCGGCTATGTTGCTATAAGCCTCCTGGGCGTCACCGACGGTTCCGAAAGCAACACGCATCTGGTTGAACGTCACACCAGCTTTGTTCAGTCCGTTGAGGACGTCTATGACTTCGCTGGCTGCTATCCGGAAAGACCCGGTGACGTTTGTGGCGGCCTTTCGGATATCACCCAACTCAGAAGCCAGTCCTTCACTGGCTACCCCCATCATATCCAGTCCGCTGGACCCTTCGAGGATGGCTTTGTTGAATTCTTTGGTCTGACCATATGCCGCTGCAAACACGGCTACAATGGCTGCAATTGCAGCTACCGCCCCGGCTATAGCGGCGGCGCTGCCAGCTATCGCGACCATGGCGGAACCGATGGACCCCATCATGCCGCCCTGAGCAGCCAGTTTGCCGCCGTACGCTGCCATATGAGGTAGGGCGCTTTGTATACCACTCCCCACGGCTTTGACGAGGGCGGACGGGTCCATTTCGTCGAGGGTCAGGCCAGAGGAAACTGCAGAAGCGAAGTTTTCGCCTGCGTCCCCCGCCCTCTGAGAGAACGACCTACCTGCCCGCTCCTCGTACTCCTTGAGCATGGCGAAGTATTCTGCGTTGGCGTTCTCACGCTTGCGGATACTCCTGTCCAGCTCTGCTTGTCTCTGGGCTATTTCCCTCTCTACGGCGTCTCTTTCCAGCTGCAGTCGCTTCTTGGTGGCCACGTCCCCAGCAAGCTTCATCTTCTTCTTGTAAGACTGATACAGCTTGGCCTGCTTCTCTATAGCTGCCATGTCACGTTGATACTGCTTCTTGAAGGCTCTGGTCTGTCTCGCCAGCCCAGCGTTGGCCCCCTTCAGGTAGGCTTTGGCGAATGCCGAATTCAGGGACCCCTGCACCTTTTGGAGGGAAGAACCCGTGAGTGCGTTGTTCACACCCGCCGAAACGCTTCCGGCTATGACGTTGGTGAGGTCCGTCTGTCCGGTTATGGCACCGATAGACAAGTCAAACGCTATGTTGGTTCTAACCGTCATCAATAGCCTCCAATTTTAGACCCTTATAGGACTTCTATTCCATGGTTGGTTTTCTTTTGTTGAGCCTGTCTTGCAAAGAGGAGGACTTTTCCACAGGCTTGTTGGCCTCCTCTGGTATACCCTTGAGTCCAATCCACCCAATTCTGACCTCGGTGTCCAGATAGTCCCTGAACCTGTGGTCCACCTCTGAGGTGCTCTGTACGGAGGTGGGCTTGTTCGCCTTTTGTATTCCGAGCTGTTCCATCTGTTCCGGGGTGTAGGCTTTGATGGTACCACTGTCTTCTTGCGAAAGCTCGATGGAACGCTCCCTTGCCTCTTCCCTCGCTCTTTTTGCGTCTTCCATGTGCTTTCTTGCTCTGGCCTTGTAGTCTTCCACCAGAATGTCGTGGAGGTCCTTCTCCCCCCGCATATCCCTCGCCATTTCTGCTTCGAGACTTTCCAGACTCTGGGGGGATATGGTCGGCATGAGAACCTTCTCCCCGCCTATCTCTATGTACTCCGGTTCCGGGGGAGTCACTTCCCCGAACAAGACTTCGTTTATGGCCTTCTCTATTGTTCTCTGGGCGCTCAACTTTCTGGACTTGACATACTTTTCTTCGGATCTCGCCAGAGCCTTGGCGGCTTTCCCCGACATAGCACCCACCACAGCTCTCGTGTGGGTCCAATTCCTCATATCCTCGTCCAGGTCGTCTTCTATCTTGTTGATTGAGGTCCAGACCTGACCCACATAGGTGTCCCCCTTGGGCCTCGTTCCTATTCTCCAGTTGTATCTGGAATAGGGCTCGTGGCAATAAGCCTCCAAGAGCTTGTAACACCTATCCATGCGCTTCTTGAGTCCAAAGCACACAGAACACAGGACGTCGAGTTCGACGTTCAACAGCTTGTCTGCCCAGATTTTGGATACCAACCAAGGGCTGTTGCGGTCTTCGTCTATCAAGAAGCCGTCAACGCTTCTCAGATAAGTCGAGACAAGCCAAATCTTCCAAGATTTGGACCCTTCTTCCACCCGGTCTATGAGCAGGTCCTGGGCCACCCTTCCGGGAGTTCTGAAGCTGAGGCTCACGCCCTCCCATTGGGTGCTGAAGCTTATGAACCCCCTGTACAACACGGATTCGAGATCCTTGTATACAAAGCGTCTTCGTTCAGCCTCAGCTAAATTGTGCTCCTCTTGAACCCGGTCTATTTCTTCACCGGACCCCATAGTCTATCTCGGCTTGAAATTCGGGTTTTCGGTTCCTTTTCTGGGGTCGGCCTTGTCTACCTTGGAGTCCTTTTTGGGGTTGCTCTTCTTTCCTCTGGGGGACATGTCCACCGAGGGGAGCCTGTAGGCGTCTACCCCCTCTATCTGACCGACCTTCTTCGCCTGAGACATAAGGTCCTTCCCGCTCAACGCGGCCCTTCTGGCTTCGCTGAGCCTGTCTGCCTCAGCAGCGAGGTCGGGCACCTCTGCGTCCGCAACCTCCTCAACCGTCGGGTCGAAGAAGGAGCCCACGGGCTGGGAACCCGAAGTTGGTGGGGATGAGGATTCGGGTATTACAGACTGCCTCCTGACCTGCTCAGAAGCTGCCTCGACCTGCTTCTTCATGATTTCACCAGCCTGTACGAGGTTCTGCACCTGATTGGAGATTATGGCTGGGTCTCCAGAAGCTCTGGTTCCTCTCTCCCGCTTCAGGTTTTCGAGTCTGGACTCCATCCTCTCTATCTCTGCTTCGAGGTCGGAGTTGGACTTTTCCACCATCTTCTCAGCCCGGTCAGCTATCTCCTTCACCATGTCCCCGTACTTGGAGAAACACACGGTGAGCATGGCTCTGGACCAATTCTCGACCATCTGGCGCATGGCTATGGGCTTCGGTACCTTCACCTTTGTGCCGTTGTCCAGCACCTCTCCGGTTTCTATGGTCTTTATCCCCCTGAGGCTGAGGCCGTTCACCTCCACCACAGCGTGGGATATGACTTCTATCCGGAACCTATCAAAGTAGTCCAAAGCTGCAGCCCTGGACATTTGGTCGTCGTTGGTGAGACCCTCAGCCTGCTGCACTTGGTCGAGTATAGAGGCGGCATACCTCTGCACGGAAACCTCCTCCACAGGAAGGAGGGGCCTCATGCAGATAACGTACCCTTCCACTTCGAACTGGGTCTCGGACTTGCCGATTTCCAGAAGGGGGGCCATGGCTTGCTGAAGAGAATTGATGTCCATTCCATACTCCACTCAAATACACATTACCCTCCTGACCCGCTTATGGGACCAGGAGGGTAACGGAGGTTGCTACCGTGTAGGAAGTCTCAGTGACTTATTCTCCAACAAATAGAAAGCCTCGCCGTGTTGGGTTTGGAGATCACCGAGAAAGTGAGATAATTGAACAGGATGTCGTAGAGGGTCAGGTCAACCGTAACGTCCCTGGTGGGGAAGGTGTCTGGGTTGGGGTTCGTGACGGCTGGGTTGTCGCTTATGGTGGACAACAGCCCCATTTCGTTGAGTGGACCCACTGCCTCGCTTTCGTCGAAGGTGCAGGTGTAATCCACTATGTTGGTGGGTATGGCAACCGCTGCCCCACTCGCGTCCCTGAACGTCGTGCTGGTGAACCCCTTCCTGGCTATCTCCGCGTTCAGCTTTCGCTGCCTGTTGTCGGGCGCGTTGGGGCTCAGGAGAGCGCCAGTGGCTCCCGTTCCAACGGAGAGCATGTTGACTCCGTTGGAACGGGAACTCGGGTCCCTCAGGAGCAAAGCAGCTAATATACTTGCATCGAGGGTTATGACGTTGCGCAGGTGCTCTTCGTGGATCACTTCCCCAGTTCTGGAGTCGACCATCTTTAGAAACACCTCTCCTTTCACTTCCGTCGTCTTGGCGGAGTGAGGAAGGTGCATTCCCATGCTGGGTTTGTCGCCCAGACTGTTGAACTGATCACGATTCATAGCTTACCTCAATTAAGCGGCTGGCTCTTCCGACTTCTTGGGAGCCAGAACATGCTTGAGCAGCATTTCCCACCCCCCGATAGCGGCGACACCAGCCAGAAGACCCTGCGACAGAGCTTCAAGGATGGGGATCCCAACCAGAAGCGCTGCGCTGATGGCTCCAGCCACGGCCACGCCGGAGGTGACCCACGGGACAGCCTTACCACCCACCTTGTCCTTCAGTCCGAACCTGTTGGCGAAAGCCACCAGAAGGCTGAGAAGGATGCCTGCGAGAAGCGCCCAATTCTTGTCCTGAATAGCCTGAGCAATCAGAGAAGCAGAGTCGGCCACGGCTTCCGAGTCCTCGGACACCTCTTCAGCCTTTACCTCTTCTTCCTCCGGGGGAGCCTCTTCGGCGGGAGCCTCAGCCTCTTCGGCGGGAGCTTCTGCTGGAGCGGCTTCCTCGACCTGAGCTGCCTCTTCAGCCTGAGCGGGGGGCTCTCCCCCGTCCTGAGCAAAGACAGGCCCGGATATAAGCAGGATTGTGCAAACAAGGATTTTCATAGGTCATTTCCTCCTTGATTGCACGAGTTATAGGCAGTCTAACGCCTCAGAGGCGTCTCTTGACTTCCTTCACCACGGTGGGAAGCTCTATGCTCAGGAAAGCCTTCATCATGGTGGGGTCATCCTTACACGAAGCCAAAATGACCTTCACCCGCGTTCTCCACGCAGCAGCGTAGTCGTATCCCACCTCTGGGTACACGACCTTCAGCACTTCGGCCTTGTACCGACGGATTTCGGAATCCTTGAAGGTCTCCTTCTTCTTCGGTTCCGGGACTTCCGGTTCCACCACGAGGTCCTCGAACTTCCCGGCCACCTCGGCAGCGGGGAGCACTTCTTCCAGCGAGTCCCCCACCTTTGTCTCTTCCACGTCCCCGGTGGCCTTGGCGACCCTCTCAACCTTGAGGGGAGACTTCTCGATGTCCTTCACCACTGCCTTGTCGTTCACACCGACCTCTACCCTGTCGGCCTTTGCGGACGTCTTGATTCGCGCCACGACCCTTTCGTCCTGCTGACCTATCTCCGTCGCCACCTCTCTGTGGACGGGACGGACTTCTGAGTCCTCTTCCTTGATGGTCTTGTACTTCTTCTCTGCGACAGGGGCAGGGGTGTGTTCAGGGGCAAGGGGCTTCCCGTCGTCAGGGACCAGCCACCCAGCCTTGATCGCACCGTTGAAGGCAGGGACTTTCAGCTCTCTGTCGTCAACCTTCACCACCAGCCCGTCGCTCTCTACGGTCTGACCCTTCTTGAGGGAGACCCCCGAATTTCCAAGGTGGATGACAGGTGACTTTACCACATAAGTTCTGAACGTTCCCATCGGTTTCCCTCTAAGGTATGAGTATTCTCTGATCTGTGTTGAAGAAGATTTGGGCAGGGGATATGGACTCCCCGAGTCTTAAAACCATACCCGTCGTTGGCGGAATCTGTGTTATTTCCCCCAAAGTAGGGGATAGAAAAACGGGGTCATTGGGAGTGAGAGCCCCTCCCCCTTCGATTATGGGCTCTATCATAGACCCCCTGATGGTTACCACCGGAACGGGTTCCCCGTCAGCTACGGCTATTTTCGCAAACCCCAGAAATTCTTCGAAATAAGAAGAGGAACTGCATTCAACCAACTTCTGATTCCCAGTTATGGACACCAAAGCAACCGCCGCCCCAGCCCTTACAGCACCATTGGCTGTGGCTCCTGGTACAATCAGAGCCCCATAAGACTCAGTTATAAGCCTTCGGCGTCCTATGGGCATCAGTTATCTCCTTCCAATTCTGGCATGACGTATATTTTGCTGGTGCTGGGGGCCTCACGAAGCGTGAGAGCCTGCTGCAATCTTTCCAGGACCACTTCCAGAAAGTTTGGGGCAACCCTTATCCTGGACACCACCACGGCACTGTTGTCTTGCTCTGAATAAACACAGAAGTCTAGGATAGCGTCTGTACCGTCCACCATGACTCTGAAAGCGTTGGCGTACTCTCCGTACAAATTACTTCCTGAGTCTACTCCACACTCAACATTTTTGGACTTCATTCTTCGAACCATTGTACGATGGTGTCCAACGCGTAGCAGAATGCCGAGGAAGCGAAAGCGAATGGAATTGCGTCAGCTACCATAGCCCATACTGCGTACTCTGAGGACATTAGAAAGTGGGGTAGAGCCCCAACACACCATATTACCCAACCACAGTGGAACCCAGTGCAGTAGGCACACACGAACATCCGTTGGAAAAACGTGGCATCGTTGTCATCAAGAAACAGCCGGAGATTCTTCAAAGGGTCAGTGAACCATTTGATCTTGTCGTTCATGATAGCGAAGCACAGGCCATATGCTGCCAGCAGAAATACCATAGTGTTCATGGGTCAGTCCTCTTTGTTGGAGCCGAAAAGGTTGGATACGAATCCCTTACTCTTACTGGAGTCCTTCTTTGGAGCCCTGCTGGACCCTCTTGAGGTCCTACTGGAATTCTTTCTGACTTTTTTGGGGATTTTGGGTTCAATTTCAGACGGAACGGTTTGTTCAGACGGGGCCTTTGGATCTTCGTCGTACTTTATTCTACAGCAAGACGTCTTAGCCGCTACCTGCAGGAAGTTTACCCCTCCAGGCTCTTTGAAGTCTTTGTCCACGGCATCCGGTATGCCGTCCTCGTCACAATCCATACCCAGGTCCAGAGTGTACTGCTGGTTCAAAGCTTGGACTATTAAATTTCTTTCTGCCACCAATTCTGCACCGGGGTCAACACCGTCGGCGTACATTCTTTCGACGTGCATAAGGCGGAGAATGGCATCCCCAATCCCCATGAAAATTCTCTTTTCTTTATTCATGAAAACCTCCTTAACCCGCGTCCTATAAAGAGTTTACCCGTTAACGCGCCGACCCCAAATACGAACTACCCCCCTTGATTGCAAGAATCAAGGGGGGTAGCATGGGAACGTTCTGGTCTAAGACCAGCCCATCAGATTAGGGGCGCTTCGCGATGAACTGCGGGCTGAAGAGCATCATAGCTACACCAGAGGGACCACCATTGTGGGACAAGACGTACCCGACGCGGAACACGGTGTTTCCGTTGCCCGTGGGCGGGGTGAGCGTCAGGTCACCAGCAGTGGCGCTGAGGTAGATCGGCTTTCCAGAATCGGTTCCAGCCAGACCACTGAGCTTGGTAACCATCTGGGTACCAAGGACAGAGGCCACATCGACGGAGTTACCAGCGGCAGCGGCAGCAGCAACGGCGATACCATGGACGGCACGGTCGTTGTCGTCAGCAGCATTGGCGTCGGCCTTGTACCACCGCAGTTCGCTGTTTCCAGCGTCCCACTTTGCCACAATGCTATCACCCTGGGCCAAGGACTCACCAGCGATTTCGCCGATCATACCAGCCGAGCGCTTCAGCGTAACAAAACGCTCAGCGAAGATGTTGCTGTCGGTGTCTCCAGCATCACCAATCGTGATTTCGTTGTCCGCACGGAGCGTCAGAAGACCCTTACCACCGCCAGCGTTCTGAGCACGCAGGGTCAGAGCCTTGTCGGCTCCATCGTTGGCGAAGGACTCGATAGTGACGTTGTCCGAGCCTTCCACAATCAGCGTAGAAGCGTTCCAAGTACCAGCGCCGGAGTTGAGGTCGAGGGCACCAGAAGTGGTGACGTCGATCTCAGCAGCGTTACCGGCGATGTTGACACCGCCAGCACCGTCCAGCGTCAGAGCGCCAGCAGCCGTGCTGAAGTTGGAAGCCTGAGCCGCATCGATGGAGACGCCGTTGTTGGCGCTGTCGATGGTGATCGCCGCCGCAGCGTCGAAGTCCAGGGTTCCAGCCGAGTTGGCGACGAGGTTGCCGCTGGTCGAGGTCGAGAGCGTCAGGTTGCCAGAGTCGGTGGTGAGGTTGGAGTTACCAACACCATCGAGGCTGATCAGGCCCGTCGCATCCAGCTCCACGTTTCCGGTGACGTCGATGTCGGCGTTTGCGCCAGCATCGATGTCGAGCAGACCCGCAGCCTTCAGCTGGAGCTTGCCGGAAGTGTTGGTACCCATGATGAGGTCGGCACCAGCCACCTCAAAGTGGGAACCAGCAGCAGCGTCGATCTGCACAGCGCCAGCACTGTCCATGTCCATGCTTGCAGCGTTCACGTCCAGGATACCAGCCGAATCGATCAGCAGGGTTCCGGAAGTGACCGTCTGCATGGTCAGGTCAGCACCAGTGGCCTTGAACCAGGAGTTCGCAGCACTGTCCAGCTCAATTGCGCCGGTAGCAGTGATGTCGACCTTACCACCGTCAGCAGTGATGTCGCCAGCGGAGTTGATGTCGACGTTACCGCCAGTGATGGTCTCCAGGGACAGGTTGCCGCTGGTGGCCGAGACGTTCGAGTTGCCCGAACCGTCGATGCTGAACGCACCGCTGGAGAGCATATCGAACGCGCCGGTCACGTCGATGTCCATTCCCGCGCCAGCGTTCATGTCCATCAGTGCAACAGCGTCGAGAACCAGGCTACCACTGGTGGTGGTAGCGATGGCGAGATCAGCACCGTCAACAGTGATGTTGGAAGCAGCAGCTGCATCGATCTCAAGAGCGCCAGTCAGGTTGACGTCCATGATTCCGGCGATCACGTCGAAGTCACCAGCCGAGTTGGCGATGATCGAGCCGCTGGTAGCGGTCTGCATCGTCAGGTTGGCACCATCAACGCGAACCGAGGAAGCGGCGTCAGCGAGAACGCTGAAGGCACCCACGGTGTCGACGCTGTAAGAAGCAACCTGAGCAGCCGAACCGAAGCTGACAGCCTGGTTGCCATCGACAGTGAAGGCACCCGTCAGGTCGACGTCAACAGAAGTGTCGACGTTGAGGAGCGTGCCAGTGACCTGGAGGCCAGCGCCGCCAGCGATGATACCACCGTTGGCGGAGACGTTGAGGCTCTGGTCGCCAGTGATCGACACGACGCCGTTTGCACCGGAAGTGTTGATCACGTTGCCGGTGGCGTATGCTTCCTGGAGGTCAACCTCACCAACGCTTGCGTAGGCACCGTTGACTTCGAAGGCCGCCATGGTGGCGTTCGCCTCGTAGGCCGTGACGAAGGTGCCCTTGGGCCAGGGGCTACCGCTACCCTGGTCGAAGTTCACACCGTCAGCGAGTGCGACTACAGCGAGGTCGATCTTGTAGGCCGAAGCGGTCTGGCTGGTAGCGGTCTTGAATGCGTTCTGGGCCCAGGGGCAGTCGCCGCTGATTGCGCCAGCGGAGCCAGCACCCTTGACGATGACAGCCTGCGGGAAGGAAGCCTGGTCCACCGAGTCGACGATGTAGATACCATCGTTCTCGCCGTCGCCAGCATCCTTGATTGCGACCACGTCACCAGCCACAAGCAGCGTGGAGCCGGTTGCGTCGGTGTAGGTGAAAGAAGCGCCAGAACCGGAGTTCGCGGTGAACGCGGTGACGGTACCAGCGGTGAAGCCGGAGTTGCGGTTCATGCTGACGGTGAAACCACCAGCAGAGGCGACATCCGTCGAGTTGCCGAAGCCGAGGTCCAGGAAGCTGTCCTGGATGACCACATCAACCTGGCCACGGGAGACGATGTCGCCCTGGACAGTGAGGTCGCCGCCAACGGACATGTCTGCGTTTACAGCAAGGGGGACACCGATTTCGATGCTATCGTTGCTGCTATCGATCGTACGGGGGATGCCCGAAGTAAGATCGAGCAACATGAGGTTATTGGTCTGAGCTGCCATGATAATTCTCCTAAGAGGATTTTGTAGTGAGACGGCGAAGTCGGGCGGAGTCGGGCGAAGCGCGGGAAGACTTTCCAGTTACCTGGACTTCTACATTTTGTTTTGCCCTATTAAAGTCCTAACGCAAAACCCCCCACCCGTTCACCAATTTATAGAGTATGGTGTAATTAGGAGAAAGTTATGGCATTTATGAAAAGAAGTTTGGGGGTCACCCAGCCCATATCCTTGGAGCCACAATCTCTGCTTTCCCCTGAAGTCGGGGATATGAAAGACGGGAAGATTTGGGACGGGGAAAAATGGGTGACTGAAAAAGAGTGGGAATCACAGCGCGTGAAGGAGAGATAAGAAATGGCTAAAGGTATAATAGGCCAGCCTTTCACCTTTACGGTTCTGTTCCTGGACTCTGACGATAACCCAATAACTCCAACCAGTGTGTCCATAGAGGTTTTCTACTTCGATAACCTTGGATCCAAACAGACCATAACAGTGGCTGGAACAGCCATGTCTGCAGTGGGTGGTGACCCCGGCAGGTATGCACACACTGTGACCATCCCTGGAACTTTGACTCCCGCAGACCAAGTCTACGGTGTCATGACAGGGGTAGACCCTGTTACCGGGAACGATATAGTTGTAGAGCAGGAGGTGGACCCTTTTGAGTCGGGGAGTGGCGCGGTTGAAATCCAAGACGAGGGGGTGTCCTTGGGCACCTTCACCGTCGTCAACTTCGTTGGAGCTGAAGTTGAAGTTCTCGACGTGGGTGGTGTGGCAACCGTCTACGTTCCGCCACTCCCCCCACCACCACCGCCGACTTATGCTTCCCATTGGAACACCAGCGACGGAGACACTGGCAATCAGTCGGTGTCCGACGGCATCTCGCGTTCTACGACTCGAATCTCAACCCCCTCTGGGGGAGAAGGTGTCCCGTTCAAGACGGGCGGGTGGGCAGGGACCAACCAGAGCACCACGCTGGCTGCTGCGGCTCTCCTATCGACCGGAGGAGACACCACAGGCTACGGCGGGGATGCCACAGCCAGCGCCACGGTCTACGACGCGGACGGGACCACGGTCATTGACACCTACACGACCCCCGTGCTGACGGGCGATGCGACCCACACCTCTCCATCAGGGTTCATCGTCTTCACGATTTCTAACTTCGGGGTTGACGATCCCAACTATCCGGCTCGCCAGAAGGCCCGGATGTCCATAACCGTGTTCGCGAACGACATCCTCACGGGGCTGGGCCTGCAAGGAGGCCGCTATCACATCGAAGCCTCCATGACCCCAGACACAGTGACAGACGGTTCTGGCCCCTACACTTACACCCAGGGTGATGTGTTCGTTGATTCCAATCCCACCACCCCGTCCATAAGCGGGACGACGAGCACCACGGAGACTGCAGGGCAAGTAACCACCCGGTATCTGTCAGGCGTGGTCTACTACAACACCGGAAGCCAATTCACCGTTGGGGTCACTGGGGTGGACCAGTTGATGCGGAACACGGCTCGGACATCGAACAACCTGAGCATCATCCCTTCAGGCGTGGGCAGCAGACTCCCCACGCTGAACCAGTCACCATTCGGATCCGGGTCTGTTGATTTCTCGGGATGGACGAACGTGAACACCGTGGATGGGGTCACCTACTCCAAGGACGACTGGGGGTTGACCGGGAGCAATTACCGCCTCATGGGTGTTGGTCTCGTCGCCACCGCACAAGCACGAGACACGTGGGCCTCAGGAAATTCAGTCGCCAGCCCCGCTTTCCCGATGGTCGTGGATACTTATGGAGTCAGCAGCACGAACACCGCTGAGTACTTCAATGACGAGGATCGTAGACAGGATTCTGGATACAACGGCGGCACCACGGCGGGGAACTGGAACAGCGTCACTACTCTTGTGCCGGGTGAAGCCCTGGTGTGCGAAGGCCGCATCCAGACCCCCAACCAGGGTCCTATAGTAGACTGGAGCGTATACAACCCTACTGGGGGGCCCGATTATACGGCTCTCGGGGGCACGGTATCTTATTACCGGACGTTCGTGGACACAGCAGGAACCAACAGGTCTAGCATGACCCTGAACCTCGCTGGGACGTTCCTTGGGAACGCCGTTGCCGACCTCGCTGCTGAAGACCTTCGCATCTACATCAGAAGAAGAGCGTCGGCCACAGGTGGAGGAGCGGGCCCAACCGCGAACCCTCTACGGGTTCACGGGGGGTTATACAACTTCGCAACCTTCGATGACGGTGCAACTGTGGTGGGGTCTTACATCCGAGAGTCCACGTCCAGTGGCAACACCATCAACGTCACCTTCGGGGGGTTCTCCTGCGAGAACGGGGTATACGTGGAGATTGAGATCGCAAACCCCGGCATCAAACTCGACTCTATGGTTGTGTCGTTCATCTGAGGTCTAAAATGTCCCTTTTCAGCCAAACCCTCCGCATCATCCGAGACACAGAAACCCAAGTGGTTAAGATCTCTGTCGCCACCTCGGAAGGTCGAGTGGACGAAATCACACTGTTGGATCGTGACTTCAAGTACGTCGCGAAAGCCATGTGGGAGAAGTCTACCGTCTATGACGGCTGTATGGCAGTAAAGGCTAAATTTCGTCCCTCGGACAACTTCTTCTCCCTCTCCGTACAAACTGGGATGCACACCCGAAGCGTGTACCGACTCACTGAATCAGAGGTCATGCCTGTCATTGGGCAGTATATGGCTGAGACAGGGGGTGAATGATGGGTTTCAGCCAACTGGAACGGATCAACATCGCGGCTAAAGCACTCCAAGCAGGGGTGGTAGACGCCAACCCGAATGCGGTCTGGTATGAGGTCTTCTTTCCGTTCACCTTCATCTTGTCAGCAGAACAGGTCTGGACGGAGATGTCCAGACTCCGTGGTCTTACAGCAGCCAACCGGAGTCAGGCCCAGTCTAACGCGGCATCAAATTCTGATTTGATTCAAGACCTATCTGCTGATGCAGACGCGGTACAGATGACGCTGGTGCCGGGAACCAATTTCTCGACCTACGCCGCCTATACCACGCCGGGAGACGCATCCTCGGACCAGATCAAGAACTGGCTTCTCCCACAGTTGGTGCAGCAGGCCAGCGGGGCTCCAAGCAACGGCTACGCCATCTACCTGTACAACGGAGATCCTGGTGCCGGTGGGGTCATGGTAACCACCACCGAGGGAACTACAGGCACGGGGTCAAACAAAACAGTAGGGTGGACATTCAATTATGCCAATGGCCTGCTTCTGTTCTCGGCTGACTTCTTCACGGTCACGGGGATAACGCCCGCCACTTTCACTCCGTATATAACCGGCTTCCGGTATGTCGGAAAGACCGCTGGGGATGGGGCAGGTGCACCAGACACCGCAGAGTACGTAACCCTTTCAGCAGATGCCAGCCTCCCTAACGCTCGCACTCTCAATGCAGGGACAGGTATAGAGATAACGGACAACGGAGCTGGGAACTCGGTTGAGGTCAAAATGACCGACACTGGGGTAACCGCAGCCACTTACCAGAATGCCACTATCACTGTGGACGAACAGGGTAGGATCACAGCAGCGGAGTCCCAACCTGGGTCCAACGCGGGTATAAAAACTTCATTTGTCAAACCAGGGGGGTGGTCCTAATGGAAGAACCAAAATTCATAGAAAAAGCCATAGAGTCAGCCAGGGTCAGACTCTCTGAGATACCCCAGCAATTCAGAAATCTTAAACGTGAAGCCAGTTCCAGGACAGACCAAGTTTTGGCTGAAGCTGGCGTTATAGACGAAGTGAAGAGCATAGAAAGATCACTTGAGGACGCCCAAAGGGTTTTACAATCTGAAGCTGATGTCCTCAAAGGGCAAATCCAAGCCTTGGAAGCTGTACACAATCGCTTTCACCAAGCGCCCATCCCCCAAGGTGTGACACACATGTACGGTATAGAGCTAGGTCCTCTCGACCCACAAACCCGACTCATGGTTATGAACGGGCAGGAAGCTCCCTCTTGGGAAGAAACCATTAGCGTCCTGGGGGGAGACCCCAACCGCCCTGATTGGGACGGAGAAGACCACGATCATAACACCGAAGAAGACGAAGATGGCGAATATTTCTTGGAAACCAAGGAAAATGACTGAGGTAGGCAATCCCATATACCCCAGGGATTTGGGAAGAATCCTTGGAAATGGCTTTTTTACTTCTGTACAAATTTCCAAATTGTACAATGTAGACCAGAAGTCAATGGACTCCACTCTTTATGCCCTGTGCGACAGGGGGTACCTTGAAGAGTGGGGGGCCCCTAAATGTACACTCTGCGGATACGTGTGGCCTGAGTTCTGCGTTGAAGAGAACGATTACCCCAGTGATGTGGAATGCCCCATTTGTAACAAAGTTTCCCTCATAGAGGAAACGACTGTTTATGAAGTTTTCAAAGTCATAAAGACGCTCCCCTAAAAGACTTCTCTTTTGAGAGTGTAGTCTTTCAAGGTTTCCACTACTGCTGGTGCCCCAGGTGTGCTGTAGTCGTCCCAGGGGAACACCAAGACTTTGGTTCTTTGAGCCATAAAAGCAGTCCACCTGTCGTAGGCCCTATCAAGTCTCTCCATGTACTCTTGGGTTATACCTTGCTCGGAGCTTCTGCCACGGGATTTTATCCTCCCTAAAGCTACGCTGGGTTCTGTTTTCAGGTACACTATCACTTCTGGTGGTGGCGCTATGCGACAGAAACTATCGTATAGGTGCAAGTACGTGTCCCAGTCTCTGTCGCTTATGTTTCCCATTTCGTGGTTGACCTCGGCAAACACTTTGTCTTCGTGGAAACATCGGTCCAGAACGAATCCCTTATCCTCTGCGGCGTGGACAGATTCCATCTGGACTCTGAACCTGTGGGATATCATGAAGATTT